GCTCTTCCGATCTTTTCATTTACCCATCGTATCCTTTCTAAATATAAAATACACCAGAGGAGATTCGAACTCCCCTAGTGTTGAATTAGACTAACTTATTCGGTTGCAAAAAGAGCTTTAATCTTTTCAGATGGAATAGCTTCGTATCCATCACCTACAAGACCCTGGAGTGCAGAAATTGCATTTGCATTAGCTGCAATCTTAGGTTTTTCTGTAGCCATATCGGTTTCAAGAGTTTTTACTTTACCTTCAACAGTAGTTACTCTACCTGATACGGCTGTGATATTATCAGCATTTTTCTTATCAGCAGCTTCAAGAGTTGGAACTTTATCTTCAAGAGTCTTGATTCTACCAACAGCGGCTGTAAGGTCTTCAGCTTTTGCATACTGAGAAAGATCAGAATCAGCAAGTGCTTTAGATACATATTCAGCAATGTAACCTACAATATCTTTAGATGTAGCAGATTCTGGAAGAGTACCAATCAGAGTTTTCAGTTTGGCAATATCTTCTTTATTAGTCTTAATCTGACTGTTCATACCAGCAGCGTCAGATGCATGAGTTGAAATCCAATCAGAAATTTCTTTCAGTGTGTCATATGCTTCCGGAGCACCATTAACAATAGCGGCTACAGCGTCAGATACTGCTTTCTTAACAGATCCATCACCTGTTCCATTCAGGGTTTCGATAGCAGCGGTATTGGCATTTACTTTGCCTTTAAGTTCAGAGTCATCATAAGAGCCTGTCTTAACAGCCTCTTTAATATAAGCAACTACATCTTTTGCTTTTGCATCGGCTGGAATAGTACCAACATAGGTCATAACCTCGCCTTTAGCTTTAGTAGCAGCACCAGCAACTTCAAAATCTGTTACGGCTTTACCGGAATCAACAAGGTTTCCGTTAGCATCAAGACCTGCAAGATGACCATTAACAGCACCTGTTACTTTGTCAGCTTTTGCATTGTCTTTTGGCAGAGTAATAGTGAATACTGCATCTTCAACTGTTACAGGAGCGGTCTTTGCATAGAAATACAGAGTGAATCCATCAGTAGACTGAGATACTGTTTTAATTGAACTCTTTACTGCTTCAGAGATTTTTGCATCAATCTGAACATTATGAAGTGAGAGAAATTCGGTAAGATTGGAAAGTGTAGCGAACTGTAATTTAGCCATATTAAGCTTCCTCCTTAATTATTAAAAATGTTTGTTAGTTCTTCAGTGGAAATTCCACCGATTTTTTTATCTAATGCACTGTCAAGCTTTTCATCTAACTGTTGATCGATGATGTCTGCAACAGATTCCTGGATTGTTTTCGTAATGAATTCCTTTGCAGCATCAGCAGACATATAATTCTGGTCAGCAATCCAGTTTTCTGTAATATACTTATCAGTACGATATGTTCCGTCTGTTTGCAAAAAATAAAGCACTATTGAAGTGCCTTGCATTTTTGTGATAGTCATTTTCTTTTCAAGTTCTGGATCGTGGGAAATAAAGAATAAAACATCTTCAGCAGAAGACTGGACAGTAGGATTAGATTGGCTAATAATATATTGGCCTTTGATTTTATATATACCATCTTCAAGAGATGAAATATAAACAGGAGCATTAAGAGAACCAATAAGATTTTCAATTGGTTTATCAGATAATTTATTATAAGAAAGACTATTGATATAATCCACGACAGTAGATTTGTCTTCAAGATTACCAACAATATCATCAAGCAATTTACCAACATCAGCAGCTTTGATATATTGATCAAGTCCAATAGATGTTTTTACCTGTTCAATAATATGTTGTGCATCTTCTTCAGTCATTGACATATCAAATGAATAAATAAGATTCCCATTTGAATAGAACATAAGATTTGTTCCGATAAATTTAATATCTGTTATCTGATTAGTTCCATTAATATATTGTAATTTGTTATCTTGAGTAACCCAGGCTAAAGATTTTGTATCCTGTATAAAACACATACCTGGATATTTTAAAATACCTCTTTCGAGGGCTTTTTCAACTATAGCTTTTGTTGAGGCAGAAAACCAAGATGGGATTAATGCCATTTTGTGATCACCTCTCTTTGCTTAATTCTTCATATTCTGGTTTCGTAATTTCAATTATTTCATATTCTGTATTGTCAGGCGGGAAATTATATAAACCTTCAATGTGCCAGCCGTGTATCCCGTCTGAACTCAGAATAGCTTCTGCTTCCTGAATATTGCACAGGAGCAGTAAATTATGTTTTTCTTGATATTTTATGTAATTGATATTCTTAAGAACATCAACTACTTTATTTTCTTTTAATACTTTATAATACATTTGGCACCACCTTAAAAATGGCAAGGACATCTCTGTCCTTACCAAATATTTTTATGCTTCACAGGAAATTGAGAACATGAAGAGAATTCCGGCAACCTGTGGATAGAAATATCCATTAACTTTACCAGGGTTATCTTCACCACCATCAACTCCCCATTGCCATGTTCCAACATTCTGGTCAACATTTGCAGATCTAGTAGGGTATGCTTCATATTTTTCAGGTGTTGAAACTTTAGATCTCTGACGGGAAATATCACTTGTCATAAATGATATTGTTGCATCAGTCTCAGATGTATATGGTTCATTTGTAATTGTCGGATCAATTTCATAAATTGAAGGAATAAAGAAATAACATTCAGACATAGAAGTTGATTTATCTTTATTCGCATTGTTGGCATATACATTAACTTTCTTAATAAGAGATTTCCATAAAGGAGAAATTGCTTTTGGCAATCTGGTATTAAGCCAGGTATTAAGAGGTGACTTGCTCCATCCTCCAGAAACATTTCCATAAGAATGGTTTGTACTTAACAGATTTTTACCAATAAATGTAATATTTGCTCTCTTAGTTGTATTATCAGATAAATAATACTCTTTATACTTTGCAACCATCATAGGGATAGTTTCATGTACCCAAGCGGCAATTTCTTTACATTCATTCTCACCAAGATCTGCATACCACAATTTAGCCCAATGAATCTTACCTTTTGCATACTTCTCATATTCACCATCATCAGCCTTAGAACATCCAAATACAAGAGTAGATGGAATCACAGGAATTCTGATAGCAGCAAGAGTAGTAGTTGATACTTCATTTCCAGTTAGATTAGAGCAGTATATATATGCCTGTTCGCTTCCGGCTTCATGCCGGATAACAACAAGCTCTCTATTTCCAACATTTGCAGGACTCGTGCTTTTAGTTCCCCAGTTAAGGTTTACGTTTGAGCTATACCATAATCTGAATCCATTTGAACCATTTGATTGGAAACATTGTGCGAGAGTAGCACCAGAAGTGTTTCCATTATCAAATTCAAAATCAATCGCAAATGTAAAATCACGGTCTTTATCCATAATAGTAGTATTAGTATCAATGTAATTAGTACCATCGAATTCAGTCGTTTCAGATATAAATTCTTTACTTTCTACATCATCATAATTATAATCCACACCAAGTTTGAAATTTAATACATCTCCGGATGTTGTTTTTGATTGTTCAAGATTCATCTTCATCAGAGTATATAATTCAACTTCTGATAAATTTTCTAAATCTTTTCCGTCAAAATATCCATCAGTGTATGCACAAGAATCAAATACACTATAGATTTTCTTATCACCTGTAATAAGACCAGATTTATCCCATTCTTTAAATAAGTAATATTTAAATGCAGATTCTTCGGCTGTATATTTAGGGATATCTCCTTCATATTCAATCGTTGAACCATATGGGCCAGTAGAAGACTGTAATACAGTTTCTGCTGCATTTTTATTTGCTTTCAAAATATATTGGACTGTATAATTTCTAACAGAAGGTTCATATACAGCAGTTATAGTTCTGTCTGCAAACACTTTTGTAAATGCTGCGTCCCAATGCTTAAATGTAAAATCATTCTCGACTGTACTTGGAATGGTAGGAGTCTTAATTGGATTTGTAGCTCTTGTCAAAGGATCTTCGCCATCGGCACCAATATCTACATACTGAATATCAAGAACTGTGTGTGCCTCATCAGCATTGACACAGGTGATTTTGTACTGAACAATAAGAGAATCATAAGTAATTTCAAGTCCAGTCCAAATACCTTTATGGGTATCATTTCCAACATATTCCAGAAGTTCCTGGTTACGAATAACAGGTACATGAATAGTTCCGGTAAGAACTGAATGTTCAGTATTGAATTCGTTTTCATCTTTTCCGGTAAGTTTTGATAATACTTTAAGAATATCTGTGTTTTCCAGATTCCAGTTGATTCCTGTTACGGTTACAGTCTTAAGAGATTTAATAGCTTTCTGAATAATGCCTAAAGCATCAACTTTAGAATTTCTACAAATGAAAGTTTCAAGATTTTCATAAGAAGGAATTACTAAATCAGTAAGATTCTGTAAATCTCTAAATGTAAGAGCATTGATTGTTGCTGGGAGATAAACATGTGTAATCTTTCCGTGTGTAGCAAATGATACAGAAGAAATGATTGTTCCTGATGCATTTAATTTCAGAAGATTTTCACATGCAGAAAGATTAATAGAACCTGTAAGGTTTGGACAATTCTGAACGTCAAGTTCTTCAAGAAGAGTATTGTTACCCATGTTCAGATTTGTTAAGAAGGAGTTTTGATATCCTTCTTTGTTACTGCCAATAATAAGAGTTTTCAATTTAGATGCTTTTGAGAAATCATTATCATGGATATAACAAGCTGATAAATCGTTTAAAGCTTGGATTCTGGACGCACAGTAGATTAATACTGCGGTATCATCCATGTTTGTGAGAGTAGTAGTGATTTCATATTCCTGTCCAGCTTTAGCACGTACCTGAGTAGGATTTGCTGAGTTACCATATAATACGGAGATATACATATCAGAATATGGAATAATTCTTAATGTATAATCTGGTTTAACAACAGCCTGTTTAGGAGTATTACATCTGAACATAATCTGGTCAGATTTTACATCTGTGTGAACGAATTTGGTTCCCATATAAGCATGTTGATCACGTTCCCACTGTGCAAGATGATATATTCCACGACCATTCATCATTTCCTGTAAGAATCTTACAGTGCCTGCTCTATAAGTTCTGAAATATAATCTATCATAATGAAGTCTCCAGAGTTCTTCTGGGAATTGATTCTGCCAAGCCTTATATTCATTAATCAGATGGGTATCAGACCAACAGTTAGCATCTACGGACTGATACATATTTCTTAATTGTGGTTGCATGAGATCACGGATCCTACACCATAATGTTGATTCAGCAGCATTAAATACATAACCAGAAGAAGGCTTACCATCTTCTTTATAATCAGTATCTTCTTTTCCATATGGAAAAACTAATTCACCACTGTTATTAATTCCAAGCTGAGTATCCATATCATATGCCCAGAAATCAAATCTATATCCATTATGAATTGCAGCAGCATTATCATCTATTGTATAATACTGGGCTTTATCTCCAGCTTCAGCAGCTTCAGATGTACTCATGTAATGTTTAGCCCAATGAGGAAAAACATTCTTTGCTCGGTTGTCAATCATGCTATATCTAAGAGTAACTAAATAGAAGTATAATGTTGTTTCTTTGATAACCCAATCTCCTAAATGAGCAACGAAATCTTCGTCAGAAGAAGTAACTATAAATTCATAGAAATCACGCCATATCTGACGGTTGTTTGTACGAATCTTTTCCTTCTCTTCATCTGTAGAAATAGCAGAACCATCTTTAGAATCTCCACAACAATCGTATCTAAATTCAAATGATCCGTCCCAATTATTGTAAAGATTGTCATAAGCAGTATTTCCTGCTTTCCATTCTGCTTTTGTAATTGGATATTTTGGTGTTCCGTCTGGATTTGTTACTCCCGTCTGGAATGCAGAGTTTGGAAGAGTATTATCTGAAATCTCAATACAAAATTCCTTCATATCATCTGGATCATAAGCTCTTGTAACATCTGTCTTTTTGGAATCACCCATATTGCCTAAACTATAGAAATGCCAATCAGTGTCTTGGAATTCTCTATGAGTAGATACGTCTGGATCGTTCTCTTTAAGGAAGATTACACAGTTTACGAACTCCATAGAGTTCTTTACTTTCGGATCTCTTTTAGTTCCTGGACTTGTATATGGAAGAAAATCATTAAATCTCTTTTGTCCTAATGCGTTTGTAGCCATGTTAGAACTTGCTACATTCACCTTGAAATTCCACCAGTTATTAGGCACTGAATTTCTCGTAAGAGATATTTTACCTGTTCCATCAGTAGTTTTACTTCCGTCCCCAAGTTCAAGAATCGTTTTATAATTAGGATCTAATTTGATTTTACTATTAACCTGATGTTCACCATCAAAACAACAGATAACATCGATATTTCTTGCAGCAAAACCATATTCATTAGATGTTGTACCCTGGCCAGCATGATAGCAATTGGTAAATTTCCAGTTATCAAGAACTGGATCACCATTTGTATAAATACACTGCATGGAGGTATTTTTTACGAAGTCCTTCTTATCATTTGTAAAATGAGGAGCTTCAATTTTAATAATTCTCAAATCTGGACATGCTTTTGCAACTGACTCTGGAGTAAGTGAATTATTTTCATCATAAATCTGATTACGTTCATATCTTGCAATCATATCATCAGAATCTCTGGCATCCGCAATAAAGTTAGAAAGAATATCTGTATCAGTTAAAGCTGCAGAATAGGCTTTCATTCGATAAACATATACATCACAGTCATCAGAACCAATAGTAATTGGTACAGGAGAATATTGATATAATCTATGAACATCATTATATATCATAGGTCTGCTACCAACGCCATCTTCATAAGTCATAACAATAGAAGTAGCCCCGTCAGTTTTTGTATCCAAGGCATTGATATTAAATTCATATTCAATAATGTCTTCTTCACTGTATGGAAAATACAGACTATCTGTAGAAGAATAAATATTTGCTTCATGAACATTCATTTCAAGACCAACTTTATCATCAGTAGTTGGGATACAAGACAAGAAAGTAGCAGAAGCATCACGAACATTTGTAGTTTTAAATACAATCTTAAATTCAGAACCTGTCTGTTTCGGATCAGTTCCAAAAAGATTATAATTAATAGTAGCAGTTGTTCCGGCTTTTACACAGAAATATTGACTTCCATCTGAATCAAGCTGATATCCACCATTAGACCAGTCAAAGTTATCAGATACAGTCATATTTACATTTGTATGTGTCTTATCTGTCCAAAGTCTATTTTCGTCACTGTTTGAATATCCTGTTGGATTAAAATCAAATTCAAGATTTGCAGTAACTGGCTCAACATCAATATCCAGTTTTTCAATGTTTGCTTTTAGAATTTTTGTAACCTTTCGACAGGAAATAGTTAAATTATGGTTTCCAATATCAGATGATTTATAACTCCAGGTCTGCGCTGTACGATTAACAGATAATGTAGATACAGTATTTCCATCTATGGCTAATTTTACTGTTGCTGGATTATGATCTGGATCATATACAACATAAGGAATATTTGTCGCATGATACTGCTGAGTTGTAAATTCTTGCATTGAACAACCAATAATAGGAGTTCTGTCATCCGGATTGACCCATATAATATCTTTAATAATTGTCTCTGACTGAATGTCCTGGTTATTTACAGTAGCAGTCATATATACTTTAAGTAGGTGCGCTCCGTGAGATTGTTTTGTAAGAACATAGGATAACTGTCTACCAGAGGCAGTAGTGTTGATTGAATCTAACTCAACGCCATCAAGAATAAAATGTACTGTTTTATTAATATTTCCATAAGGGATATATCTGAATGAGACTTCATCAGAATAGAAGAGTGTATCATTAAAAGAACTCTCTAATTTAAAATCGACAATTGTGATTGTCCATGTTTTCGTTGAGAGAGTGCCTACGCTATCAGTGATTGATAATCTAATAGAATTTGTACCTGTTTTAAGAAACTCTGTAAGATCAATACTATTTTTACCCTGACCAACTGTAAGAGTAGAAACCGTTGTATTGTCTATTTTCCAAACCGCTGTACCAATACCTGTTGAATCACCAACATTATCAACTGATGACCAGGTATATTCAATAACAGATTTATTACCCAATAAGAAAATGGCATCAGCTGGAGTAATACGTTCAATTGTCATTGTAGAAGTAGTAGTTCCACCACCGCCTCCACCTTGAATTGTAAATGTTTTAATGGTTTCTCCATTTTCTTTCCAGTAGAAAATATTATCAGCATAATCAACATCATATTCAGTGGATGCCGGATTTTCTTCTAATTTTTTAACCCTTCCTTCCAGAGTATCAAAATTCGTTCCTAAACTATCAACGGCTTCTTTATTTCCGTCAACAGTCTGTTTCATATTTGCTACTGAGTTAGTAGCTTGCGACACATCTTTTTTAATTTGTGGAATCTCAGTTTTTTTTACTTCATCCAGAGAAGATGTTAAGTTGGTAATTTTCTGTTCATCCTTGGTCTGCTGCTCTTGAATAGACTGAATACTATTGTTAATAGGAGTAATGTTGGCAGTTACCCATTCAGTAGAAGGATCAATAGAACCAATATTAACAGAAGTAATAGGTTCTTCAACGCCTTCTTGATAAAAACTTAAAATACCTTTGCCATCAGAAGTAGTATATTTTGCTCGTAATTTAGATAGACTGTCAATGTCAATTACCGCATGAGCAATTTCCTTTTTGCTATCCTTGTATAATAAGGTAAGTGTCTGATTTGCTTTTGTATAAGAAATATCAAGATTTGCCAATCCATCCATATTATCAATGGCATTTTTGAGTAAGGAAATAGAATCATTAATATGTTTTTCTTGTGTGTCAACTTCCGTTTTAGTATAATAATTTACTAAAGAAGACGTATTATTAATTTCATCTCTAATCTCACTCATGACGGATTCTTTGATGTTGTTTAGTTTTTCATTAACTTCTGTAGCAGCATTTTTGGCTTTTGTAGCAGCTTGTTTTGCTTCTTCTGTATATCCAACAATCTTCTTTTCAAAAGAAGTCATCCATCCAGAATCTGAAGGCTCAATTGCTCCATTAATATCAATTCCCTGTAAAATATTAATTTTTCCATTTGGTCTTGTACTCCAAGCATAAACCAAATTACCAATTTGTCCTGTTGCACGAATTTCAAATATATATTCACCTGGGGTTTTAGTAAGTTTATCATCAATTAGCCATCCAAAACAGATATATTGACTATTTCGTTTTACATTAACTACAGGATATTCCCCAGGATTTCCACCAGTTAATTTATCGCTATAGCGAACACAAAAAGTCATTTCTGATAAATCAATTCCATCGTAAAATCTTGGAATTCTAAATGGTATGTACTGGCTGTTTGATTCCTGTGTAATGTTAATCTGAGAAGAATCCATTGTGATATTTTTATTATTATCTACAGTAGAATACTTCTCATCAATATATTGTGAATATTGATCATAACCACTTACAATTTCATAATCATCTCCAGCATATACATCCATATCATCATCAACTGAAGCAAGCGTCATTACTTCGGATGATGCAGCCATAGCTTTTCTTTTTACGTCTTTAAATGACATTTGCTTCCTCCTTTATTTCAAAAGTTTATCTAAATTAACCATCTGCATACTCGGAATTTGGTCTAAATTTACAACACCATCTTGAGTACCGTCTGGATCTTTTCCTGTAAGGTCTTCAGCTATAAGAGTAGATAAATTAGTAACTTCAATACCTTCTCCAGTATCATTTCCATCTCTATCTGTCAGAATAACTTTTCTGTCTTCAGTATTAATATGAATATCCTTTACCATTCCGTTATAAGCATTTTCTGCCATAGACATCATATCTTTCTGAAGTGCTTCCATAACAAGTAATCTCTGATCAATTTCATCAAGCATTTCATCAGGCTCGTATTTAGCAAAGGCAGCAAGAGGAGAAATATGGATAACTCCTGACTGAGTTTTACGAACATAAGAAGTAGTAGAATCATCTTCATTAGATACTAATTTAAGAAATGTGAATGATACTTCAATATCACCAGCTTCTGCAGTTAAATAAGCTTCTGCTGGAATTAAGTACTGTATATAATCAGTTTCATATGCCAGATCATTTGGTTCTAGTTTAATCATTTTAATCTTACCTGTAACAGGAAGAACATATCTCATGTAAACTGTACAATCTGACATATCAATTTGTTCTCTATATAATTTTGCGACCACAATCTGTATTTGATCTACATAATCGCTTCTCTCAATAATCTTTTCTTTTACTGTAGTCACAACAGTATTTTCATCAGTAATTTTTAAGGTATACATTGTGGCCTCCTTTATTGTATAAGTTTTGAAAATTCTGTAATAGTAATCGCACTTGACATAGGCGTAGTTTCAACCCAATCTGTCCATTTAAAATTTAAATTAGATTTTAAACAAAATCGTTCGAAGCTTCTATATGAATTTTCGTTTGTAAGATATACTCTTTGATATAAATTTACATCATCACGATCACCTTGAATGGATCTATGTTCTCCAAAAGTAGAATATCCAGATAACTTAACAGGTGCATTAGATACTTTTGTTGAATCATCGTTCTTGTACCAACCTGTATTATTTATTTTATTCCAATCAGTTACAGTATTTCTGTACTGTTTTCCTATTTTTAGGTTAATCTCGCTGACATCATCACATGTCTCACGAAGCACCTGAGTAATACATTCTTCTTTACCTAAACCATTTATGCTAATTATTTGATTAATGTCATCTATCGACTTGTCTTGAGTATTATTAACTTCTTTTATATTCAATATATCTTTATTATTTTGTGCGAGTTTATCTTCAACAGGTTTTAATCTGTCACCAACAGCTTTTGCGTCAGCAAACATTCCTTTTTCTCTTAAAGTAGCATCAGATACCGGAAGAGCATCTAATGCCGGATAATATACTTTAACTAATCCTGATGTAGTTTCAATATATTCAATACTATTATTACTATTAGCCATTTTTACACCTTTCCTTTCCTATAAAGAAAAGGCCATTAAAATGACCTTTTCAAAATTATTTCATTTGATATATTTTTTTACCCAAAATTTTATAATATGGTTTTACATCTGATTTATATCCAAAAATATAACAGTCAATCCAATCCATAAGAGGAATTACCCATGCTGCAATCAGCATCCATAACAATGAAAATGGCAAACATACCATACCATCAATATTCATTGGCATATTTCTGTAATCCCAAATATGATAATCTGCATTAAAAATAACACCAAATATATATTCTACAAATGTTGCAAATATTGTACATAGGACTAACTGCAATAGAAAATCAACTTCATATGAAAACTGATTATTTAAAACGACCATAGGAATAACACAAATAGAAGCACAAAACATCATGGTAATATCAGATCTGCCTCTAAACAATAATTCAAGACATACATAAATATATCCAGAAAATGTGAATAATAATACATATTTCATGAAAGATTTCATATATTATTCCTCTTTCTTATTCAATTCTTCATCCTTGTTTTCCTCTTCTTTTTCAGGAAGTACAAGAAAATCTTCAATAAGAACGTACTGACTTGGAGTAGCAGTAGCACAATATGGCATTATAAAATCATCTTTTGGAATCTGATAAAGATCTACATTTACTTCAAGAGCAGCAATAGGGTCTACTTTTTCTGTAAACTTTTTAATTGCTTCTGTATCCTTTTCATCAATATAAACTCGCCCGTCTTCAGACTTTTTACCAAATTCATTTAAAGCATCGTTGATTACTTTTTCATAATCTTTAACTTCATTTTCAAGAATACGAATGTTTCTATAAATTGCATATCCTGTTGGTCCAGAAGCACCATCTGTAAATCCTGGCTGATTTAATGTATTCAGTAAATATTTTATAATTCCATTTGTGATTTTCATGTTAAATATCTCCTTTTATCCTTATTTTATTTTATCTTTTAATTTTTCTAATTCTGCTTGCAATTGTTTTACCTGATTCTGTAAGTCTATAATAATTGAATTGGCATTTGTATCAGAACTTGATATCTTAGATGTGAACATAGGGTTTGATAGTAATTGCTGAATAACTTCAGCACTAACTGTAAAATTAGAACCATTATTAGATTTTCCTTGAATTGATCCGGCATCATGAGAACTTGCATTTACCATACCTTCAAGTAATGAATTATAGTCATCCCTCTTAGATGCATATTGAATCATATTTGAAAATGTGATTTCCATTGATTCATCAAGATCACACGGATTATAAGAAATCTTGATTAATCTTAATGTAATAAAAGTATTATCATTTAATTCTATATGTACATAATCATTAACATTAAATCTGTCATGATAATCTTTTAGTTCAGGAAGTGCGTATATGTTCTCAATAGAATCTGAGTATATGTACTGAGGATGCGATTCAACATATAGCTCCTTTACTGCATCATCAAATAATTTCTTTACCTGTTTGACGGCTGTAACACTTGTATCAAGATCTGTAATTTCAATGTTTTCATTTGAGTAATTAGCCTGTCTGTACAAATGTGTAAGAATAATAAATTCTTCATTTGTAAAAGCCTCATTTAATAATTCGTCAGAAGATAAAATTCCTTGTAAATATTTATAATTAGTATCCATATCTATATTATAGTCAGATTTCCAGTTCTTTCCCCAGTTTTTTATATCAACATCTTTAGCTATGAATAATCTCATATTATTTGCTTTATTAATACCACCATCAAAAGTATATAAGATTGGTATTGTTTTATCATTTTTATCGTTAATAGGTTTCCCATTATCATCAAGCTTTATATCACCAATATCAATATTGGTAACAGTACCCGTCTGTAGTTCATCATATTCTGCCTGGCGTTTTTTTAGAGCATCACTTGCCTGTTTAACTAAATTTTCATAATCCTTATAGCACTGATTCATTTGTGAGTAATAATCCAAATCACATCCAAGATCAGAATTATAAGTATTATTAAAACCTTTCTTCTTTAATTCAAGCATGCAGTTTTCATAGGTTTTAATTTTTACTTTCAGCTCATCAATACCATATAAGTCCCAGTTAGTCTCATATGCCTTAATGTCATCATTATTTTCAATGAAATATCCAAATCCGGCATTTAAAATATTCGATTCGTTACTTTTATAATTGTTGTATTCGTCTTCAGACAATTCTTCCAATTGCATACCGCAAATATAAAATGGTAAGGTATTTCTATAATCAATACCTGCGGCAGTATATGCGACAAACGCTACATCTATTAATGTAGTATTTTTATCAGTTTTAAAGAGTAGCCAACATTTTTTCCAGTCATTTGCTTTTTTTATAACATATGATTTGTTGGATGCAGGGGTGTATTTATTTGATGATTTTGCATATGATAATTGGAATCCACCAGCGTTCGGTATACCAGACGCTTTTATATAACAGCTTAAACAATAATAACTTTCTACGTTTACAGATATTTTAGACTGAATAATACCAAAATTTCCTGCGAATTTATCTACTTTTGATGAAATATTTTCATTTCCTACATCAGGAACATAATCATCTTCGTATACTCCAATGATCTCATTCCCATCTTCATCATATATTTTTTCTGTTATATCATAAAATTTAAATCCTCTTGTAATTCCTTTACATTGAGAAAGATCAATAGTAATATCATCAGTAATACAGTTAGTATATAATCTATTGCAAACTATCCAGTCAGTATTTATTACAACTGGATTAACATTGGATAGAAGATTGCCGTTTCCGGTAATCTTAAATTGAGCCTTATTTAATTTCTTGTCGGGATCATTCTCAAACAGTTTATTAAGTTCTTTTATAGCTTCAGACCCATCGACACCCTTTGAATGAAGAGCAGCAATAATAGAGGGGAGAGCGTAATCCATAATAGAACTATATAAATTCCAGTCACTTTTATGTTTTTTTAGTTCGTCTAAACTAAAATTCTTATCAGCATCTACATATAAATTTTCTAAACCTAATATAATAGCAACATTTGAATTATATGCTGATTTTAAATCTTTTACAGAAGATGAGAACCAATCAGTTTGAACACTATCAGTAGGTACACGATTAACCAATTCTGTCTGTTTTTCATTGATATAAGCATATACTTTTGAGTTGAAAATATAATCTTTTCTCTTATCTTCCTTATACTCAATATATCTTTTATATTTCTCTTGTAATGATTTTGGCATATATTGATCATTAATAAAATGAGAAATATCCGTTATAACCGAATCACCAAAGTTTACGACATCAACATTATAGTCATTTGCGCCAGATACATAGAACTGAGTTATGAGACTGGTGTCTCTTGAAATTGATACATTATTCTGAATATTCCTAAATCCTAAGAACAATTCTGTATCAGTCCCTAATCCTTCAGGCCTATAAGCATTAATAGTCATATTAACTGTATCAAATTCAAATACACATCGACAAATTCCTGCAACTTCCTGAGTAAGGAATGAATATACAGATTTATTGTCTACGTCATAATAATATTTGTAATCCTTTAAAAGAGCTGTATCGCTTGTATCATTTGACTCTGAAGGAGTAGAATCAACGTATCCGACATGCCATCCTAAAACATCTGCTCCAGAATGCTTAAGTACCAAATCTAAAAGACTAAGTTCTGGACATTCTGAATTATATAAAACTACAGAAAAATATTCTCCGGAATCAAAATCCGGATCATGGTCTGGATTATCTTTATGATTTAAGTCATAATTTTTTTTATATTGGATTTCATATGAACCCTCATCGCCAGTATTTATTTTAAATGTATTTAACATATATTGGGATAATGTTACTTCATATGATTCTGCAGTAACTTCTTTGGTTTCCTGTAATCCATCAAAACTAACAGAAGGAGGATCGACAATTTTAAACCATATTCCGTCACAATATAATTCCATCATCTCTTCAATATAATCATATGAATTTGATACTGTATTTTCTCCAATATATTTATTTACAGAGAATGAGAGAGTAGTAGTATTATTTGTGTTTATTTCAAGTTTAACAGTAGAACTGTCAATTCCATTCATAGCACAGATTACATTCTTACCAGGTCTTGCTAGATAAATAATAGATGGTTCTTTACGATTATATACATCATATTCATGATTAATTCTCATATGAATACACCTACTTTTCTAGGTTCTCTATAAGTGATTTCCACGCTCATATCACCCTGGATAACAAATTCATTTATTCCATAACATAATCTGGGCCAGTATATGTTATTTATTGTTTCACTTGTGATTCCTAGTTCTTTAAAACTGATTTCTTGATCGTCAGCATAAAGCTTGAAATTTTGGCAGTCCATATAAAATGTAATCTTATTTTTGATATCTTTAGTGTTTAAGATTAATTCACGATTATTATCCGTGATATTTAATAACCGTATCTCACCACGATATTCTTCTATAGGATTAAATTTAATCAATGGATAAATATATTCTTCCTGGCAATCTGAAGTGTTATTTATAGTAAATGAAGTTGGATTATTTTTTGTTGATGATTGCCAGACTTTTTTCTCTGGCGAATAACCATATGGGCTATCACATGTAACTGTGTAAGTAATCTGATAAGGTTTACCTATATTTTCAACATTAACAGCGGTTATAGTTCCAAAAAAATCCACATCTTCAAAATAGTAGTCATCATTTGTTGTATTTTTATTTTTTAACCTTAGTAATTTTGGAAACTGAGGTGATGTGAGCCAGGCGTTCAAAGCTTTAATATCATTTGATGTAAAATAATCAGAATGCTGGCTGATTAAATTACCATTAGAAACAGCTAAATCATATGAGCTTGGGAATGTAAGTACATGCGTTTTAGGATCAATTGTAGGAGTATCATGAAATACAAGAACGTTATTGTATTCAACACCGTTAATTATTTTATCTTCTACCCATGGCAAATAATCTCTTTTACATATATCTTTAATAAATGTAATATTAAAAGAATAGTTCTTATCATAAGTAGTACCAAAATGATTTTCACGAGCACGGTATTTATTCTTTTGTCCTAAGATTAATGATCTACTCTCAAGCTCATTATTTTCCTCAATAGTTGTTACAATAACACCAAACTCATCAGAACTTTGTCCATTAAATTCAAATTCAACCAAATTTTCACCTCATTTCATATGTAAAATAGAAGAGACTGCATTACACAGTCTCTTCATTGAAAATATTATCTGTTACGTCCTGTCAGTTTCATCATGTCTTTTCTCATGTATTTACTATAATCATTCATAACAGTGTTACTTACCTCTTTGGCAAGTTTCTTAACATCAACATCACTGCTGATACTATCAACATTGATCGTAACATTGCTATTGAATGTATTTTCCTGATTTGAAGCAGGAATATTAGGTAATTTACCGGAAAGCATATCATTAAACTGACTCATTGTTGCCGTTGCGGGTTTTAACTGCTTTGTAAATTCCTGAGTAAGGATAGTTTCTCCAGGATTAATTGGAGCAAATCCAGTATCGCCATTCTTAAGAATTGCGTCACCTAAGAATGAATTTGCATCTGCCGGTATAAGTTGACGAACAACTCCACCTTTAGAGAATCCATATCCTTTTAATTCTTTAAGAATTTTATCCTTCCATGATTTCTTCCAGTCTTTATATGGTTTACTTGCAATATAGTTATGACCAAGGATTTTAGCTACCTGTTCAAAATCCTTCTGACCTACTTTTTTATTTTTCTTCCAGAAATAATAATAGAAATCATGGTGTTTTTCTTTAAATTTGCTGCTTGTAACCTTTCCGGTGGGAACACTATTATACCATTCCTGAAGTTTAGACTTTGTATTTGCAGCTGATTCAACAGCGGCTTTAGCCTTTTGAGCAGCAGCAGCGGCAGCTTCAGCTTGTTCTCTTGCTTGTCTTTGCTCAATAGTCTCAACTGTTAGATTCGATCCAGAAGGATCCTGACTATTTAAAGCATTATTAACAGCATTATCAGATCCACTCTTGTCAGGACGCTGACTATCAATCTCGTCCGTATTTGTTTTTGGAACATTTGTAGGTATTTCACTGATAGTTTTATTTGTTAATTGTGCCTTTTTAATAAGGTCATCAAACATATCAGAAGTCTTATATCCAGTATCTTCAATAGTTTTCTGAATATTACTATACGCATCAGAATAGGAATTCTGTACTTCTTTAAGCATGTTATTAATAACAGACTTCTGAAGCTCTGTATTAGACTTGACAGCCTGAAGTGTTTTATCAAGTGCATCATTGGCCTGCTCAGATAAATTATCATATCCTTTAGATTCTAAATCGATTTGGTGTTCATATTTAGTATCTGCCAGATCATCCTCTTTATCTTTAAGATCTGCTTTAAGTTGTGCAAGACGAGCTTTTGCTGATGCATTTGTTGTACCTTCAAGAGCAGCAATTTGTGCTTTGAGTGTGTCGATATCCTTATTCTTATCTTTTAAAGTCTTATCATAGTCATAATAATCTTTTTTAGCACTAAGGGCATCTTTACGCTTATCAATATTATCCTGTAAGGACTTATTAACTTTAGTGATCTGGTCTTCATAAGCCTTAAGCATATTCTGTTGGCTGCTATAGAGACTCTTAGAAGCTTTATTGATATTAGAAACAGCATCTTTGGTAGCATCTTCATACTCATCAAGAGTTATCATATGATTGTCATACAACTCCTGAACTTCAGATAATTGTTGTCTATAATCAACGATCTGCTGTTTATAAGCGTCCATTTCTTTGCTAATTAACAAGATATTAGATAATCCCTGTTTTGTGAATGAACCATCGTCATTCAGGAATGTATCAGAATCCATCATATCCTGAAGATCGTTTAGATTATCAATATAATCATTCAGATCATCCTGGATGTCACTAAATGCTTTAAATCTCAGGTCAACAATAGATTTCTTTAATTCCGCTGTACTATTTGCCGTATCAATAATAGAACTATTAATATCAGCTAAATCTTTGGCTAAATCCTGATACTGAGTAGAATTTTCGCTATATTGACTCATCTGATTAATAATGTCATTTCTTCTATTATTTAAAGCAATAGCGGTTTTATCATTGGTCTTTATAGCATTTAGATAATCATTTTCGGTCAGATCATTTCCAGAACCTTTATAATTATTTTTTTCTTTATAATCTCTGGAATCAGAAAGCTTATCAGAAGCTCTTTGATATTTGTCAACTTGCCACTGATCATAAGTAAGTTGGATTTCTTTTAACTTATTTTCATATTCAGCAGTTGATTGTATAATGTCATAATAAGATTTATTAAGCCCTTCAAGAGTAGCTTTTGCTTCTTTTGTGGCTGTATCATCTGGACCATATTTTTTAGCAAACTCATTATAAGCAGTCTGATACTTCTGAATTTCCTGATAAATCAAATCTGCTTGTGTCTGATTTGAAGAAATCTGATTTCTGATCGTATTTGTATAATCAGAATTAGGAGCCTGAGATGCACCTTTTTCTTCACGAGCAGAATTTAAACTGTCTAAAGTCTCATTGTAAGATGAATAAACCCCAATTAAAGCATCATATCTCTCTGTAATATTGTTAAGTTTCTGCTGGTAGAGTTCTTTTTCTTTTTGTTTTAATTCCTCTATAGCTTTGTTACAATCATTGATTTTGTCATACCATTTCTGGTAAGCTTCAACCTTTTTCTTGTTATCATCAGAAAGTTTTGCCAGATCAATTTTACCATTCTTGACTTTATTCTTTAAATCAGCTGATAATCCAATATCTTTTGCAAACTTATCGGATTTCTTGGTGTACATTTTAGCACCTTTAGCATAATCCTTCTGAAGTTCCTGATTATCCTTAAGCTGTTTATTGATATAAGTTTCTTTGTTTGCAAGCTTATATGTGTTTTCAGCTTTAGCAGCATTTAAATCTATACGATTCTCAAGCTTCTTAACTAATCGTTCAAACCAGTCTACAATATCATCAAGATATTTCTTGGAAGAAGATTTAGATGAGGATTTATTTTTTTTTCCAGATCCAGATCCTGAACCAGAATTTGAACCAGAAGATTTCTTATTGGAAGAACTAGAAGAAGTAGATTTCCGAGTAGAAGTGTCTTTAAAATTAAATCCAGTAAGTGCATAAGCATTAGAACCTAATGAACCTTGAGCATAAGCACGAGCATTACTATTTGTTCGTCCATGTTCTAATAAATCTTTTGTTTGGGAAGCATTAAATATAATATCTCCCTTTTTCAGATTTTCGAAATGTGGACCACCTGGTAATAAACTCCACACACCATCACGAACAATAGATTCCGTACCTACTTCATTTGTAAGGGCAGTCTCATTCTGATTTAAAGCAACATTACCACCTGCATGAGCAGAAGAAAGTGGCTTCAGGTTAAGCATATTATAAGCAGTACCATCAGCATGAGCGATTGAGGTCATTGTGCCAGTAGCTTGTACCTTTTTAGTGTATACAGCAGTTCCAAATATTGTAGGAGCAGTTTTAGGATAACTACCTAAAGTATAATTTGCAGTACCAGATATGTCTGGAGCTGTTGTTGGATGATCACCCATAGTATAATTTGCTTGACCTTTTATATCATCAGCTACTTTAGGTTCATCACCTTTTTTATAATTTACAGTAATGCTTGCAGGATTTGATTCTATCTGTGATTTAATTGCATCGACATTTCCTACATTACCTTCTTCTACACCAATTGAAATTTGTACTTCAGGAGGAAGTTGAGCAATTTCATTTACTAATTCTGATACTTTGTCATCTTGCACAATAGCATCAATAGTAACACCTTTTCCTTGAAGTTCAGAAATTCTCGCCTGTAATTGATCTACTAATTCAGCACCTTGAGTTTCGGCTGTAACCTGTACTTTTTTATCATGGATTTGCTGCAGAAGATCTATTAAAGCCTGAACTTTTTCTGCATCTTCAACATCTCCATCTATTGTAAACTTTGTTTGTTCTTTAGAGAGTTCTTGAATTTTAGATTCTAGATTGTCGATAGACATAGAATCAGCGTCTATGTCAAGATCAATTTTAGAATTTATTTTTCCATCACTTTGAAGTTGTTTTACATCTTCAAGAGCACTATCTGCACTTGCTTTAAGCTCTTCAATTTCTGAAGAGTCAACTTCCGGCTTAAGAACACCCAATCCTTCAAGAGCCTGTACAAGCTGGTCTTTCGTTAAACCGGCCTGATTAGCAAGATCTTGTAATGCATCTTCAGCTTGTTCCATACCTTCAACATTGTAAGCACCGTCACCAAGTTGGATTCCTTCAAGATCAGTAGCAGTATATTGTTTTAGAGCGTTGAAATCAGCTTCAGTTGCTTCTGCATTTGCTTCGTGAGCCTGCTTAACTGCTTCAAGAGAATTCGCATATTCTTTAGCTGCAGTCGGATCAGAAATTCCCATCTCTTCTGCAGTGAGAGGAGAATCAAATGTTCCAATACCTTTATCGTGTAGCATCTGATTAAAAGCATCTTCGTCAACTTCGAACTCAGGAGTTAATTTAATCTTATTATCCTTAGCTAATTGCTGAATACGATCATATAATCCTTGAGCATATTCCTGTTGTGCCGGATCATCTTTCACCTGTTGGTATTCTTTTGCAAAATCATTAATTGTCTGTTTTGCAGTATTCAGATTTTGCACTTCACGATCAGTTGCGCCATTTACATATGTATCAAGAGCAGTATTAGCATCATTAACCTGATTCTTTAAATCATCCACAACTTGAGCTTGCTGTTCAATCGCATATTGTGGTGCACCATTGGCAACTAATTCAGAGTATTTTTCTTGTGCAGAAATAAGATCTTTAGTCTTTTTGGTAACATCAGCCTCTCCTTCGGCTATAGATGAAATATTTGTAACAACTCCACCCATATCTTCGTAACGGCCAATGTAATCCTTGAATTGTTCTTCACTCATTCCAACTGCTTTGGCTGCAACATCGGAATCAGCAAATGTCATTTGCCATTGTTTAGAGCCATCTTCAAGAGTTTTATAAGTAGCAAGTCCTTTTGATTGTAATAAATCAAGGAATTTTAATGGGCCAGATTTATCATCTGTATAATATGGTTTCCACTTATTATAATTCTCAATGAAATTATCAGCATCTGTGAATCCATAAGGAGAGAAGTAAGCGGCTTTCTCTTTAAAATCATCTGTACCAATTTCACCATTATCGTACATTTCTTTTAAAGATTCTAACTTACTTTTAGTTGCCTTATAATGATCTCCGGCATTTGGAGTGCTTTCAGCATTAATACCCTTTTGCCATTGACTGGTCTGTTCCTGCATATTTTTATACTGAGCCATATATTCATTTTGAAGATTCTTAAGTTCTTCAAGTTTTTGTTTTTCTGACTCAATAATATTACCATTTGAATCGTGGATTTTCTTCTCTTGATCAGCAATCTGAGATGCTAAATCTTTTGAAACCATTTCATTTTGGGCTTCAGAAAGCTCCTGGAATCTATCAGTATTTAACTGTAATCCTTTTGCAGATCTTGTAAATAATCCACTTATATCAGTTCCCTGAGCAGTAAGATCACTAAACTGAGTAACAAGATTCTTCACAGAGTCACTGGTTAATCCAGTTTCACTATTTGTTTCTCCAATAGCAGTACTCAAAGCACTGGTCAGATTTGTAACATCAGTAATAGGAAGATTCTGGATTTCTTCAAGCCATCCAGCCTGAGAAGCTTTCATATTTTCGATGGACATTTGAGCAGACTGGATTTGATCCTGGTATCCTTTGATCTTCTCATTGTCTTCATCAGTAAGAGGAGAGATACCTTTACTTTCTCTAATTGTACGGATATTATCCTGGTAATCCTTAATCTGTTTATTCAGATTTGAAATCTGAGCATTACCATTCTCAACAAGATTGTTGTAATCCTGTGCAGTTGCTTTCTGATTTAATGCAGATTTATTACTCATTAGGGTCTGCATATCTGAAGCGTCAGTCTGAAGTCTAGTTAAATCTTTAGAGAGATTTTCAAGATCCTGATCATTCGCATCAAGATGAATTTGTGGACGTAATTCATCAATTTTTGCAATCCATTCATCAAGACTAGCAGTAGCCATAGAAGGATCCATAGACAATTTTACAATTGCTTGTTGAGCTACTTTATCACCAGAATATTTATCGAAAAGATTAGTAAGGGTATTTTCTGCATTATCCTTTAAGAATTCAGATCCTTTTAAATTTGACCGAACTCGTTTGATTACATCATCCTGAACGTTGCTCATATCAAATCCCGCAGTATTAATACCATCCAAAATACTTTGAACATATTTATCTGCAGCAGCTAATTCCTTCGGATCAGTCGTATCTTTTACAGCATCACGAATCTTTCCAATAGCAGTAGAAGCTTTATCGGTTGCAAGTTTCTGCAAGCCTGTCTGTAAATCATCTGTCTCAGTAGCAAGTTCTGGGAATTGCTGAATAAGATCTGTGATATCAGAACTCTTCATATCACCGGATTTCAGGGAATCCATAGCAGTCTTGATATTAGACATACTTGACTGGAAATTATCTGTTACGGTATCAATGTCTGTTGCTGTGTCTTCAGCTGCATTCTTGAAGAGAGAAGAAAAAGTTTTGGATGTATCTTCGGAAGAAGCTTTAGATTCTTCCATTGCTTTATTCCAATTGGAAGTAAGTGTACCTATTCCCCAATCATTCTCTTCAGGATCAAGACCATTATTCTGGAGATAATTCCAGAAAGTTTCTATATCTTTATCTGATTTATCCTTAAAAAATGCATCAGCGATTGAGCCGCCAGAAGTACTCGGAAGTTTTGACATAAATGCAAAAGTATCTTTAAGATTTTCTTTTACACCTTCAATATTTAATGCTTCCGGATCAGCTATAGCCATGATATAAGATGCCAAATCATCTTGTGATACATTTTTATCTCCAAGTGCTGATTTGAGATCAGAATAATCTTTATTACTATTCAGAGCATCAAGAATTCCCTTGGAACCTTTAGACTTACCAATACTTTCAAGTTTTGTCTGTAAGTCTGCATAATCAGCGAGAGCAAAAAGATTGTTTAGTTTGTCCTCTGTGTCGGAAGATGAACCTATGAGATTTGAGTAATTATCAATAAGAGAATTAACCTGGTCAATGGTACCCTGGTATTTCTTATCAAGAACTGTACCATCATCTTTAAGCATACTCTGTGACTGATCTGAGATATTAGAAATCATTTCAGAAAGTTCTGATTTTTGAGTATCAATACCTTCTTGCTGTCTCTCAAGAGTTTTATTTTCCTCTTCGGTAATTAGGTCCATATTATCGCTATGACCTTTTTTAATATTTTCATAGGCGGTATCATATCTATCCTGTAGATGTTGGATGTAATCCATTTTTGCCTGAGCTTCATCAAGATCATTAACATATACTTTGGCTTGTGGATTATAAATTCCACTACCGTCAGAGAAATAATCCTGCTGTAGAGATTTCTTCTTTAGATCTTTTTGTGCAGCATCTGCCTCAGCAGTTTTGGCACTGTCAGCTAATTTTTGTTTCAATGATACTTGGGCACCAAGAAGTTCATTCTGATCCTGAAGAGTATTTAATTCTTGACTCTCTTCTAGTGATCTGTTTTCTTTTGCTCGAAGCTCTTGAATACGATCTTGATTAGTTGCGTATGCAGATTGTGCGGTTTCAAGATCAGATTGAGCTGTTTCATTCTTCTCTTGAGCTTTTTGGTATTTCTTTGTGGTGGTTGCTTTTGTAAGATCAAATTGATTATCAAGACCTTTCCATGTAGCTGTAACTGCTGCAATGCCTAATGAAAGAATTAATTCTGGAGCAATTGCTTTAAGCACAGATCCAATACCGGATAATACACCACTAGCTTTTCCAGTGACTCCTTTAGAACCAAATAAGAAACTTTTAATGTCTACAGTTTTGGTAGCATTGTCAAGAGCCTTTTCAACCTCTTCTTTGGTATGCTCTTCACCAAATTTATTCTTAACAGCTTCAAAAATCTGATCTGTTGATAGGAATTTTTGATTGCCTTTTCTATCGGTGTTTACACGATAAGCCCATTTCATTGCTGTCTCAAAATCTGAGAATCCACCAAATGCCGCATTTAAATCTTCTTTTGTACCTGTTTTAAATGCATTTTTTAGTTTTCCGATTTTACTTAATGACATGTATAAAATTATCAGGTATAATGATGTTATAAAGATGCAAAGGAGAGATTAAAATGGCTTTAATAAAATGTCCTGAATGTGGTAAGGAAGTTTCCAATAAAGCTCCAGCGTGCATACATTGTGGTTTCCCATTGAGTGAACTCAAAAAAGAAGGCACTTGTAAAATAAATGATCAAGAAGTTGATCTGATAAGGATCAAAAAATTATATGATTCATTACCAGATGAATGTAAAAAAATTATATATAAAAGTTGTCGAACAAACGCAACAAAAACAGAAAAATATATTTGTTCATGTTCTCCGGATACATATACTGTAGAAGAAAGTAATAAAATTTATGATATTTATATGGATATGATATTTCCAATCCAAAAACAATTTAATTGGTTTGGTGCTAATGAGTATTTAGTTCACAGATTCCTTGTAGAATGCATCGATCACAACTTTGAATACTTTGAGTTCAATACCTCAGATTATCCTTCTCCCGGATCTCAAAATCAACTTCGTTGTCCAAAATGTGGTTCAACTTCAATCGTTCCAGAAAAAAGAGGATACGATATTATGTGGGGATTTTTAGGATCTGAGAGAATCGTATATAATGTATGTCAGAAGTGTGGACATAAGTGGAAGCCTGGAAAATAAGGAGCAGTTACTTAATTGTTTTGTCAATCATATGTATAACGCATTTTTGGAATGCCAGAATCATTCAAACGAGAATTAATAATTTGCTGTAATTTTTCTTGCTCTTTTTCAAATTGCCACCAGTAGATTACTTTTAGTATATTTTGATGTTTTGGTGTGGGTATAAGGTATAACATGTTGATCAGCTCACTTTCAAGAGGGAATAATGAATATAAGAAAAATAAAGAAAACGATATATATACAACCGATATAATTATTCACTTATGTCATGTTTTTGGTCTTGACAATCTGTATCTGATGAAGTGACCGGTATAAAACATTGAGTGAATATATATTTACAAAGTTCTTCTGTGTTTGTTTCAGTTATAGGCATACTGTCTGAATAAATGGTAGACACTTGTTCTGATTGTGTATTCAATTAAATCACCTCGATTCTAATAAAAGTGTGGTTATAAGTGGTGGCTGGGGAGATAAATAATTATGTATATTGATACCTATGATACTAATAACGAAGATGAAAGATTTAAAAAATATGTAGAAATTCTTAAATCCCATGATCAGCTAAAAAAATCATTATGGAATAAGCTTAATACTCCAGAAGTGTTAAAATTAGAAGAAGAATCAGATACTCTTTTTAAAGAATATATGAAACTAGATAGAAAACTTCAAAGAGAGGTTGCGTTTTATAATAGTTATTTGAAATCTGATTCTGATTGTATAGATTATTGCGATGTAAAATTTCATGAAGATCTAGATTTTAATCTTCCTGAAGAAATTCAAGAGTTGGCTAATACATTTCATAAGAAAGATAAAGAATATAGTTGTGCTTGTAATGCCCACAAAGAAGCATTATGTAAAAATTTTGTAAAGCTAATATCAGATATTACTCCTGAAAATTGTTTTAGAGATAATTCATTTGGAAGTACTCGTGATGTCTTCTCAGATTTTTATAATTCATGCAAACCATTCATGATCCTTAACATGGGGTTATACGAGCTTATTATAGTTCAAGATATTTTTACAGATAAGTATCATCATACAAATTATTCTATTACTATGTATGAATTGAAAAACATGTCAAACTTTGATGTAAAAGTAAGATGTGAAAAGTTCTTCGATCAATTTAATAAAGAATTAGAACCATATCGACAAAACTTACGTTCTAACTTCGAACATAAAACTCCTGTTCTGACACCTTTTAAAGATGCATATACTCTTTTTGCTCAGACCAGATCAGAAGAATATGGCAGAACTAGACAATATCTGATTATTGGATGTGTGGTGTATCAAAAATAGCAGAAAATACGTTCTGATTTACATATTATATGAAAATGGTATAATTTACCATGTAGATGGTGAGTGTACGCACCGCCCACCTGTGCGTATCTACAAGCAACCCGTTAACCTATACACCATGAGAAAGTAGAGGTGTATGCTTATTTCCAGGAGTCTACATGATTCTGGTAGTCGTATCAAGTTCATCTTAGCTTCCAAACAAATAGTGAATCCGTCACTAGATTGGAGGTGAAAGATGAATAATAATGATCGACTATTTAAGCTTGCAAGTTTAACACTTTTCTTGGTAGTTATAGTAGCTATAGTTTGGATAATTCTAGACCATAATCCAATCGTTTTAAAGGCAACTATTAACATATTGAAATTTTCTGCTGAGATTAGTTGCGAGTTTGCAAGCGTTGCATCAGGCTGCAATTAAGTTGACCGTGGGTCGTTTATAGCCTGAGAATCAGAGGGTAATTCCTTTGATGTAAAACGGTGCCTTTTGCTCCAACAAGAGGTACCGTTATCAATAGAAATACCATGACATTTTACAATATCAGATTTTATTATTTGAGATTTCTCTTTGCTTATAAACAGCGAATCTAATTTATTATTCATAATAGTTCCTTTTATCCATTTTATTATATATTTGAAAATAAAGCTCCTGGATATTCCAAGAGCTTTGTTATCGGCAATCGTTCACGATTATTTTTTAAACAGGGGAGTGCCCGGATCAGCCGATATGATTCCCTCAGCATGTGAGCCTGTTACAGAAAATATGTTCTGATTTACAAAAATACCAAATATTGGTAATATACCAATAGGTATTTTGTGGTTGTAGATGATGCATTACAACACGATTGCACGGCAAATACCTGATTTATTCTTTAATAAATCATGCATAAGCAAAGCTATACAATCTTGTATACGCAATGCGAAAAGAGAATTCTGCCCGTTCTGGGCGAAACTTCCCAAATAAGAAATTTTTATTAGGGGAGGAGGTGAAATGAATATGATTGAATTGTTTAGTATTTTTGGAGGTCTTCTAGTAATTATAATCTTAGCTCATATGTATTATAGTTCAAAGAAACACACCATTGATCAGATTTGTAATCATCCAGAATTATCTGATGAGAAAGTTGAATCGATCACTAAAATGATGAAAAGACAGTACAAAGATCGTATCAAATAATTCTAATGTCATTTCCCAATTATGAATTCTCCTTTAGATTTAAAGTTTTAATAGATTTTTAGAAATGTTTACGAAAGAGGCCGGGAGTATTCTCGGTCTTTTTTCTCTTCATTCACAGTAGAAGAGTAGTACTGAGTGGATTTCACCACCGTTACAGTGGTACATGCATTAAAAGCATATGTCTTTCCGAACTTAACATATACTCCGAGGAAGGGTGCACTCTCTACACTTCCTGATTATTCATATGCTTCCATCACCATAACTTTCGTTATTGCTTCTAGTGTATCACATATTACTAAACGTAAATCAGGTTGGCACATGCGTCACTCTGCGAACTTGCGTTCACTTCACTGCATAAGCAGAATAACAGGCTTCGATGTTTTATTCCTCTATTTATTTATAGCCGCTAGTCTCCACACATTGATTATTAATCTCTATGTAGATAGGCTCATTATCAAAATCGGAAAAATAAATGTAACCCTGAGTTTGGGTCAACCTACGGCTGTTTTAAAACCACCACCAATTAAGAAATCTAATCCTTTTTTACCTGCATTCTTTACAGTCATTGCTGAGAAAATTGCAGTGATTAGAGCTGGTATTGGTCCTAAAGTTTTCTCTAATCCGGTAAATCCTTCTGTTAATCCATGTACAAAATCAAGTGCTCCACCTACTTGATCTGAATTATAGAAGTTTAACCAGAATTCGTCCATTTGAGTTTTAATGGCCTGGACTTTGCCATTGAAAGATTCCATGTATTTCTCTTGGTTTGCTTCAGCGTTACCTTGAGCATTTGTAGCTTCTTCAGCTAAAGACATGGAGTCTGTGAATGCGTCCAATATGTTCTTGAACTTGGATGTTTGTCTTGTCGCTGCGACATCAAATGCGATTTTTGCTTGCTGTGCATCAGTCAAATCATTCCATTTGGATTTCAGTTCGGATAATACCGTAACAATTCCACGGTCTGATCCATCTGGATTATAGACATCAACACCTATAGAATGCAGAGAAGCAGAAGCATTTGATAATGTTGCATTATCAACCTCATCTGCGTATTGTGGCATTTTACCGACTTTTGTGGTTCTGGTAATAATTGTCTTTAAAGCATTACCAATTGAACTTCCATCTTCACGAGTTCTTTCAGCTACTTTTGCAGAAATAGCAGCTAATTGTTCATATGACATTCCGGCATCATAAGCAACCTGACCTGAAGCCTGTACAGCATCAGACATTACCTTAATACCTTTGGCATAATCCATACCCACGTTCGATGATATTTTATCCATTACATCTACTACATGCATAGAAGCATCAGCAGCAGAAGTAGATCCGTCTTCTAACATATGGAACTGCTGTAAAATACCCTGTACCTGGTCAGCAGCAGTAGAAGCATCAACACCACTTAAGTTACTCAGAATAGCAGTCGGTTTAGCAGTTTCCTGAATTTCTTTTGAAGTAGTATTCATATTTGCATAGATCTGATAAATATCCATTGTATTATCAAGAGACATTGACAGATCTTTTGCCATATCAACAGCAGAAGTACCTAAATCAGATAATTGCTGTTTATTCATATCCATGGTATAACTGATAGTAGTTAAAGCCTTATCATAATCCATGAATGTATTGAATCCTTCACGCATTTGTTGCCATGCCTGTTGCATAATTTGGATACTACCAACAGCATTTGCGACATCACCAAGAGCGGAAGTAAAGTTACCTTTTACAAGTCCTTTCAGACTATCTGAAAGAGATGTAAAACCAGATGTTCCGGATTTATTTGTATATTTCTCCATTGTACGGAGACTGTCATTTGCTTTTTCTATATTACCTGTAAGAGTAACAAGATTACCTGAAACATCTTTAAAAACTAATGATATAGAACCGGTACTTTTATTTATACTAGTTGAAACTTCATTAGTAAGACCAAGTTGAGATGCATAATTTCTTAGAGCAGAAGTAGCATCATCAATATCTTTTATGGTACCAAGAGTACCTTCTTGTAAAATACCTTTTCCATTTTTTCTATCATATCCAGAAGCAGTTTTTTGGAAATTTTCAATATCAGAAATGATATTATTAACAGAATCATGAAAATTATTTTCGTCAATTTCTTTATTATTAAGTGAATCAACTAATTGATTGTATCGTGTTCTAAATTCAGTGATCTTATCTTTGTAGGCATCAATTTTATTTCCAGAATTTGCAAATTTATTTAATTTATTTATTTGTTCTGCGAAATTAAGCTCGTCATTACCTGTCACAGTATTTTCATAATAATTCTTTAGATCTGTAAATTTTTCGGTCTGTTCTTGTATTTTATCAACATAATCTAAAATACCATTAGCATTTTTATTTTGATTAAATGCACTTTCAGCATCTTTAGTAGATGTTTTTATACTTTCTAAATCAGCTTTTAAACGATCGGTTATACGACCTGCACTTTCAAGTTTGGTGAGATAACTATCGACTTGATTTAAGAATGACTTAGAATTATTTGAAATTAACTGATCTTGAGTAGCATTGGCTCTATTACGAATATCAAATATTGCATTTTCAGCAACTTCTTTCCCAAATATGCTATTTACTTGTGCACGAAGACTTTGATATGCATTAGTATAATTTTCACCTAAAATCTTTCCGGCAGTAATATCGGCTCCATCTTTAGTAGCAAGACCAAGAAGTTTGTTTTCGTTATTTCTTTTGTTTGAATATGCCTTCTTCATCAATTCAATGATATTATTGTTTTTACCATCAAAATTAGAATAATCAGACATATCATCAAAAGCCTTTTGATATGAATCAAATTTCTTTTGATCTAAAATTCTGTCGGGATTTGATTTATTATTATCGTATACTGTATTATAAAAATCCCCAACTTCTTTTCGTAAAGATTTAATTTTATCTACTTGAGCATTTACTTTTTCAATGTATTCATCTTTACCATATTTGCCAGAAGCTCCATTTGCCTGGATATTATATAAATCAACATATGCTTGTTTTAATTCTTTAACTTTAGCAATAGCAGAGTCATATGTTTGATTATAATCATCTATATTTTTCTGTGTATTTTCTTTCTGAAAAGCACTATATGCACCTTGTTCAGCTTCACCTAATTTACTTTTTTGGGTGTTATAAGCATTTACACGATCTTTTCCTAATACATCAGAATGCTGTTCAATAAATTTATCGGCATCCTCAATATTCTTTTGTTTATTATCAATTTCTTTGCGTAAATTGTTAATTAATTCATTAGAAGCACCTTTAGATTTAGCAGAAGATAATTCTTTATTTTTCTTCTCTAGTTTAGAAAGACCATTCATTAAATCGGTGTATTCAGAAATAATTTGATCTGAAATACGATTTCCCGCACGTTCGTTCATATCAATCCGATGTTGTTCAATTCCTTTTTGAATTGCCTCATCAAATTGTTCAGTCGTATATTCAGGATGTTCTTGAGCATAAGTCTCTGCATCTGCTCTTAAGCTCTTCATACGTCCCTTTAAATATCCAATACGTTTTTTAGAAGCTTTAATATTAGATTGACTACTATTTTTGGCAATACCTGCCTCCATATCAGCAAGATCTTCACGTTCGGTCATTAATCTTTTTTCTATATTAATTGCTTCTGTCTCTAACGCTGCATATCCGCTTTTTATATCACCGCCAGATTGTCTCCATAAACCATCTGAATCTTTTGTGAGAGTTCTAGTGTATGATCGTCCGGTCTGATCGTCTTTGTAAACTGTAGTCTTTTTTCGACCATTAATGTCTTCCTTATTAGACACAAGTCTATAATTCTTATATGGATTATCTTGTTCCAAAAACCCTAAAAGTTTTTCTGGAGAAAGTTTAAATCCATTATATGTACTACCTAAAAGATTTCCAGATTTATAACCAGTTAAAAAATTCTCTTTATGAGCAATAAAACTTTGTTCGTTTTCAGCTGCTTGAGCATTTTTCTTAGCTTGTATAATACGAACTCTTTGTTCTTCTCTATCAGATTTGCTTTGAGCAGTATCTGTAGATACTTTTAATTTAGGCGCAGAAGTAACTTTATATTTTCTTTCTTCTTGTTTAACAGATTCTTCCTGCTTCTTAGCCGTATCCTCAGTAGCAACACCAAGTCTCTTAGTAGAATCAGCCATCTGATCAATATTTTCAGTGGCATTACCGGCAGCAGAAGCAACAGCATCATTGATATGATCAACGGCAGTATCCACAGCATCTGCAGTCTTTTCTGTTTTCTTAGCTTGAGTGGTAGGAGATTTAGAAGAAGTAGATGTATCCTCTAAAGAATCACGAAGTGCATAATGAGTGTCAGAAAGAAAATATAATCCTTTAGTATCTTTACCAGATTTTTTACGAATTTTCCCTAATAATCTTTCTTCGTATCTTTCTGTTTTATCTAAATCTGCAATAGATAAATTTCCGTTATTTTTTTTGATATTTTGAGCAAACATCTGATTGACAAGTTTATCAGCTGCATTTCTAATACTATCATGTGATAATAATGTACCATCAAAATTATTTATCTGATCATAAATTTGAGAAAAAATAGATAATCTTTGTTCTAACCCTTTTAATTCTGATTCGGCATCTTTCAAATTAGTATTTTGATTTACATAAGGAGAATGTAAATTTAAAGCTTCTGCAGGTATACCATTTTTTAAAGCAGTTATATAATATTTTCTTGTTTTATATAAAGCTGCAGTTTCTGAAAAACTACCTTGTGGTATATCTGGATTTTCTCGAATTTGATCTAAATCTCTTGAAGCTGCCATAAATTTTGTGGCGGCATTTTTTTTACCAGTAGCAGAATAATCAGCGTTTACAATTGAATCATATACAGAACCTTTCGAAGTAATATTCTGTGTAGGAGTAGTAGATTGAGTGGATTTCTTCTGGGTAGTTTTAGGTTTAGAAGAAGTAGATTTGGAAGTAGATTTCTTTTTAGGAGTGGTTGTTTTTGGAGCGAAACTAGAAACAGCTTTCTTTTCCGCATCTTGTTGCTCTAAGAATAGTTTGGCAGATTGTTCTTCATATATTTTTTTGAAAAATCCTGTAGTATCTTGTTCGAATATAAGGTTTTTTACGTCATCAAAATCTTGAAGATCTTTAAGACCTGTTCCACCCTTATATTTATACACTAGGAGATTTCCAAGAATACCAGCCTGAACAGTTGGGCTTAAGTCTTCATTTTGAAAATCATGTTCCCGTCTGTATCTATTTAATGTTGCTCTTGACGTTTTAGCGTCATTTTTTTCAATAGCTTCTAGTATTTTATCTTTAGCATTAGATAATTCTCTATTTTTAGTATCTAAAATATCACGTTTTCCTGCATCTTTAGCTTGGGCTGTCAGTCCAGTTTGCACTGACTTTAAAGCATCTATAACTTCTTTAGATCCAGCACCAATGGATTTTGCTGCTGTAATAAATACTGTAGCGATTCCTTCACCACCAGCTTCTAACGAAGTCTTTATATCGCCAATTAATGCTTTTTGAGATACTTCTTCAGTAACAGATGTATTAAAACCGGGAATAAGTTCAGAATTTTTTTTGGTAAAATAATTTCTTGTGGCTACTTGATGACCACCTAAATTATCTGGAGTATTATTTTTATTAAATTGTTCAACAAGTCTGTCATGATAAGCAAGAACGTCCGCTTGTCTTTGTCGTGCAGCTAACATTTCATCTAAAGTTTCATATTCTTCAGCTTTAAAAAGTCCAGACTTACTGCTATAAGATTCATTAATTTTTTTTATAATATTACCAATACGAAACAATTCTGCAATTTGTTCTTGATATTCACTAGAAATTTTATTCTTATTTATAAAAGAAGTAATTCCACCACGAACTCTTGAATCTAATTCAGAAGTAGACGCTAATTCTGGATATTGAGACATAAAATCTTTTACATTAGCATTTTTACCTAATTGTGTTAAATTTTTTTTTGTAACGTTGGTAGTTGCATTTGAAATAGCACTTTCTAATGCCTTTGCATATGCTTTAGCGTCACTTAAAGTTTTCTTATCAAGATTTGATGGAAGTTTTACTTCTCCCATTAATGGAATTTTAGTTTCTTTATATTTAATCTCAGCTTCTGTTTTAATTGGCTTTTCAGCCTCTCTACGAGCTTTATCTATTTTTGATGTATCTGGGATAATAGTATCTTTTGTTTCATAATCTTTACTTGCTTCTTTTTTCCATTCATCCCATAATTTTTTATCAACATTAATCGGAACATTTATTTCATGTTCGCCACTTGGTCCTTGATAACTCATATTATAATCACCTACCTATTAAATAGTCTATACTGTTTAAATACTGAATAAGCAGCAGTATTTTTCATATTATCAAATTCTTCGCTTCCCCAAAATGCTGCAATATCACTTTCAATAAGAGGAGCAGGTGCAGCAGAACGAGCGGCCGGCCTCCCCCACATAACATATGCCGGAACCGGCATACGATATGTAGGTATACCATTATAATATCCTCCACCATGATAACCATCCATAATTGTTAATTTATAAATATAATCACCATCTACACTATCAACTCTATGAGTTTTTTGAACCATATCAGAAGTCGAATTCCAAATTACAGACTTTGCTGTATAACTAACTTTATATGCATTATGTAATGAACCGGTACGTCTGTAATATTCAGGAGAATATGCTTCATAAAATTCATTGATTCGCTTGTTAAATATATTTTCTATTTTTTTAGCAATTTTAGGTGCAATTATTTTTGCTATTTTTTGAGGAATCACAGTATCTTTATCTCTGACAAATTCATTTAAAATTTTATCGAATTCTCCTGGAGACATATTACACACCTTCCTTTTACTATTTTTAAATCTCTTTAAAAGTCATTTCTTTTGTATCTTCTTCGGATTCTTCGCCTTTTACCTGGCTTACTAATTCCTGTAATCCTTCACTTACAAACAATCCAAGAGTAGTGGCTGCAGCATCGACATATTTCTTCACATAAGCATCAGCTGTCTTATTTTCTTCCATATAATTATTCATAATCAATCCATTAATGCTTAATAATTCATCAAGTTCATCTTGACCAATAGTTTCCCAAATCATATTCATAATATTTCTCTGACGAAGCATGTCATAATCATCAAAAGCAGTAGTTTCACTGTCGTCAGTTTTGGATACTTTAATATTCGTATACAATATGAGAGTAGTAGTAACCATATTTACTTTTGATAAGAAATAATCCATATGGGATACACCATTTGGTCCAGTAACGATTATTTTGTCAAACATTGTCTGCAAGATTACTTTCTTTTCAAGTACAGGACAATATTTTCTTGTAATAATACTTTCAAGCATTTTTTGTTTTGCCTCATCGTTTTTGGCCATATCAAATCTACGACAGAATTCTTTTACATCAATTTTTCTTTCTACGTTTTCATTCATAACAAAATCCCTCTATTCCTTATATTTACAACAAACCATATCTTTAATCTCTTCCTGAACTCTACCTTCTTTTGCCTTGCGTAGAAGAGAGCAGTTACGTTTATATCTCTTACATGATTTGCATTTATTCTCAAATTCATCTAAATCTTCCTGGCTGTCAAAAATACCAATAAAGTCTGTTTTATAAATCGTATATTCAATTCTAGGATTCTCAGAATCATATAAAACTTTTACAACACGTTCGCAGGCCATATTATCATCAACCCATACAATCCCGGAATCTGTAATAGCATCAAAAGCTACCTTCCAATAATTGTTTGTGTCCATATCAATTCTAGGAAAATAAAAAACAGCATCTACATAGTAGTGCTGCATCGGATCTGGATCAGTTATCCAGCCTTGTTCGGTTGCTTGTTTTTTTACATAATCAATAAAATCTTTTTGAAACTTCTTTGCTTCAGCTGTCTTATAGCTCATTGCCATAGCACGACCATTCTTAGTAACAGTTTGATATGCCAGATAATGATTGACTGAAACAAAGTCTTTGACGGTTAATTTCAGTGTTTGAGTATTATGCATAAAAATTACCTATTAATTTAAACTGTATAGTACCACAATCTAAATCTGAAAAATGCATTTTAAAATCATCTATCAAAGCATTAGCATTATATTCATACATTAAATTATCAAAACTTTCTGTAATATCTTTAGTCCAAACACCTTTAAAAATAAAAGTTATTTTTTTAACTGTATTTCGCATTTCGTATTCTTTTTTAATAAGAGGATAAAATACATCACTTTTAATAGTAATATAACAAGTTTCAATTCTATTTAAATTGACATCGCAATCACGAATATTTCTTAATATACACACTTCATTGTCTTCAAATTCAATATGTATTTCTTTGACTTTTTCTACATAATAAGATTCATTTTGTTCCATACGTGTTTTTCTTTCTCCATTTATTCCATTCTATTCAAATTTATAACCGTTAATATCTATAGTACTTTTACTAATTCATAACTGATTACCAATGGAATAATTACCAATTCAGATCTAGTATCTCCAGTATCATGAATATAGTTATCTAGCAACATTCTAGCTATTTTACTTGAATGAGCTTTTGTAGCATCAGTTATATCTGTAGTAAACGAATATTCAATTTTTTGTAATTTCTTTTTTAAATACATAGGTTTGCCAGAAACAGCAGTACCTAGTACATATCTTAATTCTTGTTTTTCTAATATTTTTTCAATGTTATCCATAATTCACTCCAATGTATGATCAAGCCATTTTTGATAAAGGTTTTGAGTTTCTTCTTTAAGAAATATATAAACGGTAATATCTTTACCGTCTTTATCAACACTTGGATAAATGTCTACTGGATAAACGTTATGTTTTATATATAAATCCCTCTGTTTAGGATTTACAATTCGAATTACTTCGTCAGCTATATAAGGCCGATATCTTAAATTCGGCTGTATAATATTATCTTTTTTATTCATATTCCCTGTTCTCCAAGGTGAAAAAAGGGTATAACTCGAACGGTGAGTTATACCCTTATAAAAAATCACCATTCAAAATTCAAATTAATTACTTCTTTTTTGTATACTTCATACGTTTAGGCTGCTTAACAGCAGTGTCACCCATAACCGGATGGTTAATAAAAGATTCATTTCGTGAAGACTTAATATCATCAGTATCAATTACCGGTGTTTCAACAATAGGATCAATTACTTCTTCAACTTTTTCTGTTGCCTGATGTTTAATTTCTTTAACAACAGATTTTTTAGTAACAGTTTCTTCCATAATACTATTTATACAGTTTAAAGTACTTTCTTTAAATGAATGCTTATTAGACAAATCACATTTTGATAAAATATCTCTAGCCTTATCCTTTGTAATTTGCTTCATATTATAAGCAGATAAAGTATCAAATATATCTTTGCAATTTCTGCTACAGTAACAGATCATCCAATATGGAAGATGATCAAATTCAGCACAATTATTGCAATATGTATATTTAGTTCCACATAGTATACAAGTTTTATTATTTTCTACCATATTTTTATACCGCCTCCTTAACTAAATTGGTATTTATATAGAATGGTATATAATATATTAATCCTGAATAAAAATGATAGAAGTGAGGTCAGGAAACCTCACTTCTCAATCTGGGTCATGAGTCCAAATCTATCTATCATAAAAAGCTTTATAAGCTATGACACTTATAAAGCCTGAAAAATTATAATTTAAGAATTATTCTTCTTCTTCGTCATCCTCTGCATAGTAAATTTCATACAGTGCTTTTTCAGCAGAACAATAATTCATCTGGAGCACCCCGTTATATGGTAACTGACCATCAGTTGTCAGAGAAATCTCTAACTCAGGAGATACCTGGAATGATGGAATTACAATATAAGCTGCACGAAGTGTATCAACAGAACATGGATCTACAACAAGAGCTTTAAGAGTAAGTCTAACTGTAGATGGGAACTTATCACCTTTGTTGATAATTCTTGCACCTTTATCTTTTTCAATTTTTCTTTCATATTTAATAATGAATGTACCGCCTGCTACTTTTGGAAGTTTGATTTTTCCATTAGAATATACATATTCTGTTTCACTTGCATCAGTACCATCACCTTTTGTATAAGCCTTGCCGGATGTTCCATTGTTAGAGAAATCGTTTACTCTAATAGATTCTGCAACAATATTTGCTGCCTTCTCAGCTGTACAAAGCTCAATCTCTGCTGTACCTTCTTTATTCTGATGAACAGTAACAATTTTTGGCATTGTAAGCTCGCCATCAGCACTTGTAACAGAACCTTCGCCTGCAGCAGCTGCTGCAATATTAAGGTTGATCATAGCATTATTAGCTGTAAGTTCTCCGGATTTTGCTTTCCAGAAACGTTTAATAAGAGTACCCTGATTGTCAACAGCGTCTGTAGAATCAGCAGTAATATTGATAGATACATCCTGAAGCTGTGTTAATGTATAGAGAAGGTTTTCGCCTTTAACATCTTCAGTGTAACCATACTGTACTCTATCAACAATAATGTCACCTAAATTAAATCCCATTATGTTTTCCTCCTTTAGAATTTTTAGAATTGTGTTTTAGATTTGTTCTTATAGAAATGTATAAAAAGACTATTTTTTCTGAGAGAGATCTCTCATGAAATTCAAGTCATCTTTATTAATTTTTGAAGCGTCAATAAATCCGCTGTAGATACCCTTTAATAAAGCCGTAGAAGATTCATAAATTTGGAGTCTTTGAACACTGTCCATAAATTCAACAATGCCAACCTCTTTTAATTCATTTTTCTTGTATTTAAAACCGGGATGATTCAGACATGAAGAAATGAGTGGAAGAAGAGTAGACTTATAAGTATCATTTTTATGAAGATCATAATTTTGTTGATCTTCCCAAATCAAAGCTTCTTTAGTAGCTTTACCTCGGGCTTTCTCAGTTTTGGGGAATATATTGAACATAGTTTTAAGATATAATGCCAGGATTTGATAAGTAGATTCATCAATTAGATAGTCCTGGTCATCATTATATAAATAGAAGAAAGGTTTATTTTCTTCATCAGTATTTTGATATAATTTAAATAATTGAAAATCCAAATCACCGAATAGTAATTTGGTTGAGTCCTGATCAAGACTCGTAGATAACATACAGAATAAATCAAAATCAGAAAGTTTATTCCAATCAATACCCATTTTCCATAACTGCAATCTATACATAGTAGGATTAGCAACTAAGGTATTTACTGCAGAATATACTTTCTTTTCACCTTCATGAATAATATCACCTATAGTTGGTTGAAAAATAACTATATCGTTTGCAGGTTCAGAAGGAATACTAAAAGGTTCTCCAAAATATAATTGAAGAGCATCAACCTCAAATTCTGAAGTTGTCATACCTATTGTTCCTTCCAGCATAAATATTATTTGGACATTCGATCTTAAATTTTAGAGTTCTACAATAATATCGTGTATCAACAATATCACCATAATCAGCAATACATTTAAGCTGTTTACCAAATGCATTGGTCCAACATAATAGATCCTTAACAATATAACTTAATAAATCAGCTCTCATAATTCCATATTCTGTTTCAACATCATCTTCATGGACTAAGCACATAACTTCTACAATCTGATTTTTAATAGATTCATTAGTATCAGATACATTATAATCATTAATGTCGTACATAATAAAATTAAGGACTTCTTTATTGATACCATTCAATTTTAACATTGGAATGATTTGTTTCTTGTCAATTCTTTTATTATATTCTAAAATTAGATTTCGTTCCTCTAATTCCTGAGTAGTAGGATGTTCTTTATCTGCAAATTTATTTAAAGGCCGCTTATCCTTTTTGCCTAAAATTTCATTCAGGTCAGGATCCGCCTCAAATATCTCTTGAAGCTTATTTTTTTTATAAATAATATCATTATTTTTTTTATCTTCAAGATCTCTTTTAATATTAGAAATATCTCTAATCATCGTCAACCACCTCCAGTATAATAGATGACATGTTGTCACCGTTATTGTCAGTGGCAGTAAGAGTAAATCGTTTACCAATTAAACTCTTAGCTTTTCCAGGTTTAATAGATATAGAAACATTATCCAATACAGTAATTTTCATTAACCCATTATAATAGGAAGTTTCTCTTTCAGTATACTCATTATTTTTATCAATTATATGCAAATTCCATTCTGATTTCATATCAGAATAAGGAAGGGTATATTCAAAATATGAGTTCTTTCCTATATATAATGCTTGTCGTGATTTATCAATTAAAGGTTCTAATTCACCATCATCATTCAATGTCATCCATTGAATATGAGAATCAGTTTTCATCATTTGTGGATGTTGAGTTGTTTCTGTTTTTTGATCTCCGGAATCAGTGTAATAATCACAAATACGAAGTTGTACATTATCTGTTTTATTATTTAATTCATCCTGTTTGATGGATAATTTAATAATTCCAGATGGATTCAAATCAATAACTTTTGTTACCTGATATACCTTTGGGTCCAAAATATTATTTGTGAGCATAAAACGCTGTTCATGCATAATAGTCCTGGTATCACCAAGATTAAGAGTATACATATCATTTCCGTATGCATAATATAAATCTGGCACCCAAGCAGCTGTCAGGTTATCAAGACTGGATGAAATTTCGTCAGTCCATTTACCACTTGTATATGAGTTAGCTGATCTATTCGCACCCCAACAGGAGTACAGTTCATTTTTATAAATCCATTGAAATTTCCAATTACATTTTAAAATATTATATCTAACATAAGCAGCAGCGTCATCTCTAGCAACAATAAACCATAACTGTGTTATACGTTCATCTGGAAGAGAGAATGGATCATCAAGTTCGTGCCCGGATATATTAATATCAAAGTCAGTATCATCAGGAACAAATACATAACTTCCTATTGGATAATGAACTTTAGGCCGAAATTGTAGATAATAATCCACTGCGTCTTTAAGAATGGATAGTTTGGCATGTCTCGAATAATGAGCATCTTCCCATTTCCATCCATCACGAGTTAATATATAAACTCTTTTATATTGAGCATCAGCAGTAAAAGTAGAATTAATCACTCGATCAGATTGAGTTCTTTTAATTTGTGATAAATTACTGCCTTGTGCCAATAAGTGATTTTTGTACATCTCAGCAGTAACCATAAAATCAACCCCTATCAGTATTAATTTTATCTACTTCGTGATGAGCATCTAATATCAATTTTCTGTAAGATTGATAATCAAAATCATTTCCATTTCTGGATTCATCCCATGCTGCCTGTAACAAACTCATAATAGTAATAATCTCTACAGGATAGGAGAGTATTTCATTTAATCCATCAATCCGCAACATCAAATTAATAAAATATTTGTCAAAATCAACATTTTTAAATTTATCTTTTGTTTCCGGATCCTTATATAAAAGTAACCAGAACATATCTTTGTGCAATTTCTTTTTATAGTATTCAAACTGTTGATCATCAAAATGTCCGTATATCGTATCCATTATGATTCACCGTCCAAATAACTATTCCATATATAACCTCTGTCTCTGATAATGTTTCTTTGCTCTCTAATAAGACTATCTTTTAAGCTCATAAGAGTATTTAAGTGAGCGGCCTGTGAGTAATATTTTTCCTCAGAAGAACCATATACCTGAACAATATTATTTAAATTATTGATTTTAGGAGTAATCCATTCAATAACTAAACCAATACCAACTACATCAGTAATTAATTCTTTGTCAAAATCATCATTTACTGAATATTTCATAGTAAAATCAAATTGCTGAATTTCATCATGAAATTTTGTATTGGTAAATAATCTGTAAATATAGGGCTTATGAATTGCAGAATGCATCCAATCACACAAAAATGCATTTACATCATCATCTCTGAAATCTAATAAATCATAAGCAGAGGCTTTTAAACGAAACTTAGAATAAATCTCTTCATAATCTAGTGAAGGCATAAAACACCTCCAAACTAATTAGTTGAATAATCCAGTCATAACAGTCATATCTGTATCAAAGATTTCGTCAAGAATTTTAATTTTCTTTACACTGTCAAGTCGTCCATCACTAACCATTTTTGATGCAAGATGACTAATAGAAGTTTGTGCACCTTCTGGAAGTGAGAGAATAGTAGCTTTCATACTTGTAGGATCAAGATCAAGAATAACATCTTCAAGTTCCCCTACAGAGTATAGAGAATCATAAAGTTTCTTAATCTGAGGATAATGTTCAATAACACCTGAATCTTCGATAACAAAAAGAGGACGCATTACATATCCGTTATTTGAACGAATAGCTGCCATTAAATCCTGGTATTCAACTTCTACAACATCACCGGAATCAACCCATGTGTATAGAATATTTGATTTAAGACCTGGCATATAAAGTCCTCCCTGTGTAATTGATTTACATGGGATTCCATCATTTGCTCCATAAGTTTTAGTAACTTTCTTTTCTTCTTTAACTTCAACAGTTCCTTTTTCTTCAACAGCAGATTCTGTTTTAACTGGTTCTATCTTTGTATTTTTAGTTTTCATAGCAGTAGCCATTGTATTTCTCCTTTTATTCAAAAGCAGTATGCCAATTAAGACATACTGCTTATTTTATATAAGTTTATTTAGACTAACTTAAAGCCTTAAAAAATAAGATTTAAGCAAGCTCCCAGGTACCGAAGTATCTTCCGAGCTGAACACCTACACCCATGCTTCTCTGTACTTCGTATTTCATTGTATCATCCATACGTGCACCAATTTCATTCACTTCATAGATTTCAGTTTCACCTACATCTACAAATTTAATGAATTTATCTTCAACCTGTGGCATAATGAACAGTTTCTTAGGATCAAGAAGTTTCTTAGTTGTATCATTCAGGGCAAATCTCTGTGGAAGTTCAAACAGAGTATATGGACCATAATATCCAAGTCTACCTGTAGTAGCAACATCTCTCTTCTGATCGTCAGAAATCCAATTAACATCAATCAGTTTCTGGAACTGAGCAAGACCAGTTCTTGTACCCATAATTACAACCTGAGCACCATCGTTAGCCATAGATACATCTTCAAGCAGATCATCAAGTTTTTCTTTTGTTTCGGCAGAAAGAGCACCTGTTCCCTGGAACTGAGCTGGAAGTTTCTTTCCGGCATTCATCATTTCAGCATAGATATCATTCTGAATTTTTCTTACGAAAGCAGCAGCGCACTGGTCTGTAAGTTTAGCCCAATCATATCTTCCTGCAAGATACATATCAATATCTGCACCAACAGCAATACCATATACAGATGTTGTTACTGTGTAGCTTTCTCCAGAACCAAGTCTCTGAAGGGTGAAATCATGATGGTCACCAGCTATTTTAGCAACTGACAGAATAACTTTATCGTCTGTCCAGAATTCCTGACGATCTCCACGAGCAAGATTTCTTGTTTCCACATAGTTATTAAAAAACTCTGATTCTTTAAAACCGGTTTCAACTTTAATATCGATTTCATCTTCCATAACTTCAAACAGTTCATTATGATGTTTCTTCATTGCACGATTTCTATCACGTTTAGAAGAATTTTCATTCAGTCCCATAATTGCAAATACAAATTTACGAACTGCACTTTCAGCATCTTTCTTAGAGATTCTATTCCCTTCCTCGTCAAAAATTTCATTAGGATTATGATTTAACTCATATGTAAGTCTTTTAAATCCTTCATAATTTTCTTCCGGTGTAACACCATCTTCGCACAGATTTGCGAATACTTCTTTTGTATAATTACTTAAGTCATTAAAATAAATTTTTCTCATTATCTATTCACCCCTTCCTTACGCTGTTTCAACTTTCAGCTTTTTAGAAACGCTGTCGTAAGTTACTTTCTTACCTACGGCAAGTTCTTCACCTGTAAATCCTTCTGCGGATAATTCGAAAACATCATGTTTTGCAAGTTCATATCCTCTAACAACATCACCTTTTGCATTATAGAAGTTGGATTCTTTCTTAAATCTGTTTGTCCAATCTTCAGCAATGAATGCCTGCATATAAACAAGAAGTGCATCGCCTGGATCAACAACCTCTACATACCAATGTCCATTGGCAGCCTGTTTCTGAATTTTACCTTCGAATGTAGTTGGAGCAGCTTCTGTATATCTGTCAAGGTCTTCAAATTCGCCTGCAGCTACGAGTGTTCCGTTATCTGTATCATTTTTTAATGTGATATTTAAAATATGTTTTCCACCATTCTGTGCAAGAAGTTTAGAAGGAAAACAAATTGCGTGAGTATCTATAGAATACTTAATTGCCATGCTTTTTAGCTCCTTTCATATTTTTAGACATAAAAATAAGATCAGAATCTCTGATCTCAAATAAATAAAGTTAAATATAACTAACTAGACAATATAAAAATAATTAATATTTATTTAGCAGAAAATAAAGAACCGAATTTGTTCTTTTTCTGTGTAGATTTAACATTTGCAAGACCAACTTTAGCAGCTGGTTTCTTTGTATCCACTGGTTCTTCAACTACAGCAAAATTAAGTTTTCCGGCTTTTGCATAAGATAGAAGAATTCCATCTAATTTTTCTTTTAGCTCATCGACTGTGAATTCTTTATGATCGTTCATAAGAGTAGTAAATTCTTCGGTTTCTTTAATTCCTTTGTAGTCGTCCATTGCAAATAAAGCATCTTTGTTTGCGTCTTCTTCAGCTTTTTCATATTTCTGCAATTTTTCAGAAATAGCAGCGTAGTTAGAACGCATATTCTGAAGTTCTGTATATTCAGAATCTGTTAAAAGCTCACGATGAAGATTATATCTTTCACCATCAAAAGCAACGTTATCACCGTCTTTTGTATAATTCTGTCCGTAGATTTTATCTCCATCCCAGTTTTCATATGTAAAATGTGAATCATAAACTGAATTAATAAAATACCATTCATTATCTGATTCTTCATAAGCACTTAAAAGATTGTAAAGTGCATAACGAATATCGCTATGAGACAATTCAAAAGATTTTACAAAGTTTTCTGGTTCCGGATCTGATGCTGGATCAGCGGCCGGTTCTGGATCGTTTTCTTCGAATGCTTCAGCAAAAGCAGATTCCAGTTCTTCATCTGAAAGATCTTTATATTCAAAAGTAATATCTTCTACGGTTTTACCGTATTTCTGTAAAAGTTCCTCAAATTTATTCACCTGATTCTCCTCCTTTCCTTCAGCATTATTTATATTGAAATTAGAGAGAGTAGTATTAATTTTCTCCAATGTTTCAACCAATTTAGAGTTAATATCAAAATCTGCATACATAGAATTTGTCTTAGAATTAAAATCAGCAAGCTGAACATTACTTCCTGCCATACCTGGACCAACATTTTCATTTAAAAGAGTTAGTCCACCAACATAATAATCATCAAGGTTCAATACTTTGTCTTTGGCATTAAAAGATAATTCTCGTATGCTTAATTCAACACTACAATCAACTTTTTCTCTACGTTCCATGATATCAACGGCATCCTGGCAATATCCTTCCCATAGATAACCTTGTATCATCGCTCTGTTGACTCCAGCTTCTTTATCATATTCAATAGAGTAATCTTTTTTTATTACACCAACCGGACGTTCCTGATAAATGAATTTCTCATTTCCGTCATCATCTGTTTCTACTGTAAAATCATGAGAACCAAAATCTTTATTTCCATCAGCATTTTCAACAATATTAGCTAAAATTGGTCTGTATGGAATTGATTGAGTATTTTCTTCGAAAACATCTTCTTCTATATTAGATTTATTTAAATTTACATGATCATGATAAGCAGCAGCAACAAATGGTTTCAATCCTTCAGTATGTTTATTATCATCAGATTTTCCAAACGTAGCGACTGCAGGCATCTGTACACAAATTTCGGCATTTGATTCTTTACTACTAAATTTCGCAAAATTATTTTGTATACAAAATTCGATTAAATCATCAATAGTTAAATATTTCTTAACCATAGCTCCTCCTTTCTTTGAATATAAAAATACTCCTCAAATAAAAGAGGAGCAGCTAAATACATAATGTATTTGTATAGACAAGATCACTTAAATTATTAAAAAGCATCTTACCATCATTTAAAAAAGTCCACTGTGTTCCAGACTGATTTACTAATTTAAATCCTGTCTTTAGTAATAAATCAGCAGACTCGTCATTATTTGTTATAATAAATTTTGCTTCATTATTTATCATGTTCTCACCTACTTCTTATTATCTTGTTTTTCTCTACTTGCCGCTCCATCATCAGTAATCTCAGTATCATCTTTTGTTGGTGCACCACCTGTGTCTGAAGATCCAGACTGTGTATATGATGTTTGAAGCGGAACAAATAATTGTGAAATGCCAAGCACTTGTTGTTCTAAAACATTAAGTGCAAGAGTATCTTTCTCAGAAAATTGATTTAATGTATTATAGGCCAAAGCAGTAGGGAGTCCGTTCTGTGCAGCAGTTAAAAGTTCTTGTTTAAATTCATCTTTTGTATATGCACTTACTTCAAAAAATTTAACTTTTGCTGGTGTAGATACCCAATAAGTTAAGAAGCGATTGACCCATCCCTGGGTTTCCGGTAAAAGCATAGAAATAGCCATTTCTGTATCAGCTTTAACAGCAGCCTCAAAAGCCTTTTGGCCGCTGATACTAGCACTATTTAATATCTGTGCACCACCAGAACTATTAAATAAAGTTTCTGTAGATTTAGCTATTTTATTTGTATCCGTAGCTTTATCATTATTAAACGAAATTTGGTCAAGTTTTCCTGGTATAATAGCAGCAGAAGTGTAGTCAGGAAGAGCTTCGTTAATCATTCTATTAAAATATTCAATTACAATATCTGGTGTAATTTTCCAATCATCAACATTATCACTGCCGGTAATTGTTTCAAGTTCTAGCCAAATCATTTTATAAATATCTTGCTGATCAGCAATAGCTTGTAAATCGTCAAGATCAATAAGATTAATAATTCCAGATAGTAATCCAGAAAATGGAGGAATAACAGTTTCCCAATCTTCAGCTCTTGCTTTCAAACATATAGCATATTCATCTGGCATTGGCTGCCACTTTCCATTTGTTGTATCATTTTCATATGCACGATACATAGATTGAAACGGTTCTCCCCATAATTCAAGAACAGTTTGTCTTGATCTGAAATAGCTCATATCCATTACAAATGCATAATCTCCGGTGTTATATGCACCAGAAATTTTACAATAGTCTGGATCTAATGGAAGAATAAATAATCCTTGATCTTCATCATAATAAGCACATCCATAAAAAACATCTTCACGAAAACAAACCATATAAGCTTTAAGCATTTCATATTGAAGATGCATTTTGTCAAGAACATTAAGTGTATCCTGATATGAAGACAACATTGAATTTGTATCTCCACCATTTACTAAATCATAATCTGGGATAACTGAACGAGCGTTCAAGCAGAACATATTTGCATTATACGCAATTAATCTATAATATGCATGACATCTATAATACAAATATCTAGAAAGATTTCGAAGGTTCTTTTCATTTGAACCAATATTTTTTAGATATGTTCTTAAACTATCTTTATTAAAAGCAGTAATAGTAGTAGTACTTGTCTTAGTAACATCTCTAAGACCTCTTGCTCCATCCATTGCTGCAGCATAATTTTCTATATCTCTATGATTTTTCGTATACCAATCTTTTATTTCAGCAACCGAACTTTTTTGAGTAGGTGCCGGGTCCATTTTTTTAGCAGTTGGAACCTTGCTATTAGCACTAACATTTCTTCTTTTCATTCTTTGTGCCAAAAATTCGACACCTCCTTTATTTAATCATCAAATATCGATCCAATACGTCCTCTACGAATAGTAAGAGACTGGACTAATGAAATATCAGCTTTAGGCCGTTTTTTATTTGTAATAAATTTTCTACGTTCACATTGAAGTGCATAAGATACCATGCAACAAGTGTAGGCACGATCATCGTGTAATTTATTACGTTTTTCTGGACATAATTCAAAAGAATCTTTACCAGATTCTCTTTTAATACGAACCATATTGACAAGTTCTTCTTTTAAAGCGTCTATACTAGCAAGTGCTTTTTGTTCTTGCCAGTTTAATTTCTCAGTTCTACTTTTTACATTTTGTAGATTATTTAAATCATTCTGAACATTATAATCAATATCTTCAGGACTCATTTTTTGTTTTTTATATTTTGCTTCAAGTTCCCTTTTGGCTTTTTCATATTTTTCTTTATCAATATCAAAAATAGTAAGATAGTCCTTGCCATCATAATCAGCAGTAAAATTAATCTTATCCTGATTCATAAGTTCAATCATAGCTTCGTACATCTCAGATTTATATTGAGTAGGAGACATAAGATGTATTTTATTAACAGCATTAGGAAATTTTTTAACATATTCCTCAGAATATTCTTTATCAATTAAACCACGATGCATTTTGCCATCTTTACCTTTCCAATCTGGCATAAGATAATCAGCAATATTAACACCGCCTCCACCAGATCCAGCATCGATATATATACCTAAAATATTACTATAGGTATCATCACCGCCTTGATTATAATCAAGAATAATTTCTTTCAAATAATCAATCTGATCGGGAGTTTGCATTGGGCTTTTTCTTTTGTTTCCTATATCAATAAGATTAATACAATTTAATAATCGCATTTTGTATTCAGTGTCACCATTTTGATCTTTATCAACATATATTTCTGCAACTAAAATTACAGAGTTATCTCTACTACGAGCAGGATCATACGCAATAACAATCTTACGCTCACTTGTATCATTACACAAAATAGGTTTTCGTACTTCAGAATTTCGTGCAATAACACCTCTTCGGATAATAGCATTAGCTCCAGCATCAGAAGTAAATTCACAATAATACTCTCTACGAGCCTTTTCAGGATTAGAACGCATAGCTGCTTCAACAGTTGATTTTGTAAGAAGTGGAGCCATAACTTGACCACGAATAGTAGGTTTAAAAGCTACTTCACAATCTATATGAGCAACAAAATAATCAGGATCACCCATAAGTTGTCTTTTGCTAAAATCTCTATATAATTTATAAAATTCTGTATCAGTAGAAGACGCAGAAGATATATAAAATAATTGGTTCGGAATATTTGATGGAATACATCTTAGACGATTTATATCAATAGAATTGCCATCACGGTCTTTACCAGATTTAAAGCTTTTATTGACGATTGCAAATGCACCATAAGTTTGAAGCATTTCATCAGAAAGCCATCCACATTCATCAAAAATTACATTACCACGCATTCCCCTTTTTTTATCTATATTACTATTGAGCGTCTGAGTAAATGCGCCATTATATAAGCTATATGAGAATCCGTTAGAAGAGTGACTAAAACCATCTCCAGCGGCATTTTTTATTTCTATCTCTGCTTTAAATATATATCCGGTAGAACCAAGCATTGTATCAATGTTATCATTCGCAATTCTTTCAAGTGTTGTAAAGGTTTGTTCAGCCTGGCTGCCTGAACCAGAAGCAATATAGGTCCAATAGTTATTAAACAACATATCTTTAGCCATAACCATAATATCTATTAATGTAGACTTTCCAAATCCTCTCGTACAAACAAGAAGAACATTAGGACAATTCCAAGATCTTTGAATTATCCATGCTTGTGAATCCAATAATTCAATATTAAAAAAGTCATTTATAAATCTTACTGGATTACACTGATAATATTTCTGAAGATTTGCGATTTTTATAAAACCTTCCAATTTTCTGGAGGACATTGGATAAATACCAGGTTTAACAAAAATTTTATCTCCTTGTTCACAATAATTAAGATTCGGCAGATGATTCATTTTCTTCGGATTGATCATCTTCTTCATCCTCTTCTATAGAACTAAAACATGAATATAATTCATTTAGATCAACCAGATCCTCCGGTTTGATTAATCCTTCTTCTTCCATATAATCCTTAAGATCTATATTTTCACGTAGTAAAATACGAGAAATTTCTTTATAATTATCTAAATCACTTCGTAAGTTAGTAATCATCTGTCTTTGTTCAGCAACCATATCAGACCATTCAGATTCATCTAATCGCAATGCCTTTAATATAGAAGTATTACTCATATCCATAACTTGTTGCATACCTCTACAGGTAGCTAAATCAAATCCATTAACCTCTCCTTCACGAAGATTCATATCTTTGATCTTTTTAATTTTTCCGGTCCAAGTATTTTCGCCTTTTTTAGCATTTTTATTATTTTTCAGAGAAATACAACTTTCAGCAGCGAGATCTTTAATAATACTTGTTAAATCTTTTTTACTTTGTTGAAGGGATTTAATTGTTGCAGAATTATTTTGCAACTTACGAATATCAGACATGTATGTAGAAATAGCATTATCTATTTTAGATTGTTGTAGAAATGCTCTTACAATAGAAATAGCAGAAGCGGTTCTCATCATATCATCATTAGCATCTTCACTAGAATCAAGAAGTCCTAGCAATTGAGAATATAAGAAAGGCTGGTCAGATATAGCTTCTTTTTCGAATGGATCATATCCAAGTAATCTGACTACATCATTTTTATTTTTTACAAAACTACTATAAGTGTCTTGATCTTCACGACCTTTAATTACGTCTTCAGTAGTCTTCTCATCTTCATATATGATTTTTTCTTTAAACATATCTGAATCAGCATATGTTTCACCAATATATTGCGGCATAGAAACATTTTTAATATAAGATGTCCATGCATTATTCTTAGTTTTTCCAGTAGCGGAATTTTCCGATTCCTGAATACTTGAATCATATAATTTATTATAAAAAGGTTTATTTAAATAGCGTAAAGCTAACTGAATAGATTCTTTAGTGGGTTCATGTTCTTCTCCATTTGCATCAATTCTTAAAGCAATTTTCTTAGCGCAATCTTTACAAATTGGAGAACAATGAGATGTTACCAATGGATCGGTATTATCATAGAATCTATCTTTCCTTTTTGGTTTACCGCACATAAAACACCATGCGGTATTTTCTTTATAGTTTTCAATTTCAGTTTCTAATTCAGCAATTTTTTTTCTCATCTGAGTTGGAGTCATTTTGACAGGCTCAGACGTAGTACTTTTTCTTGTTGTTGCCATAACAACTCCTCCTTGTGTTCGTTAAATAGATGTAGTAGGACTCGAACCTACAAAACTCTGATCCTAAGTCAGATGCGTCTGCCAAATTGCGCCATACATCCAAAGAAGGGCAGTAAAGACTGCCCTGTATAGAAGTGTATAATATAAGCAGCAACGCCACTCGTATTATTTAATGTAATTTATATTTATGTTCATCTACAAGTCCATCTAACTGGTCAAACACAAACATAGAAGCACCTGCGTTTGCAGTTTTATTGATAGACATACTATATGGATTCACTCCAATAATTGATCGAACACTAATTACTTCAGAATTTCGTGCAACTTCTTCAGAAAAAGAAGAATGCCAGTGTCCTGTAAATAAATAGTCGATAGGCACTTCATGGATCTTCATAATATCTTTCATTGTCTTATTCAGATCTTTTGTTTCAAAATGTCCACCTAAACATGTATAAATAGTTAACTGTGAATATGCTAATCCAGTAGGATTTTCAACAATTTTTACATTTGGATTATCTTTTAATCTGGCTTTCATCAAAGCTAACATAGATTTACTCATATCTTCATTATCAAAAGCATTTTTAGGTTGTCCTAATAATCGCAATTGATTATGATTTGATTTTTTAACCATTTGAAAAGTAATAAAAACATGTTTACTTAATTCATTCAGCCATTCAGATAAAAAGTTTGCATATAAAATAGAAGAATCAATAACTCCATATTTTAACTGCATAAGCTGAGAATTAGCTCTTAATAAACCATCAAGAGCATCTCCTAAATCCCAAATATGTAAATGTGTAATTCCGTCTTTATTGATCTGATCAACAACTTTATAATATAATTCCCACATTCTATGTTCAAAAATTTCAGGACTATATTCATTAATGGTATATCCATGAAGATCTTTTATATTAAATTCAACTCCGTAATGAGCATCAGAAATAGTAAGAAGATAAGCTTTTGTAGTTGGTTTTAAAATGATCGGTTCAGGCTTCTCTAATGGTTCAAGACATTTTACAGCTTCGCCAATTTTTTCAGCAATTAATTCATCTCGTGAATACTCACGTAACCATTTATTAAACTCAAGTTTTTCAGTTTGAAGTTTAATTCGTTCTTTTTTAATTGCAAGTTCTTCCGGTATATTAGAAATAGAAGAGGATGGAGTAATATTCCATCCTGCATCTATATACTCTAATAATAATTTTGATCCTTTTCGAATTGTATCACGATGTTCAATTTCTCCTAAAGCATCAGATCTAAAATCTGTTACATCTTGCCATTCGATAGATGAATCAGTTTGCTTTCGTTTAATCAGATCAAGCTGTTCTTTTAAAAATTGATCTTTATCCATAAATTTACCTTACATATTATCTGTTGCGGATCCAGAAATGTCATCAAGATCAATTTTCTCTTCAGTTTTAGTAGTAGTAGAAAGGTCAAAAGGAATATCTCCGTATGCCTTTTCAAAAACTTCAAGAATGTCAATAATTTCGCCATTCATATCAACAAGTCTTCCATCTACCATATGTAAACTTTTTATTTTTCCATCATATTTTACAGTCTTTTTTAATTCCATAATTTTTCTCCTTGTATTCCATTGACATATATCAATGTTTGATATATAATGTTATTTGTGAAAGATTAAATAAAATTCAATTATAATAAAGAATCTAATTCAATATCTTGTCCAATAATACCGTCTACAATACCACGTTCTTTTGCCTCTTCAGCAAACATATAATATTCACGGTCTTTAATTTCTTCAAGAAATTCTGCAGACATATTACTATGTTCAATCATAAAATCAGTCATTCTTTTTTCAAGATTATCATAAAATTTCTGAATATCTTTTCCTTTATTTGACGAACTTACATATCCAGTCTGTCCATCATGATACAATACAATAGTATTTGGGAAACAATATCTTTTATGTCCTGCGGCAAGAATATAGGATCCCATAGAAGCACATTTTGCAAATCCAATTGTAATTACAGGAGTAGTAGATGTAGAAATTGAACTTAATACTTGTGATCCAGAAATAACATCTCCACCATCTGAATTAATATAAATATAAATTGGTTTTCTACAACCTTTTGGAAGACCCTTATCTTCTTTGTTCCACTGCATAATCATTAAACAAATATTTTCAATAATATTGTCATCGATATCTTCATTAAGAATAATTTTTCTTTGATTTAGATGTTCTTTTACAATTGTAGTATAAATTTCATCATCATCTTTTAATGTTAATAATTCCATCATATATAATCCCTTTATTCCTTTTATAATGTAATAACCATATCCTTTACAGAAGCAACAACTTTAAATGTTTTATCTTCATTAGATATAGCTGTTTTTAAATCTTGTTTTAAACTATTTTTAGCAACTTCTGAACCGTGAACTAAAACTAATTTTTCAGTATTTACTTTAGATCCATATGTGATAAGTTCATTTCTGTTAGCATGACTTGAAAATGTTCCAAGAGATATACAATCCGCTTTATTTTCAACTCCATCACCACTAATTTTTATTATCTTATTTTCCTTATAGTTTTTAATTCTATATGAAAGATAGGAATTATCAGCTCCGGTATATCCGCTAAAAATAACCATACTGTTTTCATCATTTAAGTATTCATGCAAATAAGATAAAATACGTCCATTTGTACAAAAACCTGAACTGCTTAAAACAATTTTAGGTCTATGATCTTTAACAATAGCTAAAGAGTCTTCTTTTTCACGAATAAAATGAACTTTATCCCAACTAGATATTTTTCCCCATAACTCCAAATCATTATCTGGTAGAAGAGTAGAATATAGATCACAAATATCACATGATAAGATAGAATCAACAATAATGTCATATTGAAAATTCTGATCATGATAAATACTATATAGATTTGTCAATATTTCTTGCGTTCTACTAAAACTAAAGCATGGCATAATAACGGATCCACCACGTTCAGTTACTGTGTCAATAGCAGCTTTCAAATGATCCAGGTCAAATTTACGTGTTTTCTTATTAATTCGTCCTGGTTCACCATAAGTAGACTCCATAATAGTAATTTTATTAAAATCTGTTGGAATTTCAGTATTAGGAACATAATGATTCTTTGTATTCAAAGAACCAATATCAGAAGTGTATAAAATAGATTTTGGGATTCCGTTTTGATCCCGAAGTGTAAGTTGGAGCTGCCTAGCACCAACGCAATGACTATTTTCATACCATTTAAACGAAACGACATCATCCAAAACATATTGCGTATGAATTTCATCATATTCAACAATATATTTCAAGGTATCAGTAACATCTGTTTCATCATAGATAGGAGAATAGTTTCTTTTATATTTAAATGATAAAGCATTTGCTTCACTGAGTAAAATAAAAGCACAATTATAAAGCAGCGGTTTCATAAGTTGTGCAGTAGCATGTGAAGCAATAATTTTTCCTGTAAATCCTTCTTTTACCAGTCTTGGAAGTAATCCAATATGATCAACATGAGTATGTCCAATAAAAACATAATCAATTTCAGAAGGTTTAAATTGAAATTTTGCTGAATTTATATTATATGACTCAAGATAATTATTATTTTGATATAAACCGCATTCTAATAATATTTTTTTGCCGTTGTATTTAATATAAATACAGCTGCCGGTAACATCATTGGCATTTTGACCTATTAAATAAATGCCTTCATCTTTTTTCTTTTTAGCTATGTCAAACACCAACTTTCAGTATATATTAGTATTAGAAATTAAAATTTTTCTTATTTTTATCAATATATAAATCGGTCTGGTGAACTGATTTTCTATATTCATTCAAAATTTCAACAGTTTTATATCTGGTTGTCATATAATATCTTTTTGCACGACCTTTATGTGTCTTACTAATCGTATGAACATCAAAACCTCTTCCTTTTGAACGTAAGTATTCAGCTTCTTTTTGACTAATATTTATCAATTATTTTTCCTCGCTTAAAATAGATTTCTCCAATAGGAGATTTTGTGTAGACTCAAAGGCTCATTATCTGTCATGATCAGAGACAAAACCTTTTGTAAACCCAATCTGACGCAAGCATCCTCATGGTAAAACTATATCTACGATGTTTTATTGGAATTTTGATTTAATTTGTCAACCTCATGGGAGAGGTAGGACTCGAACCTACGATGTTTCTTTGTGGCTGATTTACAGTCAGCTGCCTTCGCCGCTAGACTACTCTCCCTTGTGTTAAGTGAACAGCTATTCTTATTAAATATATAACCATAAATGGAGGCCATATATTTTATTGGAAACTTAACTTTCCCATATGATTTATGGTTAAATCACAAAAACTTGACTGCGTTTCGTCCTAAGTCAAACTCCCGCCAGATTTTCACGCTACTAGATATCTGGAACTTATCTTTTAATTCATCAAGAATACAGATTTGCGCCTGTCATTCTAAGATATAGTCTGTGTACTTTAGACTGCCATTTACTTCACTTCCTAAATGGTCAAAACGTAATCTGGGGCTAGAGGAGCTACCTCCGCATTTCAGATAACACGCCCCCAAAGATTCGAACTCTGACTAATCGGGTTGGAGCCGATTGTACTGCCAATTATACGAAAGGCGTAAATAAAAGGTGACTAACGGGATTCGAACCCGTATAAGGTGGATCCACAATCCACTGCATTACCAAATCTGCCATAGTCACAACGCTGCACACACGATTCGAACGTGCAAATCCTTTCGGACCAACAGTTTTCAAGACTGCTTCTTCACCACCCAGACATGCAGCATAAAAAATATCCGTCTTTCCGGATTGTCAGACTACCCAGTAGTCATTTGCTAATTAATAATAGAAGCTGCGTCCTGCAGTTTCTTTTTTTTGTTTTTATTAATAATTCCTATATGGGATAACGCAAAGCAGAATACTCGAAATTCAATCCAATAAAGGATCGCATGACTTAGCAGGTCAGCTCCGTGCCTCACGGATTTACTTTGCAAGAGGAGAGTGGGAGACAGAAGTCTCCCTCAAAAAAAAATGAAAACAATAGTAACATAAACAACATCAAATTTGAGAGAAAAATTCTCTCAATACTACCTGTGGGACTTGAACCCACACTTCGTATTTCAGAAACAGGATTTTAAGTCCTGTGCGCCTGCCAATTACGCCAAGGTAGCATTTATGGGATAAGCACTATATGAGAATTGAACTCATATCATCTGATTGGAAGTCAGATATCATTGCCATTAGACCAATAGTGCAAAATGCCCGGTGCGAGACTCGAACTCGCATTATTGCCTTGAAAGGGCAATGTCACTAGCCTGTTAGACCAACCGGACTTATTTTATCTAGGAAGCGGGAAGCGGTCTTCTGCCGAACTGTTTATCTTATTACCTACTAAATTATAAAGAGCCATGGTTTTATAAAATTTTGGATCTCAGTTTAAAGAACTAAGATAATATTCTTTACGATTAAATCGTACTTAATACTTCCCAAATAGCGGAGATTAGATTCGAACTAATGTCTCTAGGGTATGAACCTAGCAAGGATCCACTCCTCTACTCCGCATTAATCGTTTATATGGTAGAACTATATCTGTATCGTCTTACAATACATAGCATGTTCACTTATTGCCTACTAAGGATTCCATACTTTATCCCGATCAAAGTATAAAATGGACTCGGTTAATAATTCACATCTCATTTAATATACTTTGTGTATGTTTATCCACACCAAACTTTCAGGCACCAAACTGGAATGATGCGATTTGAACGCACAACATCTTGGTCCCAAACCAAGCGGACTGCCAAATTGTCCTACATTCCATTAATAATAGGATGAGATTATTGACCTATTTAAATCAGCTTTGCTTACCGTTGGAAGTAAGTAATCACACGAACGATTAATTCGTAGCTGATAGCGACACCAGTTTCAGTGGCTACTGGCAAACTCTTACTACATAGTATTATAAATTTCCTTTCAGCACATTCTTCCTTGCGAGATTCAGAGATTGCAGTCTCTTAGAGTTGCACCTAATTGTACTTTTTCATATTTCACCTTGCGAGTTTAATATGTGTCCATATTACAGAACAATAAGTCGCTTTTCTCTATGTAGTCGCATACACTTTTGCTTAATATAAGAATTTAACATTATTTTATGTTTTCTAACCAATTAAAAATATGTATGCTATTATTTATAGACTACGAGGTATACGTTTGAACATCTGTATCTTTTGAATACAGCCCATTCATCGCAGCCTTGCTTGTCTTGCTATCGACTCACTTTAGGCTATTCTAACTATCTTTCGATTTAAGTCAGAAATGTCCAATTAAATACAGCACTTGCTCTTGCGGAACTTGCACCATAAAACAACCTTACTGTCCACCCATTTCTGAGTTTATTTATAGCACCTTTCCCATGATGCCCGACCAACCATTGTCCTCAGCGGATGCCCCAAGACTTTAGGTTGGAACGTTAGTAAGTATTGGCTTTCTATCACCCCTCTTTAGAAGGAGGCACTTTCGTGCTTTATACGTGTCACCACGCTTATTTAACGACTTGAAGCCAGCCGATCTAATATTTATATATTTTATAAAAAAAACATAAAGCTTATTAGATAAAGCTAAGCTGACCCAGTAGGAATTGAACCTACGACACGCTGGTTAACAGCCAGCTGCTCTACCTATTGAGCTATGGGCCAATATATAGGAGTGAGTTTCCTCACTCCATTATTTAATTACGCATTAACTGCTTCTTTAATAGCTTTACCAAATTTGCATTTTACTGCATTCTTAGCATCAACCATTACAGTTTCACCAGTTCTTGGATTACGAGCTGTACGAGCATCTTTATGTACAGAATACAGAGTTACTCCGTCCATCAGTTTAACTTCCTCACTAGCAAGTGTAGCAAATGTTACGTCCTGAACAGCTTCAATAACTGTCTTTACATCTTTCTGTGTGAATCCTGTTTTACCTGCAACTTCTTTAATCATTTCAACTTTGTTCATTATAAATTTCTCCTTTTTATCCTTTTATATTTTTTAATTTATAGAAAACAGCAAAATACTGTTAACTTTCAATACGATTGATTAAAACATTAGTTTAGTTAAAAATATTATTGGCGATTTCTGCGCCTTTTTCATTAAGTATTTCACATGAATTGATATAAGATGTAATTACATTACCTTCTTTATCTTCACGCTTGATTTCAATCCCTTTGCATTTTGGATTTTTGCATGCCATTACATTTCCATGAATAAATGTCATTGGCTGACCACATGCTCTACAAATGTGTTTAGATACAAATTTTTCCTGTTGTTTTGCAAGTTTTTCTTCATCACTTGTTTTTTTAACAATTGGTTTCATTCCCCAGGCTTCTCTAAGATCAGCGAGAGAAGTATAATGTTCTTTTGTCCCGGAGGATAATCTATAATTTTTCATTTTGTAAATCTCCTTGTTTTCAAATAATTATTTGTACGTCCGGATGTATTAAGCCCATCCGGAGGCATTAAAAAACTATCAATTCGAATCCCATATTTAAATACGCATCGGTAATAGCGCAGAAGGTTTTGCCTTTTTTCAAACAGCTGTCTGACCACATGTATCCAAATTCTACGTATAATATGGACCTGAAGGATCAACGAAGCAAAAAGTTATTCCCCTCATATAGTGGACGAATTTGACATTGCGAAAAGTACTGGTTTTATATACGTTTTAAACCAACTTTTTTTTTGAATTCGTGTAATTTTTGCGGAAATTTTGAAGGAATGCATCTTTATCCATATTGTAAAGAAGATTAAGCAAGTTACGTGTATACCGAATGTATTCTTTAGCTTTACCTCGATTACTGGTATTTAAAGCAATTTCAATAAGTCTGCTCATTGTTTTTGGATTTTTTATTTTCATTTTACGTAAATCTTTAAGAATTTCATCAAATCTTTGAGTATATGCTATAATATCGTCATCTGACATATTATCTTTACTCAATAACTCTAATTCTTTAGCATATCCTATAATTTTATCCATTTGTCTTCGATTAGCATCGCCAGAAACTTTTATAATAAAATCTTTCGTAGGAGTAGAATTTTTAGAAGAGATAGGTTTAATCTCATTTATTACAATCTGCAGAGCATTCATAGGACATATATAATAGGAAGAAATTCTGTTATTGAGCTTGTCAACCTGTTGCATAACTTCTTCTTTTTCAAGTTCTTTACCGTTCTTTGTATATGAAATTTTCCTTGTATATCTCATAAACTCTGGAAAATCAATTTTCTGTTTCTTGGTATTGCCATCTTCATCAACATATTCCCTATACCGATTCATGCATTCCATTCTTTTGATTCTCTTTATTTCATCAAGAGCGTCAACTTCATATTCTCTTTTGCAACCATCAATTATAACTTGGGCAAGAACAGAAAGAATAACGAAGTTATCGTATAATTCCCTTGTAGGTTCAGTCCAATAATATGTCATAGCAAGCTGTGCTAAATTACTAGATTCACCAATACCAATTCTAGATTTTGCAAATTTATTATCCATACGAGCGTACTCTTTGAGTGTATTCTTATATGTAAGGCCGCTTTCTTTAAGCTTATTTACAATAGTAGGATATTTTTGATATGCAATTTTTGCACTTTGTACCATTACATCATTATTAGTAACAAAAAAGAAATCTGAATCAAAATCACATCCATTAGCACGATCCTGGATATCAGTATGGATACAATTTACAAACATGATATTGTTACTAATATTAAAATATCGCTTAAATCTATCATCATAGTGATTATGTAAGTAGCAAATATTATTAGGACTATTATGAGGGTTTCTGATACCACACAAATATTCACCATCATCAAATCTTTTGGTATATACCTGAATTACGCCATCTTCATGTTTAAAAGTTGGATCGTCATCCGGATTTTCTCCTACAGCTTTCATTAAAAGAGCATAAGGATTTCCAAAAATAGTTAAGTTATCTCCATTTATAGTAATTTTACCGGTACGAAGTTTATTTACATATTGATTTATAATTTTTCTTTTTTCAAATCTAAACCATGTACTTTCTGCAAATTCATTGTTCCAATTATACAAATCTGCCAGCATTTCATAGTGATTCACTACATTTGCATTTTTTCTCAGATAATCAACATAAATACCATTGTCAACTTTCATAGATTCAACATAATCAACACTTTTTTTAGCTAATTTACGAATTTCATTTACATAGCAGCATGGAAGAATATCATCTTTATAAGAAGGAAGAGTATTAACCATTTGATAGCTCATCTGTTGCACATTACCTAATTTACTTGGATGATCGGTTTTAACTATCCCCCAGTAGGATCCATCAGCATTAACTCTATCACACCAATATTTATAGGCATCTGCAGGTGTTTTACCCATCAAATTCATGAATTTCTTCCATTTAATAGCATTATCTGTTGTAATCATCTTAATATCTTTCAATTTATGTAAAATACCAAACATATCCTTTACTTCATATGTTTCGTAATCATACCCATGTTCAGCACACCAATCTTTTAAAAATAACTGTATTTCACATCGAATAGCACATGCTTTAAAGAAATGTTCTCTCAAAAGTGCCATTCCATTCACCCATGATGGAAGAATAGAAGACTCTGCAAGCATCTCACCATCAAATAAAGTATTTTTTACCTCAGTTTCCTCATCATGAACGACACATTTTTTCTTAATTACCGGAATTGTTTTATATCTTCTGGTATATTTCGGAGTAACGCCATCTTTAAGAAATTTCTTTTCCTTAATAGCCTTTTGTCTAGCAGCTTCAGTAGCTTCTTCATCAAGAACACGTTCATAATCTGTATATTCTTCAGCTGAAACAATCTTAGCCATCGTTTTAAAAAAACTGTCATGATCCTTAAGAATTAAAATATCTTCAACAGGACAATGAAATTTCCCTACAATAGTAGAAGTAGTAAGCGGAGCATAAGCTGACATTTCAACAATTTTCGCATCGTCAATAGGCATTTTGTCTCCAAGTCCCATAGTGAGCCAATCATATGCCTTTTTGTATAATTTACTATTAATAAACATTACCTGGCCAATTTTAGCCTTTGAAGAATTTCGGTAAAGCATTTTATAATTAATTTTCTGTACCTTTTCTTCATTTTTCTTAGAGTATTTGGTCCGGTATGTAACATCTATACCATTTTCATAGAATAATTCTCTAATTTCATCTTTGGACATTTTTAGATAATTATCCTTATTAGCCTGTACATTTTCAAATATTTGTTTAATTCTTTCTTTTGATTCCTTTGTAAGAGAAGCATCTTCCTCATATCCTTTAAATTGTTTCCTTAAATGAGTAATTTCTTCTTCATAGCTGCGACTACCAAAATTAAAATCAAGACAGATAATATCTCTTGTACTTGTATCATTCCATATATTTAAACCATGTTCTTTTATCCAGTCTGAGAATAAACTGTTACTGAACATAGCATCAGTAAAATCAAATCTTTCACGAACACCCTGATTATTTCCAAAGAGAGTGCCGGCTTTTATATTTTTTATTTTTAATCCAAATTCTGACAAACAAACACCTCCTTAAAATGGAATTAGCGTATTATTATATTCTCGTGTAGACATAACTATATTATTGTCAGAATTAGTTGATGAAATGCTTCTATTAATTGATGAAACACTGTGATGGAAACGTGAACGTGTATATCTGCCATAATCTTCCATAAATTGTTTTAAAACCTTTTTATCTTTATTTTTAATTTTATCAGATTCGCATTTCTTTAACTGTTTCTGCAAATTACTTAATTGTCTATTACTACTAAGTGTACCTAATGGTCCACCAATTTTCATTTTTATATCTTTCTTTTTACGTTCAATCTCTTTTTTAAGAAATTCAATTTTCTTATCCAAATCTTCATTTATCATTTTTTCAAAAGCTTTATTATATCTATCGATGTAATATTGCTGAAGATCTTTGGAGAATGTCTTCATCAGATCATTCCATGTCATTTTCTCAATTTCTTCTATATTAATAGATTTAGCAAAATCAATAATATCTTTCACGAACTCAAGAGTAAGTAAAAATGTCTCATATTTTAAAGTACTTTTGAACATTCTAAATTCAATGGTGTCTTTGTGCTGTAAGTTTAACGCAGCTTTTTTACCGGTATTATCATACTTTGCAAGCAGATTAAGAACCGTATCTTCTTTACAACGATCACCCACAAATTGACTATAATCCGTATTTCTTCTTCCAATAACACAAATATTGTCGTTAAATTTCTCAATAATATACAATATTTTAGAAATTACCAGATCCTGCTGCATTTTGGTTTTACCTAAATAATCTCTATTTGCATGAATATGTAAGCCTGCAGTATTACAATCATGTCCTTTATAACCCATTTCATCAAGATATTTAAACATTTCTTTGTAGTTCATCTTGTTTTTATGATATTCTAAGCTACAAGGCATAGTATCAAGTTCAATTTGAACCGTACCATCATGAGTACTATATATAAGATCTTCTTTATCAGACTCAGATCCATTCATTATTTGAATACATCTCTTTACAACTGATTGTTTATTATTAGAATCTACTTCTGGTTTATTTCCACCAACTTCTATTTCTGCTCCAAGTAGAAGAGTAGTACGTTTATTTTCGTGGTCCATAAAATGTTTAATATATTCTGGCGTATAATTATATTCATGAATATAGTATTTTTTATTACAATTATTTATCATAGCAGTTCGTAACATTGATGCACTGTAATCTATAAAAAAATCATTAGCATAAGAAGATGAAGCACTAACTGATTCTATTAGACGATCTAAGCCCCTATCATTTACAACATTCCCATTAGTATCTACTTTTCTATATCCGATTAATTCACATCTATTACATTCTGCATTAAAATATACATTATCATTAGATAGACTATTTAATCTGTGTTGTGATACAAGTTTTCTAGATACTTCATACGTATCGGTATTTAGTCTGCTACAGAACCAATTATAAAATAAATTAAAATTATAAATAATTCGACAATCAAATCTATGCCAGCCAGAATCATCGCAATATGAAACAGTTGCGGTATCTATATCTGTATAATTCGATAGTGCTATTCTTACTTTTTCAGCTAATTCACGCATATTAAATTCAATTGCATAATCATTACATTCAAAAATAATACAATCTCCAAAACTATTATTTGTATAAATACATCTTATATTTGTAACAAAATAATTATCTACAACAAATGGATCCTGAAGACTAATAGTATGTCCGTCAATCTCTATATCAGGTAATAATTTCATTCTGAACTTCCTTTCATAGTATTATTTTTGATTGATCTATCGTGTTCAACTCTACTTACATCATCTAACGCAGCACATGTTTGTGTATAAGGATTTTCAAATGTAATAGGAATTTCTTTAACTGTAGGCGGTATATTAAGCGGTACCGGAGATCCATTAGGTATTCCAGGTGTACATGGAGTAGGAGTCCATGTTACTTTATTTTTCTGTCCATCTTCAACTCCAGCGTTATATATTTCCTGAAAAATTTCTTCTAATCTATGTTTTTTAATTGTTACGCTATTATTTGGATCATTTACAGCAGGTTCAAAATCATAAAATATTAAAGGTTTCATTCCATTTCCTCCTTAATCGGTGTTCTTTTTTCGCTTACAGTTATAAATGTGCCTTTATTTAAATCAACTAAATATTCATATGAATAAATAACGCCTACTTCTTTATATTCATCAAATATTGTAAGTAAATTTACATTATCTTCATGCTCCTGGAACACAGGATTATGTAATCTTAAATTATAAAATTTATAACACTTAAGATTAATAAAAATTGAAGTATAAGAGACATAAGAGTTGCATATATCTTCTACACCCGATTCATAAGTGATTCTTTTATTAAAATCGTAATTTTTCATTATATTAACAATTTTTAAAATACTATCCTGTGTATTCTTTAATTCTTTTTGTAATTTGTCTATTTTGTCATATAATTCTTCATATTCACTTTTCTTATTCCAAAACATATTATTCCCCCACATATACTAATTTATTTATATATTCTCTACCTTCATTCCGAAATACAGGAATTTGAACATCTATACGCCAATAATCACCACTATAATTCTTAACGCAACAAATTCCACGTTGTTTATGTGTTTCAAAATCATTATCAAAATCAATATTTTTCTGCTTATGTAACATTTCTTTAATATCAGCAGTATTTTTATTCTGCAGTTCTTTCTGAGAAAAATTAGCCTGACCAACCATCTGAATTGAATTACGAATACAATCCTGCTGTCTCCAGAAAAAATAATTAGTGACTTCATCTTTAGAGAGATTAAAACATCTGGAGTCAAAACCTTTATACTTAACTTCAATTGCATTACTTAAATAATTAATATAAGTGAGATCTTCCTGATGCTGATTAATAAGCCATTGATTGGTACATCCCATATCCCAATTAGGAATATTTTTATAACCAAATTTCTCAATATTGTTCTCAAATACTTCTTTGAACCTAATAGTAGCTAGAGCAGCAGAGGTACTAACTATTTTCTGAATACGATTATCAAACCAAGGTTGAGTATCAAAATCTTTATAATCAATAAGAAGTAATGAGATTTCATCAGACTGAGTATATGCAATAACACAATTCTGTACATTCTTACATAAATACAAAGCAGTCTGTTGCATAGAATTAATCAAAATATCATCAAATGGCCTCTTGAATCCTCTTGTAAAACTATGAAATCTGCGGCCATCAAGTCTAATGATTACCGGCATTCTCCGGATCAACTTCTGGTCCGTGACTTTTTCGTAGCTTTTCATTCTGATATCTAAATCTGTGTATACTGGCATTGTTTAACTCTCCTTATCTGATTTTCCTAAAATTTTTTCAACAGAATGTGTACATTGATGAGTAACTTCAATAAAATCATTATTGTCTAATTCATTCTGACAATTCCTAAAGAATTTATTATAAATTTCATTTACACATTCTTTACTACAGCAATCAAGAGGTCTATCTTGATTCCAATTGTCATTTTTATCTACTTTTGTTATGGATATCATCCAATAATGCTGCGGAATCTTCATTTTACGTCCACATACATCACAAACATAAGTATGATCAACAAGCACACGCTGTATCACTTGGCGTTCTTCAAATTTGTTTTCAATCATATGCAACCCCCACTTACAATTACAGTAAGTCCATTCTTTATTCCTTTTTCTGGATTAGACCATTCTTCTGATTTAATAACTTCTTTATCTGAGTCATAAATACCCCCGTCAAGAGTAATTATCTTCCCTGATTCAGTTCTAAATGCTCCTGCAAATACATCTTTTTGTTCATCTGCAGAAGGAATAGTAACTCTATATTCAACATAGTCGTAGTCTTTGTTTTTTATAAGATCTCCTATAGTAGGATAAGATTCTTCATTCTTAATCATCGTTTTTATCCTTATCAATCTCTAATACGATTTTTCTGTATTCTGCTGATGTTATTTTCCCAAGCTTCATATTTATATAATCACTAAAATGCTCATCTCTAAATTTTGTATTATACTGTATATCGTTACATAACTCTCTTATGTCTGATATAGCTTCTTGAGAATCCATATCACATTTACTCACATGGAGGCATATTTCACCGACTCCAAAATAAAGGTGATAAAGCTGATCAATTATATAAATAAGCTGTTCTTTATCAAGTTTCTCTAGGTTTCTTTTAATACTTTTTCTCATAGTGTATCTATCCAATCTTTTAACTCATATACATCAAATTCTGTAATATTCTCAACATCTGGATGATAGAAGAAGAGCGAACTATCATTAGTACCAGCATTAAAAGTCTGTTCCATGAGTGATAGGATGTTTTCAACACCGAGAGAGTATGCAGCTCTCTCAGTGTCAGTCATGTTTTTAGTTATATCTTTATTATTATTTAATGCTTCTTTAAATGTTTTTGTGTTGAATCCCCAGAAGGATATATCTTCCATATCTGTCTTGTCTAGTCTTTTGAATCCCATTACTTAATACCTCACTGATTAAAACATTAGTTTAAATTAATGCTGTCGAAATCAATTTCACGAGCATCATACATCTGCTGAATAAGAGCTTCATAGTCAGATTTAAAAAGCTTAACAGCGAGGTCAAAAAGTTCATTTATCATTCCAAGATGAAGATCGATAAATTCCATCTGAGACTTACACATTGGAGTGTGAGTGACGTTGTACTTATTCATGCGGGCTTTTACATTCATATGGTATACATTATCAAATTCTCTGTAGAGAACCATCCATCTCAGACCAAAGTTTGTTCCAGGGAATCGAATCAATCTGTTAATCAGCATACGTTTTGTAGCGATAGGAACATCTTTTGTATAAGCATCAAGAGCCTTCTGGAAATCTTTGATATCCTGTTTCTGGGTTTCAATGATGACTTTCTGCTTGCGAATTGTCTTATTTTGCTGATCAAGTGCCTGCAGATTCAGTTTAAATAGATTTTTATAATTTTCGTCTAAGAACGGCATGTATGTATCAATAAATAAGTCTTCTTGACCCTGGTTAATATAACCCCCGGTCTTACGAATAGTTTTCAGGATTTCTTTTACTTTCTTCTTGAATTCTTTTGCTTTAGGCTTACGTGAAAGCATCAGTACTTCGTAGAGGCCATTTTCAGTGAGGAACCATGCTTCTGTCTGGTAATTTGAACCGGTCGGAATAATCTTCCGAGTGGTTTTTTCATCTTCGTCTACATTAGCGAGCATTTTGTTTACAGAAGAAATATTATAATCAATCCACTCAGCCACATCTTTTGCTAAAAATAACGGTTCTTCCGGTGTCCCGAATACACGGACTGTCTTTTCAAGGAATGATTCTTCACGAAGAAGTGAGAGTGATGTAGATGTTGCTTCTACGGTAATTTTCTTCTCGGCTGCTGCTTTCTCAGCTGCTTCTTCAGCATCAAGTTCAGCAATAACATCCTGTGGTGTTTTGGAATGTTCTTCAATATCTCTAAGAGCCTGGCGAGGATCCGCATAAGCTGGAGCCTTTTTTGTTGGGGCAGTAGCAATTTTCTTCATATCTTCAAAGTCATGTGCAAGCATTTCGTCCATAGAAGAGTAAAATGCCCGTGCTACTTTGTCAGTTGCTTTTTCTGTACTTGTAATCATCGTTGTGTCTGTGTTTTTTGTTTTCATTTTAGTTTTCTCCTTTTAAATTACACTGTTAAAATTGATTAAAACATTATTTATAAAGATTTTTTAAATCAGCTTTTATGTAGTTGGTATTTCTACTACATAATTGTCAAATGTTAAATCTGGAGATGTAAGTAGTGATTTAATCAAATAACCGTTGCTGATTGTTTGTAGTATATCACTGAAAAATGAGGATGTCAATAGGCTTTTTAAATAATATGCTAGGTTGATTAAAACATTAGAATAAGGAATTTAATACATCTAATAGGAAGAAAGTGCTATTTGGATGAAAGTGTTAAGGTGATTTTTGCGATGATGGGATCGATGGAGGGGAGAAAATTAGAGATGAGGTGATTGCTGGATTTCTGGTTAGTGTAGAAGTATACCGGCTTAGGAAAAATGACTGACAATTTCGACGTTTTGCAGTCAAAAGCACCCCCTATACGATTATTAATCATGTTTAACACGCCTAAAACCCTCTGTTTATGCGGGTTTGCGGACTTTTCTAAATTTTTTTAAAAATTGCAAAAATGGTATAGTACTATAATATGAGTATGGTATTCTATGCTTGTCCGAGGGGGACGTTAAACACTTATGTCCAAGCAAGTAATATCGTACATTGACAAGCAATTGAAATATGGCAAGTATCACGCATAGAGTACCTTTTATGGACTTTAGCGTATCTCTTTAGAACGCTGTGAAAAAACCATAAAGTAGACGAACATACAAGATAGAAAAGTCTAGTTCCGATTAGACAAATTGTTTTTTTCTTCCTTGTCATCTTGCCACCGTGCATTGAAAATTTTCAGTGTAGGGTGGTGGGATGAACACCAAACTAACAATATTATTTTGGTACTCGTAAACCATATTGCGAGAGAAAAGGGGAAAATTATGACAGAATCAACAAAAATTACAGCGGTAGCATTCGTTATCAACAAAGACGGTGATGTAAAATCTATCTCAGCCAAAACACCAAAAAACGTGGTGAATGATAACTTTTTCAGTTACGCTTGCCAGTATCATGCACTGAATATTCAGTATAATGTTGCTGAATCTGATGTGTTAAAAGCTGAATACGAAAAACTTGAAAAGTTATCTGATGATGTTAACGAACGATTAAAGATTCATAAAAAACACGTTGAAGATGCTAAAGCATACAGGACGGCATGCGATACAGCACGCAATAACTTTATCAGCAAAGTTCCTGAATCTGTGTTGAATACCTTTAAAGCCGATACATTTGCTAAAGTTTATACACATATGCTGATGAATGCAACATCATACACTATAGTTGAAAGTACTATAAAAGGTGTAAAGCTGAAAAAGGTACCATATGATGTTTTTAACCCAGATTGTTATTCAGAATCAATCGAGGGTGTAAACTGGAAACTTTCACACGCTGTCGTAAACTTGTTTGACAGTACAACACCTAAAGCGATAAAACAGGAAGCATTTAAACCGTTTATCACAATTTTAAATGAAATGTTTGGCAGTACTACACTGAGAAAAGATGTATATAAGCCAATAAATTTCAATCAAATTGCGTTACAGTTATGGGCTGAATATGCACAGTCTCTTAAAGACGGCAATGATAAAATTACATCAGGTGTTAGTTTTAAATTAAAAAACAATGAAAAATCATTGTACACTTTAGCACTCGTGGGTATGACTCATTTACATATCACCGAACTTGCTACTAATGCTGAGAGCAAAAAAGAGGACGAGCTGAAAAAATGGGCCGATGAATTTGCTGAGAGTTTAAAAGCCACTAAAGAAAAAGTATCTGGCAAGGAAGAAAAAACAAAATAAAATATCTATCTGGTGAAAAAAGAGTCTGTAAAGGCTCTTTTTTTATTGGATAAATTTAATTCAGAAAAAAGGGGTATAAAAATATGAAAACAACTGAATACAAGAACACAAGAAAACATCCACGTACACTTTATAAACCGCTTAAAATTGCATCAACTTTCACCAGTATTGATAAATTTCAAATTCCATCCGGTGCAATTTATGGACGTATTACACCTAACATGTATATTTACATCTCTGATTTTGACCAATTCAAAACAGAATGTCCTAAATATACAATGTACATCCTTGACATGCGTTCGGATAAACGTTTCAGACGTACATCATTAACACCTAACAACTTTGCTTATAAAGCTATTTTAGCATTCATTAAAGCTAATAACTTAACAGGTGTATGCAGTAAATACTATCATGAAAATCGTAAATATTACGATAAAAACGGTAACGTTACAGGCGCACCACGCGAACGCCTTATTCCACAACCACAATCACGTTGTTATAGACAATCTATGGTTGACGGTAAAGGTTACGACATCAGTTGGGAAGAAAATATACTGGACAAAAATCCAGACGGTACACCATATAAAGGTATAGAGTCTCAATGTGATATTCAGTTCAATGAGTTCGAAGGTATTGATTACAGACTCACAAAAGATGCTATATACGACTATGCTGATACAAAATATAAAGATGGCATGAAAGTAGACCAGACTAAAATTCGTCCTGAAAAATCTGGTAAAAATAATAAAATTAAAGTTCGCATACATCATGGTAATACTATAATCAATAAAGAATTCTAAAACCAAAGCACCTTTAAATAGGTGCTTTTTTTTATGCCCTTTTATCTTATTTAAGGAGGTGATAAAATGTGTATCAGATAACTGATACCAGAAAAGAGGATCTCAAATATGAAATACAGGGTAACTATTAATAATTATTATACCGTACTTCAAAAATCTGGAGAAATAACAAGTGTAGTTTTACGACATTTCCCCGACAAAGATATAGCTGAAAAATTTGCAGCTATTCATGTTGATAATTGTACATCAACAACTGTCAGTGAAGTATCAGATTCAGATGCGGTGGATAAAATTATCTATCCGTAACTTTCAACAACAACTTTACATTTCCCAAAAACACATTAAGAAGCCCAACTCCAGGGCTTCTTTTTGTGTACAAAAAATACCACAACCACACATTACAGTCCTGTTGTTGCGAGAAACAACCAAATTACCGGTTTACCCCTTACCGGTTGCAAGGTCAAACCTTGACAGGACTATTCGCAGTAGTCACGCACTGCATAACAAAAAACACTATTAATGAAGTAGAGGAAGAACTTGACAATCTAAGACAGCACCACAAAAAGTCTCTCCAGAGTGACTACGAGTTGGTGTACTCTTGCTAAAAACAACAATTGATTAATCGGAGGAAAATAATATGAAAACAAATAAAAATAAATTAAAGGCAAATAAATCCGCAGCTTACAATTCCATTAACGTAATGAAATCATTCATGGATAATCTCCATGAAGTTCCAGATTTCATGACAAAAGAAATCCATAACATTGAGGATTTCATGTACGAAAGTACAGAAGATGAGTGTCACTTATCATTTGTAGACTTAATGAAATATCTCCGTTTCGTCTATACCAGACTCACAAAATGGTCTGATAAAGTCGCATTCATCACAGTATTAACCTGTGGGAAATTTACCGACAGCATCCTTCCATTCTATATGCCTGGCACTGCAAAATGCTTACGTAACTACAAATATGTAGAGCGTAAACTCAAAAGACACGAACCTATCACGCTCAGAGTTGCTTATGGAGCTGATGGGTTCTTTTATGAAGATGGACATTTCGAAGCAACTATTGATTTCTTTAATTGTAAAGAAGTCACATATTCTTATACAGATGAAACTGGTGAACATACCGGAAGATACTAATTAATATATACATATATAAGGAGAATAATAATGATTAAATACAATACCATTAACCGTAACTTCAAAACTTTTGATGACTTTATCAGTTATCATTTTGATAGGCTTTCAGCTCACACATTATATCAGACACTTACAAAAGATCCACCCATGGCTAAACAGCTTTTTAGCAATATTGTTTATGTTAGTCTGTATAATATCTATACAGATAACAATATATGTGATGCAGACCTTAATACATTTGAAAATGTTCTTAAATTTGTATTCGGTGATGAATATGTTATAGAAGAAGAGGTTCACACAAAGATTATAGAAACTGCATACTGTTTACGCTTTGGTTATAACGCTGTTAATCTTGAATGGCTCAAGAATAACGCTTATAAATGGTTTAACAAACATATGATATCACTTAATACATTCCTTGATATTGCAAGACTTTAATAATATAACTAAATATCTATAACAAATGCGATCCTAAAAATCCTATAAAATCATATTACTTGCCGATTTGAAACTTGGGTTTTGAAATAGGATCGCTTTTTTGTACCTACCCACCCCCATTAAAGTGGAAACTACGGAAATAAAAGTAAAGAGAGGAAATGGAAATGAATATGAAAAATATAATTAAAACAATCACAGCACTTACACTTGTATCTTTTACGACTCTGGCATCATGTCAGCCTGCATCCGCAGCTACGGAAACAATTCCACCAACAATATCCAACTCATTAAATAAAACCTTCTATCCGCTCACCGGAATCGTCACCTCAGTAACTCCAGATGATTCCGACACATGTTCCGAAGTAATTACATTTACTTGTTCCAACGGAAACATGTTCAGTTTCACAGCACCAACAACAGACTGTTGGGAAGAAGCTGACCTTGTATCATGCATCATGAATAACAAGGGAACTGAAACTGTTTATGATGATGAAGTAATCACATCTATGTATTCCGGATCCACAGACCAGTTAGAAGCACAGTTTGATTACACAAAATAATAATGTTTTAATCAATGAAAGGAGATAAAATATGAAAGGCAAAATCATTCTTGGACTCACAGCATTCACATTACTTGCCGGAATCATCGGCACGATTGACATTAACACTTACAACGGAATTCATTCCGTTACCGGTTATGCAGCGAACAATAAAATCATTGCTGACAATGGAAATACTTACTCTGCTTCGAATCTCGAAGGTAAAGTAAAAGTAACTTTAGATAATAACGGAAGCGTTATTGAAATCACATCACAGAATTAGAGAGGGAAATAACTATGACAATCGATCCAAAAGAAATCAAAGAAAGAAAAGCAATTGATAAAAAGGTTGCAGAAGTTGAACCATTTTTTCCACTTGTTGAAAAGGAAGATGATGTAGCAGTTATTCATATGAAACATGCAATTGCAAACCTGTACTATAATTTGTTAAAAGAAATCTTTCCTCATACAGTAGCAATGTATGAAGATGAAATCATTACCACAGTAGGTCACAATGGAATGCATTATCTATATCTCACAGGCAAAATTGATTACTGTGGTTGTCCAAATGGTCACAGATTATTCATTATCTAAGGAAGGAGCAAAGCAAATGGTATCAAATGAACTACAAATCAAAAACCTTAATAAGGACATCAACGGAATGTTACATCTTCTTGCTGAACTCAAGGCAAATCCAGAAACAGAGAAATCATTCTTCACAAGAGAAAAGTGTGAGACAGAGCTTGCTAAAGCTTATCACAGGAAGCTTGAACTTATGTATCCCAAGGCAGAAACTTTATACATGTCCTGTATAAAAGAAGCTACATCTGCCAAAGGAATCGAATTAATGGTTAAGTACAATCTCATTGAATCTTGTGCAGTGGCAGAAGATGGAGAGAAACTATATGCATTATAGGGAAAGGAGTATGGACTATGAAACTGTGGGAACGCAAAGCAAGATCAATTATGAAAGGATTTTTGTTTAGCGAGACAAAAATTAATTCTATTATTAATTACGCAAACGAAGATCCAAAAGCAAACAATGAGTTGAAATTATATAAAGCAACTCACAAGGCAAGACAATGTTTATAATCATTACAATAGATATATAAACAATTATACAACTGAATATGGAAAATAAAATAAATAATTAAAGAAAGAGGTATGATATTATGTTAAGTATTAAAAATGTAAACGAGGAACTTGTAAACGGAGTTGTATCTGGAAATACAGTAATCAATACAGATAGATTCGGGTATAAAATGGCATACGACACAGTAATGGCGAATTATAAAGAAATAGAAGGGAAAAAGTTTGTATCAATTCCATTGGACCTTCTGGAAATTGACGAAAGCTATCAGAGATTATTCTGTATCAATATGTCAAAGATAGATGATCTTGTGAAGAATTTTAACATGAATAAATGTGATCCAATTCTTGTCGCTCCACATCCAGAAACATCTACATTTGCAGTAATCGATGGAACTCATAGAGTATTAGCATTTGAAATTATGAACAAGGGAAGCATTTGTGCAACAATTGCCGAGGGACTTTCTGATAATCCAGAAGAAAGAAGTAAAGAAGAAGCTGAGATATTCTGCGGACAGGGAATTAACGTTGACCGTATGGCCCCAACTCATAAACATAGAGCTTATGTAAAGATGGGTATAAAGAAATATGTAATTCTAGATGAATGTATGAAGGGAAGAAAACTCCTCCTTAATGTTCATGAATTAAAGAATCTTGACAAAGAAAAACAAGACGAATTAATTTCAGATGGATGGAGAGTGCTTTCTGGATATACAGCATTACTTGCTGCTGCTGCTCATTCAAAAGGTAAAGAAATGGTAACAACAATTTTTGATATTATTGAAAAATCAGGATGGCATTCAGCAACCAATGGATATGGAACTAATATAATCCGTCCAGTATCAGCAATCCTTAATATGCATGATTTTGATCCAGCAGTAACACAGGCAATTATTAATATCTTTAGCACAATGGAACCAGATCTGTTCATGTCCAAAGCACATGCAGCTTATCCAGGACGCAAGGAAAAAGAAAGACTTACAATGTGGCTTGAAAAAGCAGTAGCAAAGAAACTTGGAGTAGAACCAATCTATACTGGTGGAGATATGAGAAAGGTAGCTTCGAAATACAATGGAGCTAAAAGAAATGCTTCAGCATCTAACAAAACAACTCCATTCCCGGAAACAGGAACAGAAAAATAAAATAATGATTTAATCAAAATTATAATAAAAATACTTGATTTTTAAATAAGCAAGTGTTATATTATGATTATAAACTAATGTTTTAATCAACAGAAATAATAAGGTAAATACATCTATAAAGATGTTATTTATATAGCAACAAGCATTTACTATTAACCAAAGGCAAATCAGTTTTTGACTTGCTACCAAAATCTGATAAACCTAAACCCTCAACCCTTACAAATACATCCTGTATCATGATCCACTTGAACGGTATAACCTCAAGTCGAAGGTACGTTTTTCTAAATATGGAAATTGATACAGGGTGTCATATAGTTATATAATTCAGACCTATATATAAGCGTGACAATATATGGAAGTCGTTTACCATTCTGGCGGTGTGAAACCTAGAACCGCCAACTCCTTCCAAATATGGATTTGAATTATGTAACTATAAATAATGTTTTAATGAAAAGGGGAAAAGTTATGAACGAAAAAAAGAAAAGGAAAGTCATCTCTTGGGATGAGATTAAAGAAAAATTCAAAAGGGAAAGGAAAGAGCAATGACAGAGATAAAAAAGTATGACAAAGAAAAGGATATTATTGCTTATAACGGAGTAATCGTTGTCTCATGCTTTAAAGAAAGAAACGAAATGCAGACAGAGTTTGACGAAATAATTGAGGCATGGAAAAAACAAAGAGATAAAGAAAGAAAAGAGCATTGGAACAACTTAAGAAAAAGAAAAGGCATATTTTCATTATTCAGAAGAAAGAAGGCAGCTTAAATGAAATTTATTGATAAATATAAAGAAGAACACCAAGGCGGAATTATTGGTGATATTACATGCATAAAATGTCCATCTGATTTTGGATATGAACCCGATCGAAATTGTACTTGTGGTACGGATGATGAAGCATGTCATAGATGCTGGAATAAGGAAATGCCTGAACCTAAATTAGAACCAGCTAATGCAAATGATTTCCCAGGATTCGAAATTAATGATGTAGTACAGTTGAGAAGTGGAAGATTATGTATCGTTCTTCCAAATAATAAGTCAAAGGATAATAAAAGTATATGCTATACAAATAAAAAACCCAGTACAGAAGATATTATTGGCTCGGGAATAACCTGCTTAACTCATTGCATCGATTATATAGGATATATATGTGAAAGAAATTGCCTCAATGATGTTGTTAAATTATGGAGAGCAACTCCTGAAAATGCGTTATCATTGATAGGCTATTTCTTTAACAAAAAAGAAATTCCAGATCACATCAAACCTATTTGGGTAGAGCCTACAGTACCTACAGCAAAGAAGATGACACTCAAGGAAATTGAAAAAGAACTTGGTTATTCAATAGAAATTATTTCATAAATAGAAAGTGAGGGAAATGAATCATGAGTGCATATAAGCAGTTTATTACCAGACATTTTGAAAGCACTAATACATTTGTAACTCAGTTTTTCAAGGAAATTAATTCTCTCCCGGAAGTCGGAGATTTATTCGAAGGTAAAAGAGTGTTGGCTGTCACACCAATTTCAATGGATTGTGAACAGTTTTCAGATGATCATCATAATTATGAATTATATGAACTCGAATGTGGCGAGTATGAAAACAAATATAATGAGAACGGGGAAGATGAAACTACAACAGAAAGAGTATGCGTAAGAAAAGAAAATGAATTATGATAAAAAATAATAAAAATCAGCCAGTAAAAGGCTATAAAGTATTCAACCCAGATTGGACATGCCTGGGATTTCAGTATGAAGTAGGGAAGACATATGAAGAAGATGTAACACCAAAATGTTGCAACAAAGGATTTCATTTCTGCAAAGAATTGAAGGACTGCTTCAGTTATTATTCATTTGATCCTGACAACAAAGTTGCAAAGGTTATTGCATTAGGTGAAATTGATGAAAAATTAGATGATAGCAAATGTTGCACCAACAAGATTCAGATTGTTGAAGAAATCAGTTGGGAAGATGTTTTGAGAATGGTTAACCTTGGAGAAGGAAATGCAGGTTTTTGCAACGGCGGTAACTATAATACTGGTGACAGAAATACTGGTGACTATAATACTGGTTGCAAAAATACTGGTAACTATAACACTGGTGATTGGAACACTGGTAGCTGTAATGCTGGTAATTGGAATACTGGTTACAGAAATACTGGTGACTATAATACTGGTAATTGGAACACTGGTAGCTGTAATACTGGTAATTGGAACACTGGTGACTATAATATTATAGATGCATCTTCTGGATGCTTCTGTACAGAACATCAAAAGATCCTTATTTTCGATAAATTGTCTAACTGGACCATAAAAGACTGGTTTAGCAGTGATGCAAGATATATTCTTGATAGTATTCCAAATAATATTGTTGAGTGGATCTATGAATCAGATATGACAGATATAGAAAAAGAAAAGAATCCAACGTACAAAACAACTGGTGGTTATTTAAAGATTCTTGATAAATCAGAAGCAGCGCAGGTCTGGTGGGATGGATTAGATACTACAGACAAAAACATTATTAAATCAATTCCAAATTTTGATGCAGGAAAATTTCAAAAATGTACAGGTATTAAGGTTGATTAAAAGGAAAATGAATTATGAAAATATTTACAGGAACTATCACAGAAACCAATTCACGTAAAGTTGCTGTCATTGCAGAAACAAAAGAAGAAGCCGATGCAATCCTCTCAGATCTTTATCTCAACGGAGATATTGATGAACTTGATTATGATGATTACGATGGATGGGATTCAGAAATCAATGATGAAGTAGATATTGATAGCAGAGAACTTGATGAAATTGAGATTTATGATGAAGAAGGAAATAAATATGAAAAAGATGATTTACCAGAAAAATATTTCGACTCTGAGGAGGTATGATGAATTATGACTAACATTCCTACATTCCTTGGTTGTGCTCCGGCAGATGCAAGCCAAATCATTCCATATACAGAGAAATTTGATGTTCTGTATGATGATGGCGGTGAGATGAAACTTATTACAAAAGAAACTTATTCAACAGAAGCAGATGAGGATATGCCAGCATTTAAATACAAGTACGTGCTTAATTGTATGGATATGAAAGCATTTGGAACACAAGAGAAATTAATTGTTATCCAATGTTTAATGTGTCCATTACCTGAATATGTAAATAAGAAAACATTAAAAGAAATAACTGATGACATAGATTTTTACTTTTCAGATGCAACCAGTTCTAGAGCATTACCAAATATGGGAGATGAATATATCAACTATGATGAGGTTCCGGAAGATGAAAACGGAAATCGCTGGTATGTTTACCATTATCATCTTACTGACAATAAAGATTTTGTCCAGGTGTTAAATGTAGCAGCTACAATATTTGATGATGTAAATGTTTTCCGAGGATGGAGAATGGACCGAGTATGGAATCGGATTGGAAGTACCGGATGGGATTCACTCAGACACTTACTTCTTGGAGAGGACTGGATAAAGAAATCAATAAACAGAATATTAGAAAGCGAGGCAAATAAATAAAATGACAAATCCAAAAGAATACAATTTTTCAGATTATAAACTTTTATTTTACAGAGGTAAATACCAGTGTGGTTTAGGAACTGCATTATATGCATTTCTCAGCGATGGACAACCATACGGAAGTATTTCTGTAAATCTAGGAGTAAAACTTCCAAAAAATCAGATCTTCATGGATGTGAACAATGCATGTAATCTTTGTAATCAGATGGAAAAGGATGGATTACTTGAAAGAACTGGTTTGGCAAAGCAGAGTGGATATTGTATTTATCCGGCTGCAAGAATTACAGAGAAGTTGGAAAAGATTTTAAACGAGCTGTAAATAGTGAATTAATCAAATAATAATAAAAAGACAAGGTATAAGACGAAAGGATGTTGATGAAATGCGAGATAGAAGCATCAAAGCAGTGAGATCTAAGAATATTGCAAGGAAATTAAGAATGGAAGGATTTAAAATCATTCGAAAGGAACCGAATATCAGATTTCCGGAACAAGATGTATATATCTTTGAAGCTACACCGGAACTTGTGATCAGATTGAGAGAATTAGTTGAAGACAGGGAAAGGTGGAAGAAAAAATAATATGATAGACGAGGTTTTAGACATGGGAAGGACATTTATCAACATTGATGAAGAGTTAATTAAAGAAATGGACAAGGCTGGCATTAAAAACGGAAAGATAATGATGTTGTATGGAAAAATATTATCATTATCTCAGAATGACCAGAATGCATGTATGGCAAGTAATAAATATTTTGCCAATGTATTATGTACCGAACCAAGAAATATACAAAGGTATATAAAAGAATTAAAAGATTTAGGATTCATAAAAACATACGAAGAAAATGATTCCTCACAGTATGCTTTTACGGTCGCCAGGTTTATATATCCGCAATGGAAAGTTGTGAATGGCAAATTATGTCATGATGGTACGACAGATATGTCACAAGGGAACGAAAATATGTACACCACCCCACGACAAATGATGTCGAATCCCATGACAGATAATGTCGAAAGACACGACAATTTATGTCGAGAAGTACGACAAGATCGCCATCCAAATAACAGAGAGAACAGAGAGAAAAGAATAGATAAGAATAACGTTCCGCTTCGCTGCACTGATAGTCGCTTCGCTCCTGGTGTCGCTAACGCTCCAGGCTCCGCTGACGCTACGCAATCTAATATGAGAGAAAGGTTTAATTACTTTAAGTCTCTTGATTATGATGCAGTTATACCTAGTGAAGAATTACCTAGGATTGTAGCTATCTCTTATGCAGAGCTTGATCTAGATATTTATGATTCTATTGATTCTCGTAGAGAAAAACTTATTAAGGATTTTACCAGTGGATATTATAAGGCAAAAAATAAAGATAATATTATTGCATTAATTGATGCAGTTATTGCTGGTGAGATTGTAGAAAGGAAGTAATTATTATGGCCTGTTATTGTTGTGACGATTGTCATGATGCAAAACATAACGGAGGTAAATGTAATAAATTTCAATATGAATGTCCGTTTGATATCCTTGAGGCTTTTGATGAGGTTGATATTAAAATTATAAGAAAAATAATAGATAATATTAATATTCAAATAGACAATTTGAAGGCCATAGATAAGAATCATGGTGTTATGGAAGAAGATATAGAAGCTTTAAGATCTGCTTTATCTAATCTTGAAGAACGAATAAGTATTGACTTGCAAAAAGAATGGAACGAAATAAATGAAGATTAAACTTCTTATATTAATTATTGCTTTTCCGGTTGGATTCTTTCTGATCGGAAGGCACTATTCTAAGGCAGATAGATTATTGATCGTATTCACTATGTGGTTTGCGACTTGTATTGTTGAAAGAAATATTCAGAACTTTATGTAAAGGAGTATTAAATAATGACAATTGAAAAGCCGTATCAGAGAGTAAGAGATATTGAAGCTTTATCAGATCATCTTATCGAGATAGTAGAAGATAACGATGAGAGATTTTCTTTTGAATGGGGATCCTGTGGAATCAATAAAGCTAAGATGAAAATCTTTGATAAAGAAAATAAAGTTGGCTACATTGTTAAGATTGAACCTATTATTTATGATGATAATGGAGAACCGGTCAATATTTAGAAAGGAAGGAGCTGTAATGACAATTGGTGATATCTATGTAAACAAATTAAATAACTCAGATATTATTCAGATTGATAGTTTTGCTTCTCATATGAATAATTTGAGAGAAAATTCTATTATAATCTACAGAAATATCGAAAGGCATAATGAGTACGAAATTGGTAGTTGTCCTAGTAATAATGGATACGGATCGCAAGAAGAGATTGAAAATAAGTACAAATTACTGATTTCCGCAAGAAAATTGAAAAACTATTCTGACTGGAATGAGATTTTTGAACTGGCTGAGGGAAAGAAAGGAAGTTGATTATGGATATCAATAATTTAACAAAAAAGCAGGCGATTGCAGAACATCGTAAGATGTGGAACTGGATCGCAGATAGATTAGAGGAACATCATCCTGGTTATGATGTCTATATGTATAAAAGGGAATATATGGAAGAAAACTTTCCAAATAATAATATTAGACACTATTGTTTTTGTTGCCAGTATGCTGTGCAAGAAAATGATGGTGATGGTTATACTAATTATTGTATTAATTGTCCATTGGTTTGGGGTACGGAGGCTGATACAGATGACTTCTTTTGTGAGCAAGGCAATTACGATATTCCAATTGAAGATTTATCTTTGTTTGAATCTAATAAAAAATATGGATTATGGTCTTATGCACAGAGATTAACAGAAAATCATTGTTACGATAAAGCTGCTAAGGTTGCAAGGCAGATAGCAAATTTACCAGAAAGGTAGGTTAACATGACAAGAGCAGAATTTGATCAGATGATGAAAAGAAACTTTAAACATTTTAATGTTCCGAAAGATAGTTATGGGGGTTTACTTTTATGGATTCCAAAGTATAAAGAATTTCTTTCAATGCATTTTGGTGACGGAACCAATGCATATGATCTTGAAGAAGGATGCGAGGATTACATTTATTATACTCAGTTCGATTTGGAAGATCCATTTGAGGCTGGAGATGAAGAATTAACTCTTGAAGAAACTGATGGAGGCCAGATGGATATTTTGAATGCAGATGTATATAACAATGATATAAGTAAAGTGATTCCGGATTTACTTTTGTTTATTTATGATGAATTTATAGAAGTAATTCCGATTCAGTTTTATAGTGTTGAATAATAATGATTTAATCAAACGGATGGAAAATAATTATGAAAAATACAACAGTATCATTAAGAATTTATGAAAACGTAAAGAAATATTTTGAAAAGAATAATATGCCGTATGATGTACAGGAAATTATTCCAGACAAAAGTCCATTTAACGACTATCTCTTCATTGTGATTGCAAAACATAGAGAATATTCAGAAATTAAAAAAGCATATGGTGGTGGTCCATGGGTCGTATGGAGCAGCTGGAATGAAAGCACGCAGTGCTTAAATCATGGTCACTTTGACATAGTGGATTATGACAAGGCATATGCACTTGCGATGGATTTGAGAGCGTAAGAGTTAGATTTAAGCTAGTAATCTAGGTAAAGGAGTGAGTGAGAATGTGGAAGTTGGAGAGTTATATAAAAGAAGATAGGATCCCTTATATAACAAAAACAGAAATTTGTGATGAAAAGGTTATTGTAAATACTCCAAAAAAAGTATTTAGCATGTTTAATACATATTTTAGTCTTGGACTAAGATCGGAAGAATATGTGTACATGGTTTCAATGGATACAAAGTGTAATGTTATTGGAATATTCGAAGTATCACATGGATGTATTAATCGGTCAATTCTAAGTCCAAGAGAAATTTTTATGAAAGCTTTGTTATCTGGGGCAGCTTCGATTATATTAGCACATAATCATCCAAGCGGAGATTGTTCTCCTTCACAAATGGACCGTGATTGTTGTTATAGAATACATAAAGCCGGAAAAATGTTAGGTATTGAACTAGCAGACTTTCTTGTAATAAGCGAAAAAACATACTGTTCTTTTAAAGAACAAGCATATTTGTGAGGTGAGTGAGATGAAGGTACTTGTAACTGTAACAGAAACTTATACGCATACATATTTGGTAGAAGCTGAATCACAGGAAGATGCTATAAGATATGCAGAAGATAAAGGATTGGATTGTGATGTATTTAATGATTATTGTGAAACAGAATATGAAGCAAGATTACCTGAAGGAGAAGATCTTAGCATATATGAATTTGTGGAGGGATAAGAATGTGGAACGAACTTTATGATATTACACCTAATGAATTGAGTCAGATTATGGAGCTGTGTAGACACAGTGAGTGGATTTGTACAAGGTTTGAACCAAAAGAAACATTATATATTCTTTTTCTAAAAGTAGACGAAAATGATAATGTAATTGATAAAAGATCATTTGACTTTTTAAAATATAAATATTGAGGTGATCATATGGCAGTAGATATCAGAGAGAAGATCCAGAAGCTCTTAGCATTATCAAAATCATCAAATGAGCATGAAGCTTATGCAGCATTAATGAAAGCAAGGGAATTGATTGCTAAGAACAAGCTTGATGAGAGAGAGTTTCAAAAGAAAGAAGAGAAGCAAGTGATTAAAACCATGAGCATTCAAGGATTGTCATTTAGCATGAGAAGAGATCCTTGGGTTCAATATCTTGCTCAGGTTGTTTCTGAGAACTATTGTTGTAAAACTTTCTTTGAGATGAAAAAGCGAACAAGATATGTAAATTTCTCTGGTCTTTCAGAAGATGTAGACATTTGTACTGATGTATTCAGATATGCATTGGAGTGTGCTAGATCTGGAATTGAGAAAGAGAAAAGAAAGTATTATAAATCATCAACAAAAGAAAAAACACTTATATCAGATAGTTATGGCTGTGGTTTTGTGAAAGGGCTTAATGAAGCATTCATTAAACAGAATCAAGAAAATGAAAGAGATTGGGGATTAATATTAAAATGCCCTAAAGAAGTAAGTGATTTCATTGATAATATCACAGAAACGGTTAATACAAAGTGTAAAAAAGATGTTGATGAATCAATATTTAATACCGGTTACGTTGAAGGCAAACAATTTACAACAAGAAAACAGTTAGGCGAAGAGAATGTCAAGATAGAAAGAAGTTAAATAATATGACACATTGCTATATATGTGATAAATCAGACATAACCAATCCAAATGTAAAAGTAACATATCATGGAAAAAGAAATGGTAAGAGGGTCCAAAAAACTATAAGGATTTGTGGCAGCTGTGGATCCTGGATGACAGATGAGGAAATAAGAGAGCAGGTTAGAGAATGGGAAGGATGGGATTAATATGCAGATAATTAATCATGGGAGTATTATAGTGCCGCCAAATGCAAAGAGTTTACTTGTAACCATTTTAGATGTAGTAGGTTTTGAGTTTGTAGATGATAATATTTTAGTTGATGAAATACAAGCTACCGTAGAAATTAACGAAGATGGAGATATTGAAGAGAAATTAAGAAAAGTAGTAGATGCATTTACTGCATTGGATATTTATATCAATGTAAGCGTTAATTATTATGGTGATTACGAAGGCAGATATATTGTAAGTGACGGAGATTTAATTGATTTAGATAAAACGGAAGTAGCCATTATGGATTCTAATGATGATGATTTAATCAAAGAACTTGAGAACAGAGGATACAAAGTAACAAAAGAAGAGTAAATAATAAATTAAACAAAAGGAGATTGATATTATGAAACAGATTATAAAATTTATAGATACAGATGTTGATGGTTGCGGCACAAACATAGAAATAATGATTCAAATTAAAGGTAAACATGAAATAACAAATGGGGTTATTCGAAGAACATCAAATGTTATTGAAAAATATAAAAAAGATAATAAAGGAGAATGGGATACTGATAGCATTATCAGTACAGCATGTGAACATTTAAAAACAGAAGGTTATACATGCTGCTATATCGCAGAAGATGCAACAATTGAATTTTAAATCAAAGATTTATTATAAAGGAGATTGATATTATGATGACAAATTTAACTGGAGAAAGACGCACAAGTACAGTAACACATGTAGAATCCATGTTTGATGCAAGAGATACAAGAAAAAATCCGTGGGATGGACTTGGAAAAGAAATTAAAGGAGCAGTCACATCAAAGGATGCAATTAAATTGGCTGGCCTTGATTGGAATGTAGTATCAAGAGTTGTAGTTGACAAGACAACAGGAATTGAAATTCCAAACTGGAAGGCAAACGTAAGAGATATTGATGATAGTGTACTTGGTATGGTTTCAGGAAGATATCAGATTGTTCAGAATGAAGAAGCATTTGCTTTTACTGATTCTCTTCTTGGTGAAGGAGTTACATATGAAACGGCTGGTTCTCTTAACGGAGGTAAAAGAGTTTGGATGTTAGCTAGACTTGAAGGAAGAGATCTTGCCGGTGAAAAGATTGATCCGTATCTGGTATTTACAAACAGCCATGATGGAAAAGGATCTGTAAGAGTAGCAATGACTCCGATCAGAGTATGGTGTAGCAACACACTTAACTTAGCATTAAGAAAAGCACAGAGACAGTGGAGTTGTACTCATACTGGAGATATTGGTGGCAAGCTTGAAGATGCAAGATTAACTATTATGAATTCAGAAAAATATCTTGGTGCTCTTAAAGATGAATTTGAAACATTGAAGATGCATAAAATCAGCAAAGATAAAATGTTTGATTTTACAAAGGAACTTCTTCCAATCGATGCTGTAAAAGACACGGCTGTTAAGGTGAGAAGAATTACTGAGGAAAGAGAACTTCTCATGAATTGTTGGGATGCGCCAGATTTGCAGCAGACAGAAAATAGCTTATTCAAGTTTGTAAATGCTGTATCTGATTTCTCAACACATAAACCAGCTAAGAGAAATACAAAAACTGGTCAGGAAAATAGATTTTATAGTGTAGTCAATGGAGATACATTGATTGATAAAGCTTATCAGATTGCTCAGAGGGAGTTGATTTAAATGGAAATAAGTTTATATTTAGTAACATTTAGACCAACATTTACTCAGTTTCTTTGTAATGTAAATAACAAAAAAGATGCTATTGACGCAGCGATGAAAGCAAACATAGAAATGGGTAATGTTGATGGGATGAAAAATAAAGACAACTATCAAGTAGAAATTGTCGGATGGGATTTGTTAAAAGAAATCCTAAGAAGAGATTATTGCTATGGAACTATTAATAACACAGTTGTATTTGATGGGCGATCAATATGAAGGTATTTGATAATAAAGGAAACACAATGGAAATTCAGCAGACTCCGGACCAGAAGTGGTTCGGGTTCTGTGAACAGACAAATGAATATACACCAGCTTTTATGAGTCTGAAGAATCTTATGAGAATGATTAAAGAGAAAGGATTTGAGGTAGAAGATGTTTGATTTAGAAGGTAAATATGTAAGGGTAAATAATTATGAAGAACTTGATTGTTTGTTTGAATATGCAAATAAACATGGATGGAAATGGGGAAATGATGGAAAGGAATTAGATGCTTCATTGTTTAGAGATGTAAAAAAATATCCATTCTCAATTTATTTCAAAAATAATAAAAAAGTGCGTTGGGATTACTCTAGTAATAGTAATACAGATTTTAAAGATATTGAAAAGTATCTTAAGCCTGAAAAAGAAATTGAAAAAGAAATGACAGCAAGAGAATTTCTTAAGAGTTTTGTAGATATACGTAGTTGCGGAGGGCGCAGATGTACAGAATGTGTATTAAGCAAAAGGAACAGTAAGTGTGAGCTTAGTTTGTGTGATATGAATAACTGGAAAGAAAACATCGACGAATTACTCGAAATTGTGGCATCAGGCAGAACTACGGTTTTATCATCAGAAGAGAAAGCAATTGAAAATATTGAGAAGTTAATTCATGAGAAAGATTACATTAAAATGACAGACGAAATTAAGGATTCATTAAAATTGGCGATTGAAAAATTAAAAGAGGTGAAGTAGATGCGCTTAATTGATGCGGATGCAATGAATGAAGAGTTATTTTACAAGCAAGTTGGAGGAAAAGACAGTTTAATTACGGCAGAAAGTGCGTTTAAAATGATTGATGCGCAGCCGATCGCCTATGATGTGGAAGCAGTTGTGGAGCAGTTGGACACATACATAACAAAACTGGTCGGAAGAAATTCCGCACTATACCAGACAGTTATGCAGATCGTGAAAGGCGGTGGAGTTGAATGAATAAATCAGTATTAGTGATGGATACACCAAGAACATGTATGAGATGCCCTTTTGGCTTGATCAGTGGCGATTATTTCTTTTGCATTATTACAATAGACAAAGACGGTGCTGCTAGGCAAATTAGAGATGATTTATATGGGGTTAAAAAACAAGATTGGTGTCCATTGAAGCCATTACCGGAGAAAATGACCGAAGTAGCTCAAACAGATCACTGGGACAGCATAAAAGCAGGTTGGAATGCTTGTATTAATAAGATTACAGGAAAATCATGAAAAAGCTGAGTTGTGAACACATGATTTCGTATAGGAGGTGAAATATGAGTTTTACTATAACATTCCCAGTAGATATTGGAACATTTGTAATTACAGATACAAGTGTTGATTTAAATAATCCGAATAATTTAAAAGGAAACTTAGGAAGTATATCATGTTATCAATGTGTTGATGACAAAGAAGATGATTTTATTGTTATGGTATCTGGATATAAAGATTCTTGGTGTGGTGAATATTTGCTTAGTAAATTAAAAATTGCTACAGACAAACAAGTTAAAGAATACGAAATGTTAATGGGGGATAAAGCAAATGGATATTGATGAAATTACAGAAGGAAGAGATGAAGTAGATGATAAAAATTAGCAAAATTGCCTTTGAAGCATTAAGAGATACGGACGGAAATGTTTCAAGAAAACCAGCGGAATGGTGGAGAAGAAATAAGTTGGCATGTATTTGGTGCATATTGTGTATACTGGCAGAGATTCCAATAACAATATTAAGATTTGTACTTATGACAATTTGTTTTATTCCACATAAAATTTATGAGCATTTAGAAGATATGTCTTTTTAAGAGGTGAAATAGATGGAGAGATTAACAGAAAGATACAAAGATCCTATTGCGAACACAGTTTTAATCAAGGAATGTGGGGATAAACTTTGCAAAAATATTTGTGACGATATTGAATATGATTGTAGCAAATGTGGATTAGAGAAAGCTCTTGAAAAACTTGCTGATTATGAGGATCTAGAAGAATGTGGCTTGCTTATGAGATTACCGTGTAAGGTTGGAGATGATGTGTATATCATTCCAAGTCCAACTGTTTACAGATTAAATATTATTAATGGTTATGAGAAGCTCAATAAAATATGCCATCAGCATGTTGGGACTATTGTGATTACTGCTGGACATTGGTACGCGACAAGTCGTGAAGAATATGGCGTTTACAATGAAAAAGTTCTTAATGATATTGCTTTTGGAACGACATGGTTTCTCACCCGTGAAGAAGCTGAGAAGAAGTTGGAGGAGATGAAAAATGAAATTTAATTTTAAGGAGGCACAAAATGGGAAGAAACATTTATTTTACGGATAGAGAATTAAGCATGGTAAGAGACTATGTGTTTGAAGCAACTGATATTTTAGGCAATGCTTCTGATACAGCAAAACAAGTAGACGAAGACATGGAGAATGGTCTTGGCTCTGCTTTGCGAAAATTATACAAAGGTTGTATTGGAGAATCAAAATACGCAAAGTATAAAACCAAACGAGGATAAAATATTATTAATCCGATAGAGAAGAAGTTAGAGGAGATAATATCATGTTAAAAGAAGAATTAACATTTGAAAGAAAAACAGCAGCAGTAATTACAGTAGACTTTTCTGCACCTAAAATTGAAGGATACGCAATGGCTTGGTTAAAACTTTGCAATAATGCAAGGGAGTATAAGAGCATTATCTGGAAGATTAAGAATGATTCAAGTAATGAAGTTTATGTTTGGTGTAATCCGGATCGTAAAGATGAAGTTATAGAATTTCTTACAGGTATTGTGGAATTTTATGAAGGAGACAAGATTACTCCAATAGGCAAAGTAATTGATGTGTCCGAAGAAGTAATCGGTGTTCCTGTTTATGAATATAAAACCACTTGCGACTCAGATGATGAACAATGGTATGAGGATATTGATCATGCTATTTCAAATTGGGCAGCAATACAAGAAGTTTTTGATTAAGGAAGGTGATATATATCATGAAGAAAATTATTAATGGTAAAAAATATGATACAGATACAGCAAAGGAAATCGGTTACTGGAACAATGGACATTTTCGTAATGATTTTTATTATGCTGAAGAAACTTTATATAAAAAGAAAACTGGAGAGTTTTTCTTATATTGTGAAGGTGGGGCGGCTAGTAATTATAGTCACAAAGAAGGAAATGTGATGATAGGTGGCTGGGAATTAAAATCAATTACAGAAGATGAAGCTAAGAAATGGGCCGAAGATCATTTAACTGTGGAAGAATATGAAGGAATATTTGGAAAGGTGGAAGAGTGAAATTTAATGAAAAATGTAAAATTCGATTACTTAGAGATTTTTCGAGAGATGACTTGAGAATGGGTGATGTTTTTATTGTTTATAAATATCGAAATTTTGCTGATAACATTACATATCTTAATCCGAAAACATATCTTAAGTTTAATCCAAAAGATGTAAAGGAACTTTCAGACAATGCAAAAGAATACGTTTTTAAAATATTTATTTCAGATAAATATGTCGGAAAAATGTCTGTTATAGCTGATTCGGTAGAGGATGCTTATAACACTATGCTAGAGATAATCAGACATAGATCATATAAAGCATTTCCGGAATTAGATATTGAATATAGTGTTCAAATAATTGAAGATGGAGATGATAAAGAATGACATTAAAAGAATTATTTAAACAAGGAAAGCTTCATATTGGTGTAAGCGAAATAAAACAATTTTCAGCAGTTAATATTGGATTTATGAATAATGGAAAAGAAGATGAAACGCAGCTTGATGTTACACATAATATTCTAACAAAGTATGGACAGGAAGAGTTAAATGAATTATTTGAATGGTTTGCAAAAGAATGTAAAGTGCCAAAAGATTCTGTTACATATTGTGAAGTCGTAGCTACTGCAAATACATATAAAGAATTAATTGAAATGGGATATTGAGGTGATATTATGGGATCATGTTATTGGGTTAAATTAAAAGTTAAATTAAATAACAAAGCGAAAGCAATTAAGGCTTTACAGGATAAAATATCCAGAGCTAAGGAAGAAAATGTAGATTATGGATTAACATCATATGTAAAACACAAAAATTATAATTTAAATAATTTTGATGATTTAATCAAAATATTTCTCTGTGAACATCAAGGTGATTTTGAGGTTGAGACTGTAGAAAATGGATTTACAAAGTATTCTTCTGGATTTGATGCTTCTTATGGATGGGAAAGCCTAATGATTGAGATGTTTAAAGAGATTTCTCCATATCTGGAAGACAGATCAAAATTATATATTAATTGTGATGATGGATGGTACGAATTTGTTGTAGCAAATGGAAAATGGTATCAAACACATTGAGGTGATTAAATGAAAGATTACTTGTTAGAGAAGTTCTTTGAAACAAAACGATGGGAAGCAGCAATTGAAACAGGAGTTATCAAAGGAATTAATAAATCTGAGTTAAGAAGATTATGTAGTCCGGAATACAGATTAGCATTATTAAATGCGATCATTACTGATAATTACGAAATAGCCCCTCCTCATCAAGCATTGATTCCAAAAGGGAATGGAGAATTTAGAACAGTTTATGTTAATGAAGGAATGGACCGGATCTTCTTATCAATTGTAAATGATATGTTATTTGAACTTGATCATGATTCTATTCATCCTGCTTGTAAGAGTTATCAGAAAGGAATTGGATGTGGTAAGGTTGTTCAAGAAGTTGTAAGATGGATCGAAAATACTGACAGACAAGATATTGGATTCAAGGCAGATCTAAGTAAATATTTTGATTCAGTTCCAATTGAATTTATTGATAAAGAGTTTGATCGGATTGAAAATAAATTTGGAAAATCAAAGATTATTAATGTGTTGCGAAAATATTATCATTGTGATTTATGTTTTGATCCGGATGGAAATCTTATTGAACATTATCAGAGTCTTAAACAGGGTTGTGCAATTGGTTCATGGCTTGCAGATCGTGTGTTATATCATATTGACGAACGATTAGATAGTTTATGTTCGACATGGGGAACAAGAGGAACATATATAAGATATTCTGATGATATATTATTAATTTCTCGGGAATATGAAAAAGGAATGGAAATCCTTAAAGAAGAACTTGAGAAAATGAATATGAAATTAAATCCAAAGAAAGTAGAACTACTTGATAAAGATCGATGGTTTAAATTCCTCGGATTTATGATCAAGGGTGATCAGATTACATTATCCAAAAGCAGAGTGAAAGATTTTCAGAAAGAAATTGAATCTCGGACCATTAAAAAGAGAAATACAACCAAGACAAAAGCAATAAATAGTGTAAACAGATACCTATATAAAGGTGATGGAAAATATTCTTGGGCGACATCAGTACTTCCAATCATCAATGTACAGAAAGATGTTGATACGTTGAATGAATTTGTTATGGATTGTATTAGAGCTGCAGAAACAGGGAAAAAGAAAATTGGTGGTCTTGGGTGTGTGATCGATAAAGAAAATTATACAATTCTTCGAGGAACTGGAAGAAATGTAAAAGCAAATAAAATAAAAACAGAAAAAGATATTGAAGGATATAAGAGTATCCGGTGTATGCAGAATGCATTGAATTACAGCAGGCCGTTGTATGATACTTTGGTGAGGGAGATGTGATTATGTATATTGTACCAAGGATAGAAGTAAGAGAAGCAGAAGATATTATTGATTTTGCTACGACAATGGATTCAGATATGAATCTATACTTTGAAGAAAAGAAAACGTTGTTAGAAGATATACCAAGAGGTGAGAATCCCGGAACTGCATATTATTCGTTTTATCCAGCGGTAATAAATCCTAAGCTGTTTTATGCGTATATTTTGGCAATTAAGTATTTTCAAGATGGTACATGTCAATGGAAATTATGTTTAACATCTAGGGAAAATAAAAAGTGCCATATGACATTAGGAATTATGAGAGGAACTGAAGAAGAAGCGAAAGAACGACTTGCAACAATTCTTACTTCTGGAAGTATTAGATGAGAATTGAGGTGTAATTATGGGCTGGACTTCTTATCATGCAGAATTCTACAAAAACGGAACTGTTGATCGGAAAAAAGAAATTGATAAACTTTGGACTCAGGCAGAATGTAAAAAATATCCAGAGTTAAATGTATTGAAATCAAGAATGGTTGGTTCTACATATTATGCAGCAATTGAAGAAAAAGAGAAAGGTGTCGTTAAGAATGTATTCGCTGTAGTTGTATTAACATCTATAAATATGAAAGATTATTTTAATTTTTCATATAAAGAGATGGATGAATCGGTTGGACCATATTGTTATGATTGTCCAAAAGGAATTCTTGATTTGCTAACAGAAACGGATAATGAATATGCAATAAATTGGAGAAACAAGTGTAGAGAAAATCTTCAGAAGAAAAAAGAAAAATTAACAAAAGGAACGTTGCCGGTTGGAAGTATTATTAAGGTCAAAAAATATAATGGTGAGTACGTAATATTACAAAAAATGTCACCAATGTATCAATTCAGGAGAGCCTGGTGGTATTGTGCAGAATCTAATACATATTATCCACTCAATCATATACCAGATGAATTTGAAATTATTAAGAAGGGAGCTTAATTATGAAGTTAAATGAAAAAATTATAGAAGCCATTGAAAACAATGGATTTTGTTGTAGTGCAGTTGTGGAACAGGATAATGGATTTTATATTGAACTTTATCAAGACACGCCTGCAGGAGAAGATTGGCATGTAACAATCTGGTTTAATGGAAGTGACAATGAATTTATAAATTCATTCAGAAAGTATGCCGAAGATTTTGATGTTGATGAAGAAGCAGAAATTTGGATTAAATCAAGAGGTGAGCATGGAGTCCCAAGCAGCATCAGCCTATTAGTTAAAGATGCTGAATGGAAAAAAGAAAAGCTTGGATTGTTACTTAAAGATCTTGAAGATATTGAACACGCAAATTTTAACGAAGGACTACTCACATTGATTATCTTGGACAATATAGATTGTGATGAGCCAGCTTCAGTATTTATGATTCCATTGATAAAACAAATAGAAGTAGAAAATCTTGCCAAAACAATTCATGCAACAAGTACAGATAAAATTGAAGATGAATTTGAAGATTTATTAAGAGAAAAGAGAATTAAACATGAGTGGATCGGTCGTATATATGATGCTAACAGAGAAAAAGATTGGATTGACGATAAGATCTCAAGAGTAATTGTAGGATAATGATGAATTAAGCAAAGGAATGATAAAATGGCATTTAAGATAGTAATTGGATGGTTTGTATTTATGTATGGAACTGCATTGATTATGATTATAAAAGAAAGGAAAGAGATGTAATGCCTGAAAATATTTGGTTATATGGATTTGATGGTTTTGAAGGAACCAAAACAGTGGGTTTTGTAATTGCAAAATCATCAACAGAAGCGGTTGATAAAGTTTGGGATATGTATAATGACTTTGCAACTGATTATAATTTGTCAGATCTTGTGGTATGGAAACCAGAAGAAGATGATAACTATAGAGAAGATTATCCTAGTGTGATGGAAATTGTTTATTAGTTATAATTAATGTTTTAATCAAACCACAATTAAATAATATGCATGAACACACATGAAATATACAATATCAATGAACTTTAATTAAGCTGCTTTAATACCAGCAGAGAGCCTGGTTTATCACCAGGCTTACTGCTGGTACAGCAGCTTCATATGAAACTGTTAAAGAAATGTGTAGAATTGATTGAGTGTATTAGAACCGGAGTATAACGGAAGATAAATGAGATATATTTTGTTCAAGGCTAGATCCGTTCACTGGATCTGAACTGAAGATAATATCTTCAGAAAGATCCAGGAATGGATCTCCACCATATGAGACTTTTATAGAAATATACCGGATATATGAGTTTATCTAAAAAAAATATGTAGAATAACATTTATTAACAAGGTAATTAAATTCAATAGAAGGCGATAGATCAGCGAGGCTGCCCGGATTATCTTCCTGGCTGCCCGCTTTCCATACGCCTCTGATATGAAACAGTTTAAGAAATATTCCAAGATTACTGAGCTAATATATAATTTTACAAAGGAGATAGATGAAATGATTGAAAGAGAAGAAATGATGACTTATTATGATAACCTTATGGATTGGGTAGAAAGAGGACATGCGTTTAGGATTGATTTAAAGACAAAATCAATGCAGTTACTTTCAAATGAAAAATGTATTGAGAATGGAGATTGGTTTCCTGATGCTGATCTGATTCATATTAATGGAATTTGTGATGAAGAAGACAAAACGAAATTCTGTTTGGACATTATTGAAGAGCTTTACCATAATTACAAATATTCAACTCCAACAGAGAAGAGTGAACGATATAAACAGAGAAATTATTTTAAAGCTTTATCTCCAGATGAAATGACTGATGAAGAATTAGTTAACGGTGAAGACAGAAATGTTGCAAAAGCAAAACTTGAAGGATTTATTCTTTGTGCTTCATTGGCCGGTTATCTTACTTGGGATGAAAAGAAAATGGGCAAATGGTTTTATCAGGGAAAAGATAAGGATCTTGTGATTTTAAGAGAATGGGTGGAGGTAAGAAGTTAAATAATGAAAAAGGAATTGAAGAATTATATATTCAAAACTACAACTACAATGAAAGAATACAATAATAAGAAATGGTATATTAATTCAGATGTAATTCCTGAATTTCAGGTTCAAGCAACTTCTATTAATGAAGCGTTATTGAAATATAAAGATTATGTATATAAAGAAGGTATTATTAACATATCTGATAATGCATTAAAGACTAAACAGAAAATGTATATTGATACGGTTGATGGTGTAAAACAAGTTGGATATGTAATTACCGGACAGACTGAAATTCTATGTGAAAATTACAAATGGATCAAACAATATATTGATTTATGGGTAAAAATACTTACTGTTGTTGATACGGAATTTTAATATAAAGGAGAGATAAATAATATGAATAACTGGAATTATTTTGATAGCCCAGAATTATATAAAAAAGTAGAAATTCTTTTAAATGATGGTTCTGTTAGACAGGATATGATGATAAAAGGCAAGTATGATACCAATGAATGGCGTAACTATACAAATCATAGTGTAACAGCTTGGAGATATATTGAAGAGTCTAATAATAAAGAATTAATTAAAAAGGAGAATAAAACAATGATGAAAAACACAAGAGAAAACAGAGTAGCAACAATGCAGTCAGCAGGAATTGACACAAAGAAATATTTTAGTATCAATCTTCCAGAAGGACTTAAACCAGGATCAGTGATTTCATTAGTTATTGATGAAAATGGTAATCCTGCAATTGCTACAGAAACAGAAGAAAAAACAACTAAAAAGATAATTGATCCTGAACTTGAACAGTATAATAGTATTATAAGTCAGATTGAGAATGGTTATGTAAGAAATTCTAAATTACATAGAAGATGGGTAATGGCACAGATGTTCAGAATGCTTAATTCTTCACTTGGATATAATGAGTGTTTGAAACGTAGATATGATTATAAGTATCAGTTTAATATGCTGATTGATGAACTGAATGCTCTTGGACATTTACAGAGGGAAGATCCTGAAGAGTTTAAAGACAGATTAAGTTTCTTCAATAAAGATGTGGTTATTGCTTTATGTAATGATTATTATGAAAAATTAAAGAAAGTAGTAGATAGTCTTCCAGAAAAGAAATGCGAAGGCAAACCGTATGTAAGAATTAGTGGAAATAATATTTTTATTGATGATTTAAATGATAAATTATATATTCCAATTTTAAACAGTATTATAGGTATTCAATATTGTACTTCTTATGAAGCACTTAGCAACTTATTAAAGAATTTTGTAAGGCTTTTTGTAAATAGATATACACTTCCTTACAACACAAGTAAATGTGCAGCATGGGTAGATGCTTATAAAGGAGCTGGAGCTTATTATACAATGATGAACATGGTTAAATTTCATAATTGTTTTATTACTAATAATACTACCGGAGAAGTTTACATAGGAATGAAAGCAGTTGGATATCTTAAAACGTTAAATGTTGTTCATGAGGGTTATGGATACAGAATGTTTGCCGAAATGAATAGAATGATTGAAGAAAATCATTTTGATTTTAATGGAAGAATGAGAGAAATTTATTCTTAAAACTTTCATAATGCATAATTAATACGAAAGCAAATATATATTGCAATTTCCATAAGGTATATTAATTTAATTAATCAGGCTATGTATGATGACATCTAGGAGGCGCATCGCCTCCATATGTCATCTCCAGAGCCTGATTAATATGAAACATTTATAGAATTATATACGAATATACAGAATGGAAATAATTACCAGAATTTCCAGAAATTACATGTTATTCCGATTTATCGGATAGTGTATAATGGTATTATATACCAAAAACGAAAATATGTTCGATTTTTTATATTGAAAATGTTTTTGTAATATGGTATAACAATATTAATTTAAGCAAACACATGTTCGAAAAATCGGGAGGAATGCAGCATGAGAAAAAAGACAACATTCGTGGTAATAACCAAAAGTAATAGAGTAAAGGAAATCGTGTCTTTGGAAAGTCAAGATGATGCAATAAGTTATGTTGAAGAGAAATATTTATATTACATAAAAACGGTTCCAAGATATGATTATAAAAACTCGTTTATTAAAGATGATCGAAGTCTTGCAGTTGTATCAGCTGGAATATTTAGTGTAAAGATTATGATCTATCAGGGAAATGTTCAAAAGATAATGTCTGGATGGAAAGACAAGAAATAAGTTGATATTAGAAGATCAGTACTAATTGGTACTGGTCTTTTTTTATTACAGAAAAGGAGTTTGATAACATGATGGAAAGAGAAGTAATAGTTTCAATTAAAGATTGTGAGAAAATTACAGGATTACATTTTACATTAAATCATCAGGGTAAGATGAAAGGTATGCAGAGCTTATCAACTAGCTGCACATGTAATGAACATTGTAAAAGCAGATCAAAAAATACATCAACGGTATGCTCTCATTGTTATGCTCAGAGACAAATGAAAATATATAAAAATCTTGAAAAGTGTTTGATCAAGAATACGAAGATTCTTACAGAACAGGTTATCTCAAAAGAAAATTTGCCAATTATTAATGCGTTATATTTTAGACTTGAAGCATTTGGAGATTTAAATAATACAACACAAGTAATTAATTATTTTAATTTATGTAAAAAGAATCCGGATGTCAAATTTGGATTATGGAGTAAAAATTTATGGTTGATTGAAGCTGCAATTAATGATGGAAATTCCAAACCCAAAAACTTGCAGATCATTTATAGTATTCCTTTTCTAAATGATCGAAATGATAATATTTTTATTTTATATCCTTTTGTTGATAAGATTTTTACAGTATTTGAAAAAAATTTTATTAAGAAAAATGATATAGAAATTAATTGTGGGGCTAAGAGCTGCTTATGTTGTGGAAAATGTTATAAGAAAAACAAAGTAAAGTATATAAACGAGCGTCTTAAATAATGATTTAATCAAATACATTGTATTGCAATCAGAAAGGATGTATTGTATAATGAAAACAGCAAAAGGATATAAATTATTTAGAATATTGAAATCACAGCCAGGTAAATTATTTCCACTTTATGTTTATGCAACAGAAGAAATCCCTATTGGAGAATGGCTTAAAGCTAAAGAAGGACAAAAGACAGAAAATGGAAAGGTTAAAAGTAAACTTGGACCATTAAGATTTAGACCTGGGTTTCATATTAATGATATAGCTCCATATGTTTCTCATATTGGAAAGAAGGTAAATGGAAAGATTTGCTTTATGAGGCCGGATACAGTATGGGCTGAAGTTGAATATTGTATTGATCATGATTATTGTGATGAGGCAAAACAAAATGGTTATTGGAATGATATATTTTATCCGGTAAGAGCTGATCTTGATTATATTCCTATGAATGGATTTTATCGGTATAAAACAAATCCTACAATGACTGGAGAATGGATTATTGCCGGTGAGATGAAAGTATTGAGGATTTTGAGTGATATAGAAGTGAAAGAGATTTGTGATGAAGTTGGATCTGCTTATCTTCCAAGAGAACATGAAATTGATTTAAGAGAATATGGTTTTGCTGCGTAATATAATGAAGAACGACAAATGGAGATTATAGATTTTATTTAATACCGGAGAAGGAATTTACGCAGCATGACAATGAAATAATAGTTTTGAGGTGAAAAATATGAAGCAATTATATATTGTTGTAGATATTCCAAGATATCCAGAGGATAATCCATCTTATAAATATGTTGTAAGAGCAAATGATTATAAAGAAGCAATTGAAATAGTGAAAAGAAAAACTGGACGAGAATCATGGGAGTTTGATGCGGATTTAGCGGAAAATGATGAAGTGTGGGAGTAGATGATTTTATGGAACATGTGAATATATTTGAGACAAAAACAGATGAAGAACTGTTAACATTGTATGATCAGTTTCTTGAAGCAGAGAAATGTGGTAGATTTTTCGATGGTAATGAACTTGGAAAAATTAAAAGAGAGTATAAAACTGATTTTGGTGCAAATACAGTATTAATGCTACAAATAGAACTGACACATACCATAGCGGATAGATGGTACAAAAATAATTCAAAATGTACCGGAATGTGTTGCATGGAAAATATTGATGAAATTTGACTTTTGATGGAGAAATTATATGTATGATAGAAATGAAATCAAACGGATAATCGATGAATCAGTATTTATGGCAAAGTATACTTGTATGATAAAAGATGATCATAAAAGAGAAACTATTGCAATTGAAGAAGTGAAAACACGATTGTATGACGCATTTGGAATCGAGGAATAAAATATGACAGAGCAAGAGAAAACAATATTAAAATATTTAGAAGAATCGTATTCCGGTGCAAAAATAATGCACGATGAAGAGTGTATGATCAGGATTGCAAGAGCTATGGATGCATTCAAAACAGATCCTAATGTTGATGTAACGGAATATTTTACACAGAAATTTTTGAACGAGATTTATTCATTAAACTAAAGGTGGTTACAGTATGCAAAATCCATATAATTCAATGTCAAATGGTGATCTTTATATAATTTATAAAGATTATTTTCATTCAAAAGAGACTGGAAATAGATGTGAAAGTTTTGTACCATACGCAAAAGAAATCAAAGAAAACATTGGTGGTGATTATACGCTGCGAGAAGGGATAGAAGAAGCTAAAAAAGATTTCTTTGAAGAAGTATGCAGAAGATTTTTTGAAAATATGAGATGATTAAAATAAAAGGAGCGTGATTAAATGGCAGGAAGAAGAGATTGGTATAATATTTCAACGTTTGTTTGCCCAGAGTGCGGTACGGAAATGCCGATTCCGAGATGGCATGGACATAGAAGAGAGAAAGGACATATTAAAGATTTATATTGTCCGAAATGTAAAAAGACACAGAAATTTAAGGAATTTAATAATAAACAGTTTTATAAGACACTTGATGGTGAATTAATTAGTGCGTGAGGAGGTAGGGAAATATGAGTTTTGTCAAAAAGAAGATCTGGTATACATGTGAAGAAGATCATAAATCTTTTCCTATTACGGAAGATTCTTTGCTACGATATAAAATAAATACACCGAAGGATATTTCGAAAGAAGGAAAAATTCTTATTGAAAATTATCTTGGTGGAGTACATACAAGGTGGATATGTAGACCTTTCAATCCAGAAACTGATAAGAAGCCTGAACCCAATTATTATGTCCCGTTAAATCGTACAATATCAAATAGAATCAAGGCAAAAATAGATCAGATGACTGAAGAAGAAAGGCAAAAAAATAATTGTTTTGCATGTTGTACAGAAGGTGAAGCAGCAGATGATTTTCTAGAATATGTTAAAGAACAAGAAGAGTACTTTGCTAAAGAAAAATATATGTCATGTTATACTCCTCGTTCGACTTATGATAAAAAAGATTACAATTTAGAAGAAAGGATATATGCCTGTGCTCTTGGAGTAAGAGAGTCTTGTGATAGAAATCATGTAACTTTACCTATGTGTGGCACACCGGCATTTAATGAACTTGAAGAAATAATCAAAGATTACGATCCAAGATATCTTCATCCTAAGACAGATGATGATAGGTATAGCAAACTCTATAGAGATGCAAAGAAAGAAGCAATAGCGAAAGGCAAAGATCCACAGAAAATTGATGTCATTCAGGAATATCAGAAAGATCGGAAACCGCAGACATCATTATCACCGGAAATGATTAGCAGGTTTGATAGAATGAGTGATTCTACATTAGCAATGTGGTGTAATTTCAGTAAGAACTGGGCTTGGGTAGTACCATGTTTATTCTTGTGCTTGTTCGTTAATAAGGGACTTATATCTGCAATTGTACTTATTGTATTAATGATTGCTGGCGAAGTTTATTCTTCAATGGTAAATGAATATGTCTCTGTGATTATTCCATGGTATAAGAAATCAGGACAGATGATGGAAAAGAGGATATTGAAAAAATGAATGGAAGATTAGAACATGAATTACAGACAAATGAACGTACAAAAAAATTATTAAAAGAATTGCCTGATTATGTTACATCATATTATATGCATATTCAATCTTCAAAAAGTGCTAATACTTGTTATACATATGTTAATACAGTAAAAAGATTTATGGAATATATTGGAAATATGAATATTAATAATGTAACAGAAGATACTGTGCAAAAGTTCTTAGAATCTATTAAGTATATAAACAATAATGGAAAACTGCATAGATCTTCAGTATCATATACAAAATTATCATGCAGTTCGCTTAGTTCATTTTTCTTATTTCTATATCGAAAGGGAATTATAGATAATAATCCAATGGAATTTATTGAAATGCCAATAAGAAAGGATTCTGTAAAAAGAGTTTTTTTCTCAATGGATGATCTTCGTAGCCTTTTATTTACTGTAACAGATTCAAATAGAGGTACATATACATGGTTATTAAGAGATTATACAATTTTATATTTATTTATGGTTACAGGAATGAGAAAGACTGCATTAAGTGAAATAAACGTAGAAGATCTTGATTTAAATAACAATATATTAAAAATTATTGACAAGCGAGATAAAGAACATATTTATATTCTTCCGGACGATGTAAAGAAAGTTCTTGCTAAATGGTTAGTATATAGACGTAGATATATGAATGAACAGAATTTTGAAATAGATGCATTATTTATTTCAAAAAAGCATAATAGATTAAGTCCTAATGCAATATATAAAACTGTAAGATATTATACTGAAAAAGCTTTTGGTAAAGCATACAGCCCTCATAAATTAAGAGCGGCTTTTGTCTCACTATATTATGAAGAAACACATGATATTGAAGCAGTAAGAGACGCTGTAGGACATGCTGATACACAAACAACCAGTCGATATATTGTTAAAAATAATAATCCAAGAAAAGAGGCAGCCAAGTTTATTTCAAATGGTATACGAGGGAAATAATGAATCAGTAAGCTGATGAATTAATCAAATAGTTGTTTCTCTTGACTTTTAAAAATATTACGTATATAATTAATCCATCATAAGAAAGAGGTGACATTTAAAATGTTAGTAGAAAGGTCAATAGTTGAGAAATATTTAAGAAGAGAATTTAATAAGCTCATTGTTTCTAATGTTAATCCTGTGGTTTTAATTAAATATGCTGAAAATAAATATAATATGAGAGGTGAAGATTTTTCTGATTATTATTCTGGAAGACTCTCTTTAGATCATGCAACAGAATTTGAGCTTTATGTTATGGTTGATTCTCTACAAACGTATATGTCATCTATGGATAAACTTCCAAAATGGTTTACGAAAAGAGAAATAGATAACTTTAGTGTTACAAAATTCTCAAAAGAAAAACTTATTGAGTTTCCAATAACATTTGATATGTGCCAAATTGAAGATGATCAATGGGTTGGAAGAATTAATACGGATATGATCAATAAATTGAGAATGGCTGCATTAATTAACTATAATGTTGATACTCAGAGAACTATGCAAAAAGTAATTAGGCATGGAAACACATTTTATCAAATTAAAGTTAATAAAAATGCAGTTAATGCTATCAAAGATGATTTTAAAGAAGGAACATATATTCCAAATACAATCACATTAAATATTTCACCTTCTGATGAAAAGGCAGATTTTTATTATGATAATAAAAATCATGAATTAGTAATCAATGATATTAGTGCTTTTGATATTATTGACGGATACCATAGATATTTGGCAATAGCCCAAGAGAAACTTGAGAATTCTGATTTTGATTATCCAATGGAATTACGAATTACAAATTTTGATATTGATAAAGCACAGAGATTTATTTTCCAGGAAGATCAGAAGACTAAGATGAAAAAAACGGATTCTGATTCTTATAATAATGCTTCGCCTCAAAACACAGTAGTTAATAGGCTCAATACAAATAGTGATTCAAATATCAGAGGAATGATATCCCGTAATGATGGACTGATTAACTTTGGTGTTTTAGCGGATGCTATTAAAGCTATATATATTAGCAATTGTAATAAAAAAGATGAAAGAATCAAGGTAATCAATGTAACTAAAGAGCTTATTGAAGATTTTAATTTATTAACAGAAACAGATTTGTCATTTTTAAAAAGAAAATATACAAATGCTGATATTTGTATAATACTTACATTATTTAAATATTATTCTGGCAAAGATAAATCTGATATGGTTGATACAATAAAATATGTATTAGATCATGTAGACGATTTTAACAGAACAATGTTTTATGGAAGAATGACAGTAAGGTCGCAAAATATAATTATAAAAAAGGCTATGGAAAGGAGTTAAAATATGTATAACGAACAGCAAAAGTCAAGATATTTAAAATTCCTTGAAAAAAATGAATCCGGTTCTGTTAATATGTATGAGTCGTGGCTATTTGTCAAAACTGAAAATTTTGAAATCAAGCTAAATAAGGATGTATATGATTTTACATTTGAAGAAATAATTTATATGTATAAAATGTTAAATTTTAGAAATATTAATACACTTTCTACTATAAATGTAATGCTAAATCAATATACTAAATGGGCTATATCAGAAGGTTTAGTAAAGATTAATCAGAATGTTCCAGGATTAATGACCAGATATAATCTTGAAGAATGCATAAATAAAGCATTATTACAACTTAAAATTCTTTCACGCAAAGACATACTTGATATTGTTAATGAACTACAAAATCCAAGAGATCAGTTTATGATTTTAGGTGTATTTGAGTTCGGAAGAGGTCCTAATTTTTGCGATATAGCATTAACGGGATTAGATTCTATTGATTATAAAGATCAGACAATGAAGCTTTATAGTGGACGCATAGTAAAGGTGTCAGATAAACTAATAAATTATGCATATTCTGCTTCTGAAGCAGATGAGTATTTTAAGGAGGTAAACGGATGTTTAAGACACTATACTCTTTATGACAATGGAACCATAATTAAAAGTATATCAGATACTAATGATACAGAAAGGTTTTCTACCAATGCTTACAGAAGTGTTGCATATAATTTACGTGATGTAGATCCGAATTTATCTATAAAGAATATAATTGAATCTGGAAAAATTCAGTTTATTAAAGACGATATGGAAAGATTAGGCATTGATGATTTAGAAGAGTATTTTTCTTCTCCTAAAAGTGCGGATAGAACAGAACGGATAGCAAGAATAGAAAATCAGTTTATGTGCTCTAAAATTATTGTCAAGAGATTTATAAAAACATATGGTGATTGTTTTTGATCACCATATGTTTAAAAAGATATATAATGATTTAATCAAAAGGAGAGAATAAAATGGGAAGTGTAAAGAAAATTGAAAAAATTCTTGAGGAAGCGATTGAAGGAGAAACAAAGATGTCTCTATCAGTTTCTTTAAATGATGATTTTAATAGTCATATGATTTTAAATGCAGATGAAATTGAAATCATTAACGGAAATTTATTACAAATAAGTACCGATTATACAGAATGCTCGTTAAATTTAAATAATGCAAGTATTAATACATATAAAGAGCTGGATAATGAAATAGTTGATATTGTGTTTGATAATTTAGTGGTATCATTGGGTATTCTGTAATGATGAATTAATCAATAAGGAGAAAGAAATGAATAAGACTATAAGAATTAAAGAATTAGTAAGAATGTTAAATATGTATTGTGATGCATATTACAACAGAAATGAAAGTATTATCTCAGATAAGGAGTTTGATAAATTATATGATGAATTATTAGACTTGGAAAAGGAAACTGGGATTATATTAAGTAATTCCCCAACGCAGCACGTTGGATATGAAGTTAAGAGCGAACTGCAGAAGGTAAAACATAGCCATCTTATGATGTCTTTGGATAAGACTAAAGATGTTAATGAATTAATTAAATTTATTGGGAACCATGAATGTGTGCTGATGAATAAGATGGATGGGTGTTTTATTGGAGACACTAGAATTACCATGGCAAATTATAAAACAAAGAAAATCAAAGATATTAAAATAGGAGATGAAGTATTGTCGTATGATTTAAATGGAAAAATATGTACGTCAAAAGTTAAAAATATATATAATAATGGACTCAAAACATTTGATGAGTGGGTCGATTTACAATTGTATGATTATTTATTAAAATCAAATAAATATCATGTTACATGTACAAAAAATCATAAAATTTATACACCAAATGGATATAAAGAAGCCGGTAATTTAAATGTGGGAGATTATGTTTATGTGCATAATAAAAAAATATCACAAGATCAATCAGATATTTTATTAGGAATTTTATTAGGAGATGGTTGGTTTGTAAATAGATCAAAATTAAAAGAAAAATCTCTTAAAAATAAATTAGAAATTCATTATTCTAAAACAAAGTCAAAACATTATGATGATTTAATATATCAATTACAAAAGAAGTTTATTACATTCAATTCAACAATATCATATAGAACTTCTGGATATTCAAGTAAAGAAAATAATATGGTTAATTTAAATTTGGGAGTAATTGATGTACCAGATTATTTCTGTAACTCTAAAAATCATTTAAGATGTGGTTTTACTTTTACTGAAGAGATATGCAAACATTTATCACCATTAGCTCTTGCAATGTTTTATTTGGATGATGGAAGTAAAATACAATGTCAAAATGATGGTTTTGACGTTTATAATGTAAAAAATACATGTTTATTACATACGAATAGACATAAAAAAGAAAGTGTAAAAATTTTAAGTGATTATTTAAAATCTATTGGTGTATCAAATAATATAAGATTTGAAAAATGTTTAAAAAATTATGATTTTGGTGATGGATATATTATATATATTGATGCAGAAGGTACAGAAGTATTTTTTGATATGATTGCTAAATATATTCCAAAAGAATTCCGGAAGATTAAATTAGGATTAAAGGATAAATGGCAAAATTGCGAATGTTTTAATTTCGAAGATGACGATAGTAATTATTCATTAATAGAAACTCAAATTACAAATATCAAAAATGGATTTAGAAGAAGTCCATCACAATCACATATAACTAGAAAAACTGCGTATGATTTAGAAATTGAAAATACACATTGTTATTTTGCAAATGGATTTGCTGTTCATAATTGTACAATGCTTTTAACATATGAAAATGGAGAATTAATTCAAGCTGAAACGAGGGGAAATGCTACAGTTGGTGAACTTGTCACCCATAATGCGAAAGTGTTTGAAAATATTCCGCTTCATATTGATTACTCTGGTTATCTTGAAGTTGAAGGTGAAGCAATCATTACATATAATGATTTTGACAATATTAACGATACAATCAAAGATCCGGATAAAAAATATAAGAATCCGCGAAATCTTGCGGCAGGATCTGTACGGCAGCTTAATAGTGAAATTGCAAAAGGAAGACATCTTAAGTTTATTCTATGGAAAGTTCCAACTGGGATGAATCATATTAATAGCTTTAAAGAAAGACTCGAAAATGCAAGAGAAGTAGGATTTGACATTGTTCCTTTTGTAACTGTAGATTCAGCAGAAGATATAAATGGAGCAATTGATGGGTTGAAGAATGTAGCTAAGAATTTGTCTTATCCTATCGATGGCATGGTAATCACTTATGAAGATATTGATTATGGTTTATCTCTTGGCGTAACGGATAAATTTCCAAGGCATTCATTTGCATTTAAATTTTATGATGAGGAATACGAAACTACACTGCAGGATGTTGAATGGACCATTGGAAAAAGTGGACAACTTACACCAACCGCAGTATTTGAACCGGTAGAAATCGATGGAACAGAAGTATCCAGAGCGAGCCTTCATAATGTAAGTATTTTTAAAGCATTTGATATGCATGTTGGAGATACTATTATGGTGTATAAAGCCAACCAGATAATACCGCAAATTAAAGAGAATTTATCAAAGGGAAGTAATACCGGTACAAAATTAAGTATTCCACAGAAATGTCCGTATTGTGGAGAACCTACTATAGTTGTTAAAGAAAATGATTCTGAAGTATTAATGTGTTTGAATGCTCAATGCCAGGGTAAGTTGCTTGGTGAATTATGTGCTTTTGTAGGAAAAAAAGCTCATGATATTAAAGGGTTATCAGAAGCTACACTATCTCTTATGATTCATACAGGAATGGTACATTCTCCAATTGATTTGTATCATCTGGAAGATAAGAGAAAGGAATTAACTTATTTTCCAAAAATGGGATCTAAAAAAGTAGATAATATCCTTAAAGCAATTGAAGAAAGTAGAAATACTACTTTAGAGAAATTTATTGTAGGACTTAATATTCCTTTGATTGGAAGTCGTGCTGCAAAAGATATTGCTAAACATGAAGAGATAAGAACAAAAGAAGCGAAATTAGTTAAACCTATTAATACATTTATAGTAGATGCAGCAGAAAATTATGATTTCACACATATTGAAGGATTAGGTATAGAAAGAAATAATTCTATTCATAACTATTTTAAAGAAAATTATGATTATGTTTGCGCTATGGCATCATTATTTAAATTTCCTGAGATGAATTTAGAAACAGAAAACATTTCTACTTCAACATCTTTAGAAGGAAAAAAATTCTGTATTACAGGGAAATTACAGAAATTTGCAAATCGTGATGCTCTTGTAGCTGATATTGAAGCAAAAGGAGGTAAAGTTGTGTCCGGAGTAACTAAGGCAACAGATTATCTTATTACAAATGATAAGACAAGTGGATCCAGTAAGAATAAAAAAGCTGCTGAATTAAGTATTCCTATTATTAGCGAAGAAGAATATATTAATTTATCATAATGTTTTAATCAAAAAGATATTGACATACGAAGAAATGTGTGATATAGTAACATCAACAAATGCAAATAAAGTTTTAATCAAAAGGAAATAAAAATTGAAAAAGAAGAAAAAGCAATATTACATTGCAAATCATAAAGATACCAAGTTTTTATGTTCAACAAATATAGATATATCTTCAATTACACATGAATTTGACAAAGCGATGATTTTTCAGAATGCAACTAGGCCAGGTCAAATCATAAGGATGCTACCTAAAGCAGTGCAAAAATATGGTCCTTTTGAAATTCATGTTGTTAAAGATATTTCGCAGCCTGATCTATTAACAGCAGAAGATATAACTAAAATTTTAAGTGAAAATAAAACTAGTGTTGATTTGCAAGAGAAAACAGAAGTAAAAGTAGAATGTAAAAAAGAATTTGATTTTCAAGAAATAAAAGATGAGTTGAATTCTTTTGCACCAAAACTCAAATCTATGCTTGATCAGCAGGAAATGTTGAAACTTGAATTATCTAATATTGATCTTGAAATATCAGATATTCTTCATTATATAGAATTTCATAGATTTTCAGCATGTGAAGGATATAAACTTGCTAAAATGATACAGGTTGCTAGTGATAAAAGGAGAGAAATAAAAAAACAGCTGGAAGTAATAAATATATTTAAAACGAGTACCTGCACATCAATATCATCAGGACATCTTATAAATAAAATTGATAATGTAGATGATAAAATATATAGACCAAGAATTCTTAATAATTTATTTGAGAATGGAAAGAATAAAGAAAGAGAAAATATTAAAGTTAATTATAATTAATGATTTAATCAAAAGGAGAGACAGAAATGAATTTTAACGATTTTAACAAAGCAATCACAGATCATTTTGAAGAAATGACAAAAGATGTCAAAAGAGTATTTGAAGTTGAATTTGATTATGAGGAAATGAATAATCTTTATCTTGATTCTTTTCCGTCAGGCACAAATGAAATTTATCGAAAGAGAAGAGAATATGATTGTAGTTGTTGTAGACATTTTATTCGTGATATTGGTAATGCAGTAGTAATTAAAGATGGAAAACTTCATACAATCTGGGAATTGGATATTGATGATAAAGTTTATTCTGTAGTAGCAAAAGCTCTCGATCAGTATATTCGAGAGAAAGCAATTAAAGGTGTATATCTCAGAAAAGAAAAAAGAATTGGAACCGCTATTAGCAGAGAAATACTTCCAACTGGTGAAATTCATAAATATGATCATTTCTATATTGATCTTCCGAAAATTTGCATTTATGAGGAAAGATATAGTTCTACTTTAGATGGAGAAAAAGGGAAATTTAGAGATACAAGAAATGTGTTTAAAAGATCGCTTGATGAAATTGATCCGGAAGCTGTTGATACAGTTCTTGAATTGATTGGACAGAATTCATTATACAAAGGATCTGAATGGAAAGCAGTTCTGCAGGAATTCAAGAAATATCAGAAAGAATACAAGAAACTTACAGATATAGAAAAAGAACTTTGGACCTGGGAAAAATCAATTGACATTGGAATGACAGTTGGTCGAATTAGAAATCACAGTATGGGAACATTACTTGTTAACCTGTCTGAAGGAATGGAACTTGATACTGCGGTAAAGAAATACGAACAGATTGTAGCTCCTGCAAATTATAAGAGGCCAAAGGCAATCTTTACTAAGAAGATGCTTGAGGATGCAAAGAAAACAATTTCCGAACTTGGTTATATGGATTCTCTTCAGAGAAGATTTGCAACTCTTGATGATATTACAGTAAATAACATTCTATTCTCTAATAAAGATGCTACTAAGAGAATTTCTGGTGCAGATGATCTATTTGGAGAGATGGAAAAAGATGTTGCAATCAATCCGAAAAAGTTCTCTAAGGTAGAAGAAATTAGTGTAAGAGACTTTATTAATAATGTTCTTCCTACAGCAAAAGAACTCGAAGTGTTCTTAGAGAACAAACATGAGAAAAACATGGTATCACTCATTGCTCCGGAAAATAAAGAAGCGAAATCAATGTTCAAGTGGAATAATTCATTCTCATGGGCTTATACAGGTAATATTACTGATTCTGATATTAGAGAAAATGTAAAGGCTGCAGGTGGATCTGTAACAGGTGTACTTAGATTTTCTATTCAGTGGAATGATGGTGGAAGAGATAATTCAGATCTTGATGCACATTGTATTGAGCCAAACGGAACAGAAATTTATTATGCTACTTATAAAAAACCAAGAATGACAGATATGGGCGGTCAGCTTGATATTGATATTATGGAACCATTTTCACAGTGTAAAGCATCAAATGGAGTAGCAGTAGAGAACATTACATATGCTACAAAATCAAGAATGAAACCTGGTACATATAAATTCTTTGTAAATCAGTATTGTTCAAGAGGATCTAAAGGCTTTAAAGCAGAGATTGAAGCAGATGGCGAAGTTCATTCTTATAAATATGATAAGCCGGTACGTAGAAACGTTCAGGTCGCTGAAGTTATTATGGATGAAAATGGTAACTTCAAGATTGTTGATAAACTCGATGGAAATAGTGCGATGACAAGTAAAGATGTATGGAAAGTTAAAACAAACCAGTTTATGCCGGTATCTGTTGTATGCTATTCTCCAAACTATTGGGACGAACAGAAGGGAATTGGACATCAGCATTTGTTCTTTATGCTTAAAGATTGTGTGAATCCGGAAGAGCCGAATGGATATTACAATGAATTCTTAAAACCGGAACTTGAGCAGCATAAGAGAGTATTTGAAGCTCTCGGAGCTAAAGCACATGTAAAAGATGTAGATGATCAGCTTTCTGGTATTGGATTTAGCCTTACTAAGAGAAATGATTTGATTGTTAAAGTCAAAGGTGCAACTGAAAGGGTATTGAAGATTAAATTTTAATCTTTAATAATAAATAATGATTTAATCAAAAGGAGTAGAAAAATGGAATTAACAAACGTATTTGAAAGGGCAGCTATGAATAAGTACAGATTTCCTTATAAGGGACAGATTTCTGTAGAAGATCTTTGGGATCTATCTCTTCCAGGACTTGATTCTGTATTCAAACAGCTTAACAAGCTGAAAAAGGTAAATGAAGAAGAAAGTCTTCTTGAAGTAAAATCTGCAGAAGATGTAGAAGTAGAAGATAAGATTGCTATTGTGAAATTTATTGTTAAATATAAACAGGACGCAGCACTTGCAAGACTTACCGAAAAAGAAAATAAAGAATACAATCAGAAAATTATGGCTATTATTGAAAAGAAACAGGATCAGGCACTTGAAAATATGTCTGTAGAAGAACTTCAGAAACATTTAAGATAAATAAAGGAGAGAAACAAATGAACGGATTAAGTAGTAAAGAAGTTTCTCAGAGTAGGGCTTTACATGGGAGCAATAAGCTCCCTGAGCCTAAAATGAAGAAATGGTATCATTTTGCAAAGGAAGCATTAACAGAGTCAATTACAATGATTCTTATTGCAATTGCAGTATTTCAGATAATTCTTGGAGTTATTGGCGTAGCAGAAATTTCTGAACCAATTATGATTCTTGTGGTACTTTCAATTGTAACAGGAATTGCAATTAAAACAGGTCTTGGTGTACAGAAATCAGCGGCAGAATTAAAAGCGAAAACATCTCTTAGGTACTGTGATGTAATTCGAGATGGAAAATTACAGACAATTAATAAAGATGATCTTGTAGTTGGTGATATTGTAATCATTAGAACTGGTCAGGAAATATTCGCTGATGGATATATTGTTGAAGGAAAAATTTCTGTAAACAATGCAGCTATTAATGGAGAATCAAAGGAATGCAAAAAGACTCCGATTGATGGATATAAACATGTAAAAACTACATCAACAGATGCATATACAAATCAGAACTGCTTATTTGCCGGTACAACTGTAATGTCTGGAGAAGGTAAGATGATTGTAACGGAAGTTGGTGTTAATACAGTAAATGGTGATACTCTTGTAAAGATGCAGACACTTGAAGCACCTAAAACAGCACTTGATATTGCTCTTGATAATCTGTGTGATTTTATTTCTAAATGGGGAACAATTGCAGCAGTATTAGCATTTGTGATCATGACAGTTTCTGGAATTATGCAGGCCGGTGGTATGTCGCAGTATTTCAATGGAGGTATTCTTGAAAATATCCAGAAGATTGCTACTAATTTCTCAATTGCATTGACTATTATTGTTGCAGCTGTTCCGGAAGGATTACCGCTTATTGTAAAACTGGTAACGAAACAGAATGTAAGTACAATGGAAAAATTTAATATCCTTGCTAAGAATCCAGGAAAAATTCCTGAGCTTGCATATGTAAATCTTATTTGTACTGATAAAACAGGGACGCTTACAACAGGTATTATGACACCAAAAGTAATGGTGAATGGTGCTTGCGAAGATATTATGAATGATAAAGATTCTGTTGCTGCAGGTCTTATTAAGAATAATGTATGTTTAAATAATAGTGCTGATTATGATGCTGACGGAAATATTACTGGTGGTAACTCAATTGATCGAGCAGTATTAGGATTATATTCAAAGGGAGATTGTAGAATCGTTAAAGAATCATTTGCAGTAAAAAACAGACTTCCTTTTAGTAGCGAGAATAAGTATTCTGCTATAGAAGTTGCTAGTTTAACAGCTGATGCACAGATGACTTTATATAAAGGTGCTCCTGAAAAACTTATTCAGAGATGTTCTTACTACATTGCAAACAGTGGAGAAGTAAAACAGTTTACAGATTCTGATAGAAAAGCAATGGAAAGTTATATTAAAGGACTTACAGAAAAAGCAATGAGATGTATTGCTCTTACAATGTCTGATTTCTTTAAGGAAGACGAACTTCCGAAAGATATGACATTACTTGGAGTAATCGGTGTTGTTGATCCACTTAGAGAAGAAGTTCCAGATGCTGTAAAGACTGCAAATAAAGCGGGGATCCAGGTAATTGAAATTACTGGTGATTGTCTTGAAACAGCAAAAGCAGTAGCAGCAGAAGCTGGTATTTATCATCCTTGGGATAAGGCAATTACAAATGATGAATTTGAAGCTATGTCAGATAACGAAGTAAAAGAAATCATTCCTAAATTAAGAGTTATTTCCAGATGTTCACCTAATACAAAACTTAGGTTAGTAACTCTTGCTCAGGAAATTGGAATGTCTGTTGCTATGACAGGCGATGGTGTTAATGATTCCCCAGCATTAAAAAAAGCTGATGTAGGATTTGGAATGGAATCTGGATCTGATGTTGCGAAAGAAGCAAGTGATATTATTCTTACAGATAATAACTTTGCATCAACTGTAAAAGCAACGGAACTTGGTAGAACATTTATGCACAATATTATGATGTTCCTTGAGTTTCAGCTGCCAATTAACATTTCATTACTTATCTTAAGTATGATTTATCCGGTAATTTCTGGTGGAGCTGCATTACTTGCATCGGTACAGATTCTAATTGTGAATATTATCATGGACTCTCTCAACTCACTGAGTTTTGGTGGCGAGCCTCCAAAAGCGGAATATATGAAAGAGAAACCAATTAAAAAGGGATCTGGATTATTTATTCGTGGTGCTAAAAAGAGAATTGCTTTATCAACAATCGTATTTATTGTTTTGTTTGGTGCGATTACATATGGTCCAATTGCGGCAATATTTGCTACACCAGAACTGGCTATTACAGCAAGATTTGCATTACTTTGTTTTATGGCTGTATTTAATGGATTTACAATTAGAACGGAAAGCATAAATCTTTTCAATGGCCTTGGTAAGAATAAAGCTTTTTCAGTAATTGCTGTTGGAATTATAGCTATGACATTGTTTTTATGTAATATTGCAGGAAGTCTTGTGCAGACAACACCTCTTGATTTAAGACATTGGATTACGGTAATTGTTGTGGCATTTATGATTGTACCGGTTGATATTATTAGAAAAGGAATTAAAAAGATTAAAAAATAAAGGAGAATTTAAAATGGGACTGTTTAATAAACTTTTTGGAGCTAAAGAGAAATCAGATTCAGTAGTTACGCAGCAGCCGTTTACAGGAGTAAAAGAAAATACTCCTGTGAACACCTTAAATTCATCTGCGGCTGTAATCGATATGTCAAAATCAAAAGAAAATCTGAATACTGTTCTGATTGATATGTCAAAGGGAAGCAAAATTGATATGACAAAACATGTTGCCAGAGTAGCACTTGCAATGGATTATTCCGGATCTATGGATCGTTTATTTGCTAACGGATCTGTACAGAAAACAATTTCAAGATTACTTCCTATTGCTCTTAAATTCGATGATAATGGTGAGCTTGAATCTTGGTTATTCTCTACCGATTACAAACGTCTTGATACTGTTACAGAAAATAATTTCGAAAATTATGTCAAAAGAGTAATGCAGAGATCTGGAATGTATATGGGAGGCACATATTATGAACCGGTTTTAAGCGATATGGTTAATTATTATAAAAACATTGAACCAAGCGAAATTCCAGCATTTATAATTTTTATTACTGATGGAGAGAACATGGATAAGAGTAATACAAATCGTATTATTCGAGAGCTATCTGAGTATAATATTTTTGTTCAGTTTATTGGAATCGGAAATGAAGATTTTGATTATTTGAAATCACTTGATAAGCTTGAAGGAAGAAAGCATGACAATACTGGATTTACAGCTGTAAAAGATATGAATAAACTTGATGACCAGCAGCTTTATACGGAAATTCTTCGTCAGTATAAAGACTGGTTAAATAAGAAATAAATTGAAATGCATATAGTATATTGTTAAATAATTGTAAAAGGAGAATGAATAATGGCAGTAATTAATATGAGCAAGAATCAGAAGATTAGTATGACAAAGGAAGATGGATCCGCAGTAAAAACTTTCTTTATTGGGGTTAATTGGGAAGAAAATAGATATGCAGGAGAGTCTGATATTGACTTTGATATTAATGGATTCATTACAAATTCTGATAGAAAAGTAATCTTTCCACAAGATGTCATTAATTATGCTACATATGGAAATGGATCTGATTATCCTTGGATTGAGTATTCTGGAGATAATAGAACCGGTGATGATGCAGAAGGAATTACATTTAATGGAAAACATTTTGATGAATATTTTATTATTCATGATGATACTTTCCCTACTGATCGAACTGATTTTACTATCTGCCTTACAATTTTCAGAGCTATTCAGAGAAAACAGAATTTTGGTATGGTTAGAAATGCTACGATGACTATTTGTGATTATGATAATCCGAATGGAGATAAGTATGAGTTTGATCTTTCTGAGGATGAAAATTTTGAAAATCTGAATGCAGTTGAAATGGGTAGACTGTATAAATACGGAAATGGATTTAAGTTTCAGGCTCTTGGTACCGGTTATATGGGTGGAATGACAGAGCTGTTTAAAAACTTTGGACTTGATATTGATGAAGGGAGAGATTAATTTATGAATCTTACAGCAGGCGCAGTAATTGTTATTGCAGCGATTGTAATTGTTGGTATTTTAATCTTTTGTACTAAATCAGGAAAGCGTGTCAGACTTAGAATGTCTGGCACTGCTGATGAAGTAATTTCAAAAGATGCATCTACTCCAGAAGGAGCAAAAGCATATTATAATGTTGCAATCGAAAAGAAACAGAATGATTATAATACTGCTAATAATCTTTTAAAACAGATTGAAGGTAAAAAGGCAGGATTTGAAGATCAGCTTCATCAGTTGCAGAAAAATAGATTTGATTGTGTAGAAAAACTTAATCAATGTATTGATTCAAATAATGATGATGGAGCAAAGCTTTATATTAAAGAGCAGCAGAATATTGATGATAAAGTAAAAACTTTAAAAGCGGCAATTAAGGATCTTGAGAAAAATGAACAACTTCAGAAAGAAACTGTTGAATCATTAGAAGCAGAGTTAAATGATCTTAAGGCCGAAAAAGACAATGCTATCTTTACTTTATCAACAGCGCAGGTTACACAGTCTCTTCAGGCAAACCCAGGAACATCTTCTAATGAAGAAGATAAAATGCTTGAAAAAGTTCGTGATGGGATTCAGAAAAAGAAAGAAGAAGCTGATGGAAATAGAATTATGTATGAGAATTCTACATATGTACAGAAGCAGCGTCTTGAAAAGAAAATGAAAGATGATGAAGTTGATAGAAAATTACAGGAGCTTAAAGCGAAGAAAGGAAAATAATATGATTGTTATTAGAATATGGGTATTTCTTTTGGTTATGCTTATGGCTTTTGTAGTTGGATTTGTTATAGGGAGGATTGAATAATGGTTGATATTAAGAAATTGAAAATTGATGATGTTTTAATTAATAAAATTAATAAAGATAAAAAACGTGTAAAGTTTATTGCGTCAAATTATATTATTGTAGAGGATTGCAAAAATGGAAAACCTGCAATTATGCTAAAAGAGTGTTTTACATTATATACAAAATGTCAAAAATATATTTGGACGGATTGGGAAGAATGCATGTTGTATTTTAATGATCCGTTTGATCGATGTGGTGATTGTATAACTAGAATTAAATGTAGAGTACGTAGTAATGGAAAAAGAATTCAGGTTAGATCTGGAGCTTTATCTGCAATAGCTTCTTGCAATGAAGATTGTGGAGACAAATTTAATTTTGATAAAGGAGTAGAAATAGCAGGTAAGAGATTAATTTTAAAATGGTTATCAAATAGACTTGAAGCAGAAGTAAGAGGATAATATTATGAAACCTATTATTAATCCATGGATCATGTATGTTATTGGGTTAGTCAATAATATAAGTTTTATATTTGCAGTAGTTATATTTTTTTTATTAAGTGCAATAATTATAGTTGCAGCAACTGGGTTTGTTAAGTTTGTTGAAAATTATGATAATTTTGATGAATTTTTAGAGGATAATCATACTGCGGTTAAATGGTTTAAAAAAGGATGTATAAGTTTAATTATCGCAGGAATAGTAATGATTTTGATACCGTCTGAGAAAACATTGTATTCTATGGTCGTTCTTGAGAATGTAACTCCTAACAATATTGAAATTGCAGGTAATACAGGAAAAGATGTTATTGATTATTTATTTGATAAAATTGATCAAATGAATGACGAAGAGGAAGATAAATAATGCAAAAAGGATTTATACGAAAAGAAATTATTCCTATCAGCGAAGTGGAAAACGCTGTAAAAGATGTAATGTTTTGTAAAAATAAGCGAGATTCTTATGTTAATATTCGTGGAGATATTATTAAGGGAAACAGTCAACGCTTTCAGACATTTTTTACAAAAGGATTAAAATGTTCATGTTGTGGAATAGAGGGAAAATATTTTGCAAAAGAAAAAGATCCGAATGCAGCAAGATATCATTTAAATTTATATGCCATTGATGATGACGGAGAAGAAGTATTGATGACAAAAGAACATATTATTCCGTTATATAAAGGCGGGGAAAATGATGTGATCAATTTTCAGACTATGTGTGAAAAATGTAATAAAAGGAATCCATAAATAATGTTTTAATCAATATGTGAAAAAAGTGTTGACATTTGAAATGAAGTGTGGTATAATACATACATAGTCAAGAGAGGGAATGCGGAACTGTGAAAGCAGTTCCACTAAATTCCCAGTAACTAATGATTTAATCAATTAGACACAATAATGGGCATTCGCCAAGCGGTAAGGCTCAGCACTTTGACTGCTGCATTTTCGTTGGTTCGAATCCAACATGCCCAGCTTATTAAAAACAAAGGAGAGAAAAAATGAAAGTAGTACAGATTGATGATACATTTAGAATTTATGGTGATGATCTTAAGAGTTTTGATAAGTTACCGGCGCAGACTTATTCAGTAAGATTCTCAAAGAATTCTGGATGGTATCTTGAAAAACATGCTGATATAGAGATCAAAGAATCTAAAATCTATGGCGTACATATGGAAAAAGTAAACAAGGTTTTAAATGCTTTTAATGAGTTTAACAAGAATCTTGGAATTATACTTTCCGGAAATAAAGGAATTGGAAAATCATTATTTGCTAAAGAATTAAGTATTCAGGCAATTGGATACGGAATTCCTGTAATTATTGTTGATACTTATATCCCTGGAATTGCTGATTATCTTGAAAGTATTAGACAAGAAGTAGTAATATTGTTTGATGAATTTGATAAAACATTTGGCGGTGTAAAAGCACCAGATGGAATGGCAGATCCTCAAACTGAATTGCTTACATTATTTGATGGTTTGAGTACAGGTAAGAAGTGTTTTGTAATTACATGTAATAATATGAGGAGCTTAAATGAATTCCTTATAAATAGACCTGGTAGATTTCATTATCATTTTAGATTTGAATATCCTACAGCTGAAGAGATTACAGAATATCTTCATGATAAACTGAATGAAAAATACTATGATCAGATTGCAGCAGTTATAAGTTTTGCTAATAAAGTTAATCTGAATTATGATTGCTTAAAAGCGATTGCTTATGAATTAAATCATGGAGATGAATTTAAAGAAGCGATTAAAGATCTAAATATTATCAATGTAAATGATATTAACTATGTCGTTACATTATACTTAAAAGATGGAAGACATGCAAATGTAACACGTTCGGTTGATATGTTTGATAAGTCTGGAGAATTTAGTTGTGATAATTTTTATATTGGAAATACTTATGTAGAAGCATCTTGTAAAATTATGGATGTTACATATGATAAGAAAAGATATGTTGATATTGTCAATGGAGAATTTGTTTCGCTTAAACCATCATATTATGATGATGACGATGACAGTAAAAAAGAAGTTGAGAAAATGGAAGCAGATTATATGACTTTTGTTAGAGAAACAGATAAGAATATTCATTATATGGTGTAGTATAATGTATAATTAATAAAAACAACAATTAAAGTTTATATAAAAGGAGAAAAATTATGACAACAGAAAAAATGACAGTACATAAGGCATTGGCTGAGATTAAGGTTATGGATAATCGAATTAATTCTGCAATTTATAGTGGTGTTTATTGTTTAGCAAATAAACATTCCAATGAAAAAGTAAAGGGAATTGCAGTTGAAGATTATAAAAAGGTAATGCAGGGTTATTATGACAAAACTAATGATTTAATTAAACGTAATGAAGCTATTAAAAAGGCAGTAGTTCTTTCTAATGCTATAACAAAGGTAAAGATTGGAGAGAATGAATACACTGTAGCTGAAGCAATTTGGATGAAGAATCATGGCATTGATAATAAAGATGAGCTTCTTGTAAAATTACAGCAGCAGTACAACAAAGCTCAGGCAGAGATTCTTAAGAATAACGGAGAAGAACTTGATAAGAGAGCTGAACAGTATGTAATTGGTATTTATGGTTCAAAAGAAGGAAAGGCTGACACAGAAGCTTTTGAAAAGACTAAAAAGGAATTCATTAAAGCAAATCAGTATGAACTTCTGGATCCGATTGGAATTCTTAAAGTGATTGAAGATCTTGAAAAAGAGATTGATACATTCAAAGCAGAAGTAGATGCAGCACTTTCTACAAGTAATGCGATCACTGAGATCGAAGTAACTTATTAATCTTAATGATTGATAGTTAACTATAAATATTCACTGTTTACTGAAAACTTTAAACTACAACTCATCAGACTTTTTGCAGATAATAGCCTAATGTAAAATAATAAAGAAAATCTGCTTCTAATAAAACAAAATGGAAAAAGTATACAGTACTTTTTATTGAATAATGGTGCTTACATTATTATTAATAAGATGAGTATATGTTTTCAGAATACAAGCATCAGAAATAAACAATATAGGATATCGTAGATACCTGGTTTATAAGAATGCTCGTGGATGTCTGAGTATACATATAATACGAACTGTAAAGCTTAAAGTTGTAAAGATCAAATAGTAAAACTCAAAATTCAAAGTTTATTTATTAGATCAAAGTTCAAACAGTAAATATCAAAGGTAAAAGTTTTATAAAATCCTTGAATTACAGTTTTGTGTATAGTTGTACTTGACACTAAGTATCTGCAAGGCTGGTAAATGGTGAATATTCTTAAGCGGATATGACGGAATTGGCAGACGTAGGAGACTCAAACTCTCTGGACATAAGTCGTAAGGGTTCAAATCCCTTTATCCGTATCAGGCTGATATATTATAAAGTAAATACGCTGAAGGCCAAGGTGTATTGAACATGATAATTAGACCTGAAGGTTATAACCTATAAGCACTTCACGGCTTTGAGCGTGAACCGTTAATAAACTAATGATTCGAATAACTGGAATTGTTAAACTGGAGCCTGTTGATTTTGGAGAACACAGTGTATTGGCTGAATGGTTTGGATACACAAAAACATTTATATAGATGGATCTATCATGACGAGGATGGGTAGAGGCGAGGTAAGCTATATGTGATGTAAGTAGCTGTGTAGTTATGATTGATCAAAATGGATTTCTTTCTTAAGTTACTTTCTTAAGATTTCTGTAGTGAGGTAAGTGATTAGCTAAATCAGTAGGTGAACGAAGCGGTAAATTGAAAGATATTTATGGCATTGTGGTTGTGGGTAGCTACAGAAATCAAAAGGGAACTTAGTTCAGTTGGTTAGAGCAACCGGCTCATAACCGGTAAGTCCTGGGTTCGAATCCCAGAGTTCCCATTCTCCTTATTGTAGATAATAAGGAGATTTAATTTCCTTTCTTGTGATGTTTTAACGAGTTACAAAGTGATATGTAGTTTAACTGGCAAAACAATCTGATTAGCGAATCAGATAGATTATTGGTTCGACTCCGATCATATCACATCAGGAGCTACAATCCTTAAATTATTCTAGATCCAAAACAAATTGGTGTGAGTAATTTTAAATATGTGTGACTTTCTAAGGCTTAAAGGTTTCAAGAGAAAATCAGCCGTTGCAGTGAGGTCGATAAACTGATGGCGAGTGGGAACCAGACCAGTGACATTTTGAGATTGTTTCGAAAGAGAAACGTACTGTTTTAGAGAAAATGTAGGGAATTGAGCGGCTTCAAAGAACACATAATCCTGGTGTACTGCAGACATTCAGGTAGGATCCTTAAGGTGGCATGTAAGCTTTTACAAAAGATATAGTATCTGTAAGAGATGGTCTTGAGTTTAAAAACTGTCGGTTCGATTCCGGCCATGTCAATTTGCAATGGAAACATTGTAAAATAATATTAAAGGAGAAAGTTAAATGATAGCAAATGTATTAGCAGAATTAAGAACTGGTGATATTGTTCTTTCTACAAAGGGCAGTTATGGAATGGTTCTTAGAGGAACTCCAAGTGGAGATATTGTTAAATGGTATGTAAATAGTAAAGGAAAGTGTATTGATAAATTCAGAAGCTTGAATATGATCAATTCTGATTTTACTTTTAGATTTGATGAAGAAAACAGAATTGTAAAAGTTTGGAGAACAAAAGATAAACATTATCTTGGTGATAAAGCAGTTACAAAATATACTGTTGCAGATAGTTTTGAACTTATCTATGAAGATAAAGTAAAAGAAGTAACAATGGATGAAGTTGAAGAAAAGTTTGGCTGTAAAGTCAAAATTAAAAATAGTTAAAACTAATGAATTAATCAAATACATGAGAAAAGAGAAATAATTATTGAAGCACTGTAACATAGCAGTGCAAAGTTGTCAGAGTGACAAACATTATTCTGCTTCGGAAAGTGAGGTGGAATAATGGAACATAAGAAATTTATGGATATTCAAAGATTGAAAGAAGGATTTGCAGATGGATTTCGTCCTGGAGATGAGATCGTAGTGCAGGAAAAGTTTGATGGGAGCTGTGCTTCTTGTAGATATGATGTAGAAACAGGTAAGTTAGTAGCTTTTTCAAGAAGACAAATCCTTGATCCTCTCAGTAATACACTAAGTGGTTTCTATAACTATATACAGTCTTTGAATGCAGATGAATTTAAGGATTATCCAGACTATGTAGTATTTGGAGAATGGTCTGGAGCAAGAAATGCAATTATTTATTATCCTGAAAATACTAAAAAATGGTATGTGTTCGATATTTATGATGTAAGTAAACAAGGATATTTACCACAGTCTGAAGTAAAGAGATTTGCTGAGGAACATGGATTGGATTACATCAATACATATTATATTGGACCATTTATCAGTTGGGAACATGTCATGAGCTTTATGGGTACTTCAGCATATGGAGATACGCAGGAAGGTATTGTTGTAAAGAATCAGACAAGACTTAATGATCCTAATTCAAGATTACCATTTGTAGTAAAAATCGTTGGCGAAAAGTTTCATGAGATTGCAAAAACAAATCACGTAAGAAAAGTTGCTGATCCTCAAAAATTACAGGAAAGAGCAGTTGCACAAGAATTAACCGAGTCTATTGTTACAAGACGAAGAGTTGAAAAAGAATTATATAAGATGCGTGATGAAGGCATTATTCCAGCTGACTGGTGTGAGCAAGACATGAAGACAGTCGCAAGAGAATTGCCTAGTAGAATATATCATGATTGTGTAAAAGAAGAACCGGAAACAGTAACCGAAATCGGACAATATTTTGGAAAGTTTTGTTCTTCAACTGCAATGCGATATGCACGTAACATCATTCTGGGAGATCCGGCCTGATTATTGAGATATAAGAAGAAAGGAGGACTTGAATGAGTGGGACAATTAAAGAGTATAGAATGCAGCAGTTGCCATAACATGTATATGTATGATGATTCAGAAACATTTTTTGATGATCATGGATATGGTTATTCTACAAAATTAGTGAAATGCAAATGCTGCGGAAAGATAAATATTGTTCGGTATTATCAAGATCGAGCAATGAAATTAAATAATGACAGTAGATTTTATGATTACAGGAGAAATAAATAATGGCAAAAGTAAAAGAAAAAAAAGCTTTAGAGAAGAAAAATTGGACACAGAGTTTTATTCTTGTTGGTAAAGCGTGTGTTAATGATTATACATTTAAAATTGATGAAAGATCCAATAAGAGTGATTGGATTTACAATATGATCAATCTTGATGTTGATTGTGGTGAGAAATACGGAAAAGTTCGTTGTGAATTAATGGGTGGTTATGGACTTGAAAGAGATAATTGTCCAATTTGGGTTCATGGTAAAGACGAAAATGGACGTGATGATTTTAAAAATACTTATCAGATTGCATTTGAAGATAGATTTAACGAAGAGTATTTAGAAGATATTGGTAGTCTCTGTTTCTTATATGCTGGCATTGAAAGAGATGTCAAAGAAGAAGTGGCAGAATATAAATTTCTTCATGCTTATGATTATATTAAATATTTATCTGAACATCTCGAAAATGGAATGGAGATTAGAGTAACTGGTCAGCTGCGTTATTCAGTATATAATGGCAATGTACAGGTCAAAAAAGAGATTTCCAAAATCTATTTTAAGAGAGAAAAAGATGATTATGGTGCAACATTTAAACAGACAATTCTTATTAATAAGGATTCTGTAGGAAAAGCAGATAAAGATAAATGTATTTTCCCTGTTACTGGATTTGTACTTGAGAAGTTTAAAGAATATAACGGAAATGATCTTACTGAAGGTGGAGCAGTCAAAGGTGGAAAATTTGTTCCTTTGAGAAAAATGTTTGAGTATGAATTCTCTCCGGAGGTTGAACCTGAAGCACTTAAGAGAGCACTTAATCTTATGTTTAAGGTTAAAAAGGGTTATAACCAGGTTACATATGAAGGTGTATTTGTTGAAGGTGGGGCAGTTATTAAGACTACTTATGATGATCTTACCGATGAGATTAAAGAGCTTGTTGATGCAAACATCTATACATTAGAAGAAGCTCTTGCTACTTGTACTGAAAACACCGGGAAAGAAAGACGAATGATTCTGAGAAAACCGATTATTGAATTGGTGGGCGAAGAAGGATCTAAAGTTGCTCAGGTACGTAAAATTGAAAATATTTATTCTGACGAAGATTTTATGCTGGATTATCTGATTGCTCATGAAGAGGAAGAATATGAGGAAGATCCGGAGATTGAAGCTACTGAGAGAACAGAAGAGGCTGCAGATGAAGTAGCAGATCTGTCATGGATGGAAAATCTTGGTGTCTAATAGATAATTCTTTAATCAATTAATAATAAATTACAGGGAGAATATATAAATGGGATACGGAAAAAAGAATGTAATTAAAATTGATCCACTTTCATACAATATTGGTCTTATTGGAGAAAGTGGTATTGGAAAGACAACAATTATCAAAGAAATGTGTGAAAAGCTTGCCGGAGAAGACGGATATATCTTTCTTGAATGTGGGAAAGAAGATGGTGCCGATGGCATCAATGGAATCAATTATCTGAATTGTCCTGAATGGTCAATGGATTATGATGAATTAACAAACAGTATTGGGTTTGAAGATTTTGTTGATGATGTAGTTGAAAATAAAACAACAGAATATCCGGATTTAAAAACTGTAGTAATTGATACGTATGATCAGCTTTTGGAAATTTCAAAACCAGAAGTAATCAGAATGCATAATTCTGAAAACCCAGATAAGCCAGTAAAATCTATTAAAGCAGCTTTTGGTGGATATATGGCTGGAGAAGATAAAGCTACAGAAATTGTGTTAGATAAATTATGGGAGCTGAAAACTGTTGGTGTACATTTCATTATCATCGGACATGTCAAACAGCGTCAACAGGATGATGTAGTTACCGGACAGACATACACTTCACTGACTACAAATATGTCAATGAGAGATTTTAATGCAATTAAAACAAAACTTCATTTTCTTGGGGTTGCTTCTATTGATAGAGAAATTGTTCAAGAAAAAACAGGAAAGACAAAAAAGGAAAAAGGTAAAGATGTAAACATAATGAAGGGCGTTATTACAAAAGAGAGTAGAAAAATTACTTTCCGTGATGATTCCTATTCGATTGATTCTAAATCACGTTTTGCTGATATTGTTCCGGAGATTCCTTTTGATGTTGATGAATTAATCAAAGCTCTTACAGATGCAATTAAAACAGAAGCTTCTAAAGGTTCTAAATCTATTTCGGATCTTGAAAAAGAGCAGAAAGCTTCTGAGGCTGAACGCATGAGACATATTGCAGAAGTAGAAGCTGCAAATAAAGTAAAAAAGGAACTTGATGAGATTAACTCTAAAATCAAAGAATTCTGTACAGTTAATAAATCTAAACCGGCAGCACTGAAACCACTAATCGAAGCTGCAAAAGCATGTGGACTTAAAAATCCAATGGCAGCAGAAGATGTTGAGACAGCGAAGAAAATCCTTTCTGCGGTTGCATAAATATAATTCCCAGGGCTTAATGCTCTGGGAAAACTTCTAAGGATTGGAGTAAAAGAAAAAATGGCTAAAAAGATGACTAGAAGTAAAGTTAAGAAAGATAAGACACCAAAAGAAGATGAGATTTTTTCTAGGAAAGACGCTGAGTTTCGTGCGATGTGTGCTTGGATTGAAAGAGAGTTATTTAATTATAATGGGACAGATCAGCATTTACATACGAAAGCTTGTTTAAGATTGCAAGGTCTTAGAAAAGGTCAGAATATAGCAAATAATAAACATGATAAGTATGGTAATTATTCTGTAGAATGTGTATTCAATACATTTAAGGCCAATAAACTTATTATTCAAAATGCAATCAAAGGAAAAGATTTTACAGATGAATATAAAAAAATGGCTTATATATGTGCAATCATTGAAGTAAGAATCAATGAGATGTACCTCAGAATGAAAAATGCAGAACTCAGTAAGCAGAAACAGGAGTCTATTGATACTAAGGCACAAGATAATGATACAGCAGAATATAAAAGACAGACAGATGAAAGCACTAATTCTGTATTCGAGGATATTTGGTAATTGGCTGCGACTGCTAATGGCACAAAAGTACGCAGTGGTGCGGATAAAAAGGTCGCTTCAGCATTTGAAAAGGAATGCATAGAGACACTAAAACAAGTAAACGAATATAAACTTATTGCAGAAGCAAATGCTGTTACTTCTATATATAAGGATGCGGATCTTATTAGAGAAACATCTTTAAAATTGGAAGATATAACAAATAATGCTTGGAGAGTTTATTTCTCTATAGCAAATGACATTATTAATGTTGAAAAGAAAAATACACTTGATGAAATAACAATCAACATGTATTTATCAAAGCATTCTAAATTGAGTAAGAAATATGATGAATATGGTGGATTTGAAAAAATCAGCAATGCTATTGAATATATTCAGATCGACAACTTTGAATCTTATGTAAGTGAGATAAAAAAATGGAATGCGGTAATGCGGCTTGTTAAACTTGGATTCCCTGTAAAAGATAACCTGAGTAAATATGTCGATGCTAAAGCAGAAGATATTTACAATGAACTGGAAGCATTACTTAATCATACATTTATTAATGTCGAAACAGAAGTAAAAACATATAATGCTTGTGATGGTATTTATGATTTGATTGATGAACTTAATAGTGGTAGCCAAGTAGGAATGCCTTTAGATCATGCAAATATTCTTAATAAAGAAATTGGTGGTATCAATTTTAATGGCAATATTTATGGGTTAGGAGCTAATTCTGGTGTTGGTAAATCAACAACAGCAATTAATTACTTAATGCCTTCTGTTCTTCATCATAATGAAAAAATGGTCATGATGATCAATGAGGAAGATCAGAATAAGGTTAAAAAAGAATTACTGATATGGGTGGCTAATAATGTATTCAGAGGAGATATTCATAAATATCAGCTTCGTGACGGTAATTTTAGTCCGGAAATGATGGAAGTATTAAAAAAAGCTGCTGATTATTTGGAGAAGTTAAAAGAACGAAGGAATATTACAATTATTCCGTTTGAAAAATACACAGTTAAAGCAGCTATTAAGATAATTAAAAAATATTCTTCTATGGGTGTAAGGCTGTTCGTTCTCGATACTTTGAAAGAGTCTGCAGATTCAAGAAATATTGATACTTGGAAATCAATGGAACGAGATATGGTTGATTTATATGACGTTGTAAAGCCAGCAGCTAAGAATGTAGCTCTATTTGTTACATATCAGCTTGGTAAAGCTTCTGTTAAATTAAGATATCTTACCAATAATGAAATTGGACAGGCAAAAAATATCCTTGATGTATTTAGTGTAAATTTGATGATGCGAAAACCATTTGAGGATGAATTCCCTGGTGGATCGCATGAAATCAAAGCATATAAACTTAGTAAGAATAAAAATACAAAGGTTCCTTATATTTTGGATAGAAATAAGCATTATATGATTACATTTATTACAAAAAATAGATTTGGTGCTACGGATCAATTCCAGATTATATCTGAATATGATTTAAGTACAAACATACATGAAGACGTTGCAATTTGTAATATAGCACAAGATTTTTAGGCAGGTAAAATATGAATGACTGCTTTGGAACTGAAAAACTATATATATAAGAATGGAAAGATACCATTTGTTTTAGAATCAATCGGCTGTGGGAATATAATATATCATGAGAAAAAAGATTATTATAGCTGCTCAAATGCAGTTGGAGGTGATTGTAATAATCCTGCAGCCATTAATATAAAAAATGATTCTTATTTAAATTATAGGAATTATACCAGAAATGTATCTTATGATGATGGTCAGGATATTATTTCATTGGTTGAATACAATAAGAACTGTGATTTTGTTGAAGCAATGAAATATTTACATGGATTATTTGGAATTGCTTATTCGTATGAGAAGAAGATTGAAAAACCAAAAGATGATTCATGGTTTATATTTTCTAAATATGCTACACGAAGACGGAAGCAGTCAAAAGAGTTTAATCCTATGGATGAAGGTATATTAACTGATTTTGTACCTTATATTCATATTAATCTATTTAAAGAAGGGATCATTAAAAAAACCATTAAAAAGTTTGAATTAGGTTATTCGTATAGATGGAAAAGAACAATATTTCCTATTCGATATTGGCTTGACGGAACCTTGATGGGGTATAACGCAAGAAGCTCAGTTGAAAACTGTGAGGAGTTTGGAATTCCAAAATACTTCATTACTCCAGGATTGCGTAAAGAAATAAATTTATATGGACTATGGCAGAACTATAAGGATATTCAAAAGGCTGGATATGTTACAGTGTTTGAAGCTGAGAAATCAGTATTAAAACGAGATAGTTTGAATGATCCTACTGGTGTTGCTCTTGAAGGGCATTTTATGTCAGAAGAACAGGTCAGGATTATTTTAGGAACCGGTGTAAAAGAAGTAATCATTGCTATGGATAAAGATGTTCCAATTGAAGAAGTTTGGAATATGTGTGAAAAATTCTATGGTATGAGAAAGGTTAGTTATATTTATGATGAATATAATGTGCTTGGTCCGAAAGATTCTCCTGCTGATGCTAAAAATAAAGTATATAAGATTTTATTTAAATATAGAAGAAAATATGATGCTAAAAAGCATTATGAGTATTTGAAGAGATTAAAAAAGTAATTGAGAGTTAGTTATGAAGATTTAAAAAAGTTGTGCGAGGCACTTGGAACAGATAGGTTAAATTCATGGAGTAGAGTTAACTGTGTACATAATAGTTTATATGAATATTTGCTTAAATATATTTTACATATAAAAGAAGATCGTGATGATTCTATTTATAAAGTAACTGGTGGAATTAGTCATGATATTATGGAACGGTTTTATACTCATGAATTAGACTATGATAAGATGGCAGAAGAATTCGATGATGGTTGGATGACTGCATTTGATATTGCCGAACTTAAATTTGTAAGAGGTGATGGAAAAAGAAACCAAAGTATTGCTGATAAGTATTATTATGATCTGAAAAATTTCTTCGAGACACATGAAGTAATTACTGAACCAATTGATATTGAACAGTTCGTTACTGTAAAAGTTGGCGATGAATATTATCAAGGCTATATTGATGCTTTAATCAGTCATGAAGATGGTAGTTATACAATACTAGATTGGAAGACATCGAGTATATACAAGGGAGATAAAGCCAAAAATGAGTGTGGTCAATTAGTCATGTATTCTCTAGCTTTACATCAAAAAGGAATTCCATTCGATAAAATTAAGATTGCATGGAACTTTCTTAAATATCAATGTGTAACTGTACAATCTAAAAAGGGAGTTAAAAAAGTCAGAGAGATTGAACGATGTACTCTTGGAGAGAAGTTGCAGGCTAATGCTAAGATGTGGCTTAAAGAATTTGGTTACACTGAAGATCAGGTATTTGAATATCTTGATAAGCTGGCCCAGACAAATGATATCAAAGTTCTACCGGAAGAAGTTCAGGAAAAATATGAATTTCATGATTGTTATGTATATGTAGAGCTTACTCAGGAACTAATTGATTATTGGACAAACTTTATTATTGATACCATGAAGGAGATCCGTAGTAAAGAAGCTCAGTATGAAGAATTAAAAGAAGCAGGTAAGTATGAAGAGGCTGATAAACTCTGGTGGGAAGATGAAGAATCAGTAAAGAAGCAGAGTTATTATTTATCAAATCTTTGTGGGTACTCTCCTAATTTACACAAACCATATAAAGCATATTTGGAAGCATTAGATGCAAAAAAGAATGGTGACATTTTGGGAACCAAGAAGAAGTCTGATGAAGAATATGCAATTGATGATTTAGGATGGCTTAATAATCTGTAAATAGGAGAAAGAAATGGGAAACAGAAATTATACTATTTATCATCTTCATTCTGATTTGTCAAATGGTGTTACTAATATAGATAGCGTTACAAAATATTTTGAATATATCAATCGTGCTAAAGAACTTGGAATGAAAGCTTTAGGCTTCAGCGAGCATGGATGCTTACTTGAGTGGGTACATAAAAAAAATAAAATAGAAGCTGCTGGAATGAAATATATTCATGCAGAAGAATTTTATATTACAGAAAAATTATACCATGATCCAGAGATTACAGAAGAAATCTACAAATCACTAGAGGCTGATGACGAAGAGCAAACACGAGAGAATATCGAAGAATACATTGAAAAAAATAAATTTCAGGTTAGAGATAATTACCATTGTGTTTTGATTGCCAAGAACCAAGCTGGTGTAGAAGAATTAAATAGACTTTCATCACTTGCATTTAAAAGAGATGGACATTTTTATTATAATCCTAGAATTACATTAGATGAACTTATTAGTACGTCTGATAATATTTTGATTACAACAGCTTGTCTTGGTGGAATTTTAGCTAGTGAAAACAAATCAGCACAAGAAAAATTCCTTAAATTTTTAATTGATAATAAAGATAGATGCTATCTTGAAATACAACATCATATGGATGATAAGCAAATTCAATATAATAAATATCTTGCAAAGATATCAAAAAAATATGGAATTCCGCTTATCGCTGGAACTGACACCCATTGTTTAAATGAAAAGCATTCTTTGGGACGTAGTATTTTGCAGCAATCAAAGAAAATTTCGTTCCCTGAAGAGGCTAAATTTGATTTATTACTTAAAACATATAAAGAATTAGTTGAAGCTTTTCGCAGACAAAATGCTTTACCAGAAGAAGTTTATTTGGAAGCAATTGAAGAAACGAATAGAATGGCCGATAGGATAGAAACATTTGTATTGGATTATACAAAAAAATATCCTAAATTATACGAAGACTCCTTGGGTACATTAAAACAAAAGATTGTTGAAGGTATAAAAAATAGAGGAGTATATAAATATCCTAATTATGACGAATATAAGAAGAGAGTTGCTTATGAGTTAAAAACGTATATTCATAATCAGGCTATTGACTTTGTATTACTCGAAGAGGATTATAAAACAGCATTAAAAAAACAGGGTGTTGAATTTGGATATTCAAGAGGATCTGTTTCTGGTAGTGAAATTGCATATCTTCTTGGTATTACAGAAGTTGACAGTATTAAATTTGGATTAAATTTTGAAAGATTTATGAATACAGAGCGTGTGTCTTTAGCTGATGTTGATACCGACTGGTATAAAGAAGACCGTTGGAAAGTACGAGAATATTTATTCAAAAAAGAAGGACTACATTGTTGTAATATTATTACTTTTAATACTATTAAAATGCGTGGAGCAATTAAAGATGTTGGTAGAGCTTTAGGAATGACACCAGAACAAACACAGGCTATATGTAATACGGTTCAAGAAGAAGATAAAAAAGAATTTGTTCCAGATCATATACGTAAGCAGTATCAAAAATTATTTGAGTATGTTGATATTGTAGTTGGCACAATTACATCTCTAGGAAGACATGCAGCAGGCCTTGTTGTTGCGCCACATGATATAGATTCAAAATTTGGCACCTTGTATATTTCTTCTGATGATAAACCTATATCACAGATTAATATGAAAGAAATTGATTCTCTTAACTACGTAAAGCTTGATGTTTTAGGACTTGATTGTGTAGGGCTTATTTATAAGACATGTAAAGCTGCAGGTATTGATTTCTTGACACCAGACAATATGGACTTCGATGATATCGAAGTCTGGAAAGACATTGCAAATGATACAACTTTAATCTTCCAGTTCGAGTCGGATTTTGCTGGTAATTACTTAAAAGATATACTTCGAGACTCAACTATTGAAAAAATTAAAGAAAAGAATAACAATTTCTCATACATTGACTTAATGTCAATGGCAAATGGTGCTATACGTCCTGCCGGAAATTCATATAGAAATGAATTATCACAAGGTGTTTATCGTGATAATGGGCATCCAGCTTTGAATGAATTCTTGGCACCTACACTTGGATACTTAGTATACCAAGAACAGATCATAGCCTTTTTGCATCAGTTTTGTGGATTTACAATGGGTGAAGCTGATGTTGTACGAAGACATTTTTCTAAAAAGACAGGTACAGAACATGATATTCCGGTTATAAAGAATGGTGGCTATTTACTTGATGCTGATGGTAATAGAACAAGTGATCATTATATTGATGGATTTATTAAGACCATGAACAGTAAATATGGTGTTTCACAAGAGGAAAGTGAAGAGCTTATTATTAATTTTCTCAAAGTTATTATAGACGCAAGTGATTATCTCTTTTCTCAGAACCATGCTGACCCATACAGTTTTTTAGGTTTTGCTTGTGGATATCTAAGACATTATTATCCTCTGGAAACTTTTACAGAAGCATTAAACATATATGCATCTGATGCCGAAAAAAGTGCAAAGATTAAAGATTATATTGCTAGTAAAGGATATGAAATAAAACCTATTAAGTTTGGTCGTTCTGGTGCCGAATATATGTGTGATAAGAAAAATAAAGTCATATATCAGGGAATAGGCAGCATTAAATATTGCAATAATCAGATTGCAGATGAGTTGCTTGAATTAGCAAAGAATAATCGTTATAAAACTTTTGTTGATTTATTGTTCGATATCCATAATAAGACAACTCTAAATTCTAAGCAGCTTACAATTCTTATGGGATTAAACTTTTTCTCTGAATTTGGTAACAATAAATATCTTATGCAGATATCAGATCTTTACGATAAATTTGCTACATGCAAGATTATTAGTAAAAAGAAGATGGAAGATTTAGGATTATCAGAATATCTCATGAAGAAATATTCGAATAAAGAAACAGCTTCTCAGTATAGAGAACTTGACAATATAGGTCTAATCACTGAATTATCATCCAGACTTGAAGATAAATCAATGTCAGTTGTTGACCAGGTTAAATTTGAAAAAGAGTATTTGCAGTATGTAGTATATACAAATCCAAAGGTTAATAAGAGTTTTTATATTGTGACAGAATATAAGACGTTCAAAGAAGTTCGAAAACCTTATTGTACACTACATAATATCAAAACTGGTGAAGATGTAAAAACCAGAGTAACGAGTGTAAAAGTATATCAGGATAATCCTTTTGGAGAATATTCAATTCTTAAGGTTGATCATTTTGATCAGAAATATAAAAAGAAATGTGTAAATGGAACATGGCAAGAAACAGATGAATTAGAAGATATTTTAAATGATTATGAGGTTATAAAGAAATGAAAGAAACTAAAAATACCGTTGAATTTGAAGGAAGAGTAGAAAAGTGCATATATAATAAATCTGATTCTGATTGGGCTATTTATGCTATGAATGTTGATCCTGAGAAGTATCCAAATATTAAACAAAATAAATATGAAAATGTTTCTATTTGTGGAGAAATCGCTGATCTTAGCTTATCACGGCCGTATGTAATTACGGCTGTGGAGCAGGATAGTAAATATGGACCAACTTATAAAGTTCAAAAAATGCATATCATTAAGCCTAAAACAGGAGAAGAAGTGTATACCTTTTTACGAGAAGTGTTAACTGAGAATCAGGCAGCAGAATTATATAGAGAATATCCTAATATTATTGAACTTGTTGAACAAGAAAGAGATAATGAGGTCGACACATCAAGATTAAAGGGCATTGGTGAAAAAACACTTTGGAAGATTATTGATAAAATCAATACTAATATAATATTGTTTGATTTGGTTACTGAATTTGGTGGTATTTTATCATTAAAAATATTGAAAAAACTTTATGATGAATATTGTTCTGTAGAAGCAATTAGAAGAAATCTTCGTAAAGAACCATATAAATGTCTTACTAGGATTTCTGGTATTGGTTTTATTAAAGCTGATGCTATGTTGTTACAACTTGAAAAAGAGAAACGTATTGATTTTGGATATGATCTTAGAACAAGTCCTCAAAGATGTAGTGCTTGCATGGAATATTATCTTCTGGAGAATCAGAACGAAGGTAATACTAAGATGGATTTAAGAGATTTACGGAAGATGGTTATGCAATATGTTCCTGCTTGTGCTCATCATTATGTAGATTGCCTTAAGAAATGTGACTTCTATTATGATAAAGAGACTTTTGATGTTGCATTAAGAGAAACATATAATACTGAAAAGTATATTGCTGAAAAAATTGCTAATGCTAATAATAATCCTCGTATTTGGAATATTAATTGGAAATCATATCAGAGTAAAGGTGAATATCCTTTAACGGATGAACAGCTTAGTGCCCTTAGATGTATTTGCAATAATAATATTATGATTCTTAATGGTTTTGGTGGATCTGGTAAATCTGCTACATCCGGTATGATTATTAAAATGCTTGAAGATAACAATATTCAGTATAAATTATTTGCTCCCACAGGAAGAGCTGCAAAGGTATTATCTGATTATACCGAACGTCCTGCAGCTACTATTCACAGAGGACTTGGTTATATGCCACCAAACTGGTGTTATAACGAAGATGCTAAATTAATAACAGATGTAGTTTTGGTTGATGAATTTTCAATGACAGATATCTTTTTATTCAAACATTTAGTAGAAGCTATTGATTTTGAACGTACAAAATTGATTTTAGTAGGTGATTCAGCACAGTTACCAAGTGTTGGCCCCGGAAATTTATTACATGATTTTATCCGATCAAAAAAGATTCCGACAGTAACATTGAATAAAATCTTTCGATATGGTGAAGGTGGTTTAATGGCAGTAGCTACCGATATCAGAAATATGGAAGAATACCTATCTAAAGAAGCATTCCAGGTGTTTGGAAACAATCAAGATTATACTTTCGTCAACGTTGCAAGTGATAAAATGATACTTAATGTAGTAAGTTTATATGCAAAACTATTAAAAGTCTATAAACCAGAAGATATTCTTGTTTTATCAGCTTATAATAAAGGCGATTATGGTACGGTAGCTATAAATAATCATCTTCAAAAACTTGCGAATAAAGAAAATTATGGATCAGAAAATTGTATCGAAATAAAAGATGTAAAATATTATGTAAATGATATTATAATTCAAACCACAAATAATTATCATGCAGCGATTTATTTTGAAGGAATGGATTTAGGTGAACTCGAAAACGGTAAGGATATATTTAATTATAAAGAAGATGGATTTGAAGAAACTTTTATACCGAATGGTATGATTGGGAAAATCACATCCATAATTGATAAAAAATATGTCATTATTAATTTTGATGGAATAGAAGTGGTTTATATGAAAGATAATATGAGAGATGTATCTTTAGGATATTGTATTTCGATTCATAAATCACAGGGTGGATCAGCCAAAATTGTAATGCTTATATCACCTTCTGCACATACATTTATGATGAATTCTAATCTTTTATATGTTGGTATTACAAGAACAAAAGAAAAATGTTATCATCTTGGAAATATTGAAACAGTTAACAGAGCAGTAAAGCAGAAAGAAAACTTTAATAGGAAAACTTTCATGCTTGGAATGCTCTTAAATAAATAATGATTTAATCAAAGGAGGAAAAATGAATAGAATTGATTTGCTTCAAAATGAATTGAATATGATTAAATCTGATGATATTCGAGAGTTTGCAAAGATTCTTATTAATGATGCTCCGGAATATTTCTTTCATGTTCCTGCATCATCTACAGGAAAATATCATCCGTCTTATGCTCTTGGTGAAGGTGGTCTTGCTAGACACACAAAAGCTGTAATGAGATTCTTTAATCATATAATTAGACTTGAACAGTATTCACGAGTACTTGACGAACGTCAAATAGACTTAGGTTTAGTAGCTTGTCTTGCTCATGATATGCAGAAATCTGGAACTGAGTCATATTATTTAACTAAGATAGAAGAGGGTAAGAAGGTATTCACAGTATTTGATCATCCTATTTTAGCGGCTAATTTTATCTCTGCACACCAGGATTGCGGTTTAAACGAAGATGAGATAACTTATATAGCTGATGCTGTAAAGTCGCATATGGGTCAGTGGAATACGGATAAACGTAGTGATATTGTACTTCCGAAACCAAAGAGTTTTATTGAAACGATGGTGCATCTGGCTGATTATCTTGCTTCTAGAAAAGATATCGAAGTACAATTTTCCGATGAAGAAAAAATGATTGATTTACCAGACATCAATACATACGAATGTCCTTTTAAGAAGCATAAAGGAGAATTGTTAGTTGATGTTGCTCGAAATGATCCAGAATATCTTGAATGGTTAAATGATAATGTTACATTAAAAGAACCTATGAAGACTTTTATAAAAAAACTTCTTCAAAAAGATACTTAATGTTTTAATCAAAAGTATTGACAAATGATAGAAACGATGATATAGTAACACTACAAACATTAATAAGGAGTTAAACAATATGAATGTATACTTAACTGAAATACACTCAATTCAAGATGCAATTAGAACTATGTATATGAGCAAGAGATCATGGACGCTTGAACTTGAGAATGAAATTAGAGAAGTTGTTAGTCATTGTACTGACAGATACGGTAAACCAATTGACTTACCTGTAGACGATCCACTCAAAATCAAGTTTGATGATATGGTCCGAAAGCTTTTTAAGTGGGGCAGGATGCATATTACAATGCTGAGATTTCTCGATGTGTCTGTAGTCATTGAAGGACTTCATAGAGGTGGAACAGATGATCTTGATGCTCATGCAAAAAGAATGGAGAACAGAATTATTCGTTCAAGTACAAGACTTGCCAATTATTCAACCGCAGAAGTTTCTGAATGGTATAGTGATAAGATTATTCCTACAGATGTAGCTTTATCAGTTTTAGGTATTAAAACACCGGACGAAATTGAATTTGAAGGTAAGACATATGTAAGAGCAGAGAATGGTTATATTGTAAAAGGTATGGAGAATGACAAAGATGTAAAACGTGGTTTATATATGCTTTCGCTTCCTATGACTTTTACATTTAAAATTAACATTACTGAATTAGCACATGTATATATTGAGCGTGGTAAATCTAAGAAAAATGGTGGACTTGCTCATGGAACAGCAGCTCCAGAATTACAGATTGCTATGGAAGATCTGATTGATCAGATTGAAGAATGGTATCCTGGAATCACCAGAGAATTTCTTTTAGAGGTCGAAAACAATAATGTATGATAATATATATTATTGCAGAAACGCTGAAAATACATGTCCAAAGAAAGATACTTGTTTAAGATATTTGGATGCAACCGATCAACCTGTTGCTACATTATTTAAATGTTCTTGTACCGACAAAAATAATTATCAGTTATATATCTTAAAAGAACAGGAGAAAGAAAATGCAGAAACAGACAATACAGAACAATCTTCCAATTAAATTTCTTGTAGCCGGAAGAACGGCATCTGGAAAATCTACAATTGTAAAAGCAGTATGTGAAAGACTTGGATTAAAACAAGTAAAAAGCTTAACAACAAGACCTCCAAGAAAAGAGGAATTAAATAATTCTAATTGTGATCATTATTTTGTATCTAATGCAGAATTTGATGAAAAAGAGAAAAATGGTCTTGCGGCTTATACTGAAATTAATGGATATAAATATGCTACTACATTTGATGAATTAGACAGATCTGATATTTATGTAATTGATCCTATTGGTATTAAAACGCTAAAAGACAATTGTGGAGATAAATATAGATTTATTGAAATTTATATCAGAACTCCATACTCAATTAATCGTAAAAGATATATTGAACGTGGTGGCACAGGTACTGAATTTGAAAAACGGTACAATAAAGAAAGTGAACAATTTAAAGAGTATGAAAATAATCAAATGTTTGATTATCATATTTTAAATGATGGAACTATTGAAGATAGTATTGATAAAATGAGTAAAATTATTTTGAATAAAACTAATGATTTAATCAAAGAGGACGTAGAATGATGGATATTATTAATTGGCTTGGAAAAGACAATACACTTGGTATTGATATTTGGAAAAATAAATATCAGCACGACAATGAGTCATTTGAAGATTGGATTAATAGAATTTCTGGTGGTAATAAAGATATTGCACAATTAATAAAAGACAAGAAATTCTTATTTGGCGGTAGAATCTTAGCCAATAGAGGACTTGAAAATGTAGGACGTAAGATTAGTTTGTCAAACTGTTATGTAATTGCCCCACCTGAAGATAATATTGAAAGTATTTTTGATTGTGCTAAAAAACTTGCTCGTACATATAGTTATGGCGGTGGATGTGGAGTAGATATTAGTAAACTTTCACCTAGAGGAGCTAAAGTGAACAATGCAGCCAAAGAAACAACCGGTTCCGTGTCGTTTATGGATTTATACTCGATGGTTACTGGATTAATTGGGCAGAGTGGCCGTAGAGGGGCTTTAATGCTAAGTATTTCCTGTGAGCATCCAGACTTGGAAGAATTCATTGAAATTAAATCAGATCTTGATAGAGTTACTAAAGCAAATATTTCAATTCGTATTACAGATAAATTTATGGCCGCTGTAAAAAACAAACAGCCTTTTGAATTATCTTTTACAAGAATCGAAACTGGAGAAACTATTACTAAAATAGTTGATGCATATTCTATTTTCCATAAAATGTGCGAAATGAACTGGGATTATGCAGAACCTGGAATGCTTTTCTGGGATCGTATTAATAACTGGAATTTACTCAGTTGTGATGATGAATTTGAATATGCAGGCACAAATCCTTGTGCTGAGGAACCTCTTCCAGCAGGCGGGTCGTGCCTTCTCGGAAGTATCAACTTATCAGAATTTGTAAATGATGATAAAACATTTAATTTTGATTCTTTTAGAGAATGTGTTGATAAAGCGGTAATTGCTTTAAATGAAGTATTAGATGAAGGATTACCACTTCATCCGTTAAAAGAGCAGAGAGAGTCAGTACATGATTGGAGACAGATCGGACTTGGAATCTTTGGTTTAGCAGATATGTTTATCAAAATGAATGTTAAATATGGTAGCACAGACGCTATTGATTTATGTGATATGATTGGGCATGCTATGGCAGATCAGGCATTAAAAACATCTGCATTGATGTCAAAAGAACATGGACCATATCCTAAATATAATCCAGACGCAGTTGAACAGTCTGCTTTTTATTCATTAAATGCATTAGGAGAAACAAAAGACTTGATTAAAGCATTTGGTCTTAGAAACTCTCAGCTTTTAACAATTGCACCAACCGGATCATTATCTACAATGATTGGTGTATCTGGTGGTATTGAACCGATATTTGCCAACTATTATGTACGTAAAACAGAATCGCTTAAAGGACATGATGAGTATTACAAAGTATATACTCCAATTGTTAAAGAATACATGGAAATTCATAATATTAAAGATGATAAAGATTTGCCAGAATTCTTTGTGACAGCGCAGACATTAAATTATAAAGCTAGAATAGGAATGCAGGGAATTTGGCAGAATCATATTGATGCATCTATCAGTTCAACTGTTAATTTACCAAATACAGCAACTGTGGAAGATGTAGAAAAACTTTACATGTATGCTTGGGAGTTCGGACTTAAAGGTGTAACAATCTTTAGAGATGGATGTAAAAGAGCAGGAATTCTTACAACAACTACAGAAGAAAAAACAGATAATAAAAAGATAACAAATAAACATACTCTTGAAAGAGGAATGATTATTAAAGCAGATGATAACTGTATTGGTAAGAAAAGAACATTAAAAACTGGTTGTGGAACACTTCATTGTGAAGCATTCTTTGATCCAGAAACAGGACAGCTCCTTGAAACTTACTTTAGTAAAGGATCTTCTGGTGGATGTAATAACTTTATGATTGGATTATCAAGAGCCATTTCACTTTGTGCTAGAGGTGGAATTGATGTTTACTCTATTGTTGATCAGTTACAGTCATCTGGAACTTGTCCGTCTTATGCAGTTAGAAAAGCTACAAAACATGACACATCTAAAGGTAGCAGCTGCCCAGTAGCAATTGGAAATGCACTTCTTGATATGTATAACGAAATACAGAACGAACTTTTTGATACAGATGAATGCATTCCAGAGTTAATGACAGAAGATATCACTGTTACATATGATATTCCTAAAGCAAAATGCCCACAATGTGGTGGAGAGCTTATTTTCGAAGGTGGATGTAATACCTGTAAATCATGTGGTTGGAGTAAATGTGATTAAATCGAGTAACTTATTCGTTTAGATGGCACCAGTGTGGGAGAATAAAGTAACAGATTAATTGAGTAATAACAAAGCAGGTAAAAGATATAATCGTAGCAATATTAGATGTCATAAACATCACCTCCAGTATAGCATGAAAACAAGACACCATAATAAATATTTCCGAAGGTTCCCCACTGGTGGCAGGTGTCTTTGCTAATGATTATAACATAGGGTGAATTAATATGAAAGTACTCAATAAAGGCGATATTTTATACTTTTCCAGAATAATCCCTAAGACTGGAATATATGATGTATGTGAATTATATATTCGTACAGTTGAAGAGACTTATTTTGTTGGAATAGATAAAAAAGATAAACAGGCTCATATTTTTGGATATGATCGAATCAATGAGGATATATTCGATAATAGAAAAGATGCATTAAATAAAGTACAAAGAGCTGAAAAGAATAAAAAATATGGTGAACCTCAAGAGGTTTATTATGAACAGTATTAAATAATGTTTTAATTAAATACAATTCAAAAGGAGAAAACAAAATGAGCAAAATTACAATGAAATCAACAAAACAGGAAATTATGGAAGCATATGAAGAAGCGATGAAAAAAATTGCAGAATCTGAATCCGGTAAAGATGATCCGGTAGCTGCTGCTAAGGCTGAGAATGATAAAAAGATCATTGAATCAGCACAGATGATTGTAGAAGATAATATTCTTAATCCTGTAATCATTGAGCGTTACGAAAATCTTAAAACTGCTATTGAAATGAAGAATAAAGAACTTCAGGAACTTTATGGCATTGAAACAAAAGCTAATTCTCTTGTTGCTATGATTAACGCTTACAAAGATAAAGAAATTGAGCTTAAAGATAAATATAATGCAAGAACTAAAGAACTGGATGATGAATTCACTAAGAAAGAATTGATTCTTAAAGAGGAAATTGCAAGCTTAGAGAAGAGTAAAGAAGATCTTATTAATAAAATTCAGAATGAATCCAATGAACTTACCAAATCTCTTAATAAGAAGCATAAACGTGAGGAAGAAGAATATGAGTACAATCTTAAACGCTCTAGGAAGGTTGAAAATGATAGATGGGAAGATGAAAAAGCAGCTCGTGAAAAAGAACTCACAGAACGTGAAGCAGCAGTAAAAGCTGACGAAGCTGAATTAGCTGATAGAACATCTTATATTGAAGAGTTAGAGAAGAAAGTTGAAGAAATCCCGGAGCTTATTCAGGACGCTAAAGATAAAGCATTTGCAGAGGGTAAAGCAAAAGCTGACAAATCTAACGCTTTTGAAGTACGTGCTCTTAAACAGCAGAATGATTATAACACTCAGATTTTTGATGACAAAGTAGATAGACTTTATTCAGAAGTAGATTCTCTTAAAGCAGAAAAAACTAATCTTCAGGCTAAACTCGATGACGCATATGCTCAGATGAGAGAACTGGCAGCAGAAACGGTTAAGTCTACTGGTGGTGTAAAAATCCTCAGTGGTCAGAATAATACAGCTAATAAGTAATTGATTAATTTTATCCATACACGGTGTCAAATCCGTGTATGGAATTTAGGAAAATATGAAATCAGAAAAAGAATATTCAGAATCAACTCTTATGAAGATGACCAAGAAAGAATTGATTGAGTATATCAAATGTTTGGTCAATAACAATAATGTACTACAAAACATGTTGGATCAACAATATAAGAATTATATGGAGAAAGTTAATGACATTAGAAAAAATAATTAAGACTCATAGTATTTTTAAAGATGTAGCATGGATTATTTTAAAAAAGAAAGATATTAATATTCCATTTAAATATAAAAACATTGAGGTTTGTGAATATTATTATGATGATGAAACTAATCCGAATCATCTAACTTGGATTGATGTTGAGGGCATAGGTTATGGTTGGATGTGGATAGCAAACTGGTTAAGAAAAAGATCTACATTTTTACAGCGCAGAGCTGTTAAAAAATATGCCAAAGATATATTAAAAGAAATTGATGATGAGACAGATGTAGTAGCATTTTATTATAGAAATCTTTTCGTTTGTGGATTTGTTCCTAAAGATAATCCAACTATTTATATACAAATAAGATTAAGTAATGAAGAATTATATTTTGAGGGATAAATAAATGATTGTAGGTAGAATTGGAAAATTTAATTCAGTTAAATGTAAAAAATGTGGCTCCGATATTATGTTTACAAAGATTAAAGGTAATAACACAGGACTATATTGTCATGAATGTGGAGCTTGGCAGAAATGGTTAAGTAAGAATGAAAAGAATATTTGGGATTCTCCAGTTATGAGAGACGCAACACCAAAAGAGAAAAATGCAGCAAATACACATATTAATAATGTTTCAAAACTAACAGGTTTTAATACTTTTAGTGATAAAACAATGCCAGAAAGATTACAAAAATTTATTGATGCTATCGAAAAGAAAATCAGTATTGAAATGATGACAGAACCTAAATCTGATGCCGATCAAATTAGAAAGTGCTCATATTGTTTAGCACTTGAGCAGTGCAAAACTTCTCTTGAAAATATTTTAGCTGATAGGGAGTTTAATGATGATGCAGAAAATAAATAATTTAGATGTATATACAACAGGAATGCAGAAATCACTTAATGATAAATTGTTCTTTGTAGATAAAGTTGATGGTATAGACAGAATTGTTGATTTTGGTTGCGCTGATGGAGCATTTCTCAGAGAGATGTATAAAGTAAATCCTGATATTAATTATGTTGGGTACGACAATAATGTCAATATGCTTATTGTTGCTCAAAGTAAAACTGATTTTGATAAATACAAAACAATTATTTATACCGCACAACTTGGTTCATTAGATGATAATAAATATAGTTTATTAAATCTTTCGAGCGTAATTCATGAAGTGTATTCATATTCTCAACCAGATGAGATTAACACATTCTGGAATAATGTACTTTATCAAAATTATAAGTATATTGCAATCAGAGATTTTTGTATTAGTAAATCGATTAGTAGACAGTCCGATATTAATGATTATACAAAAGTAATTCAAAATGCTGATAAAGAACAAATAGATGAATATGAATCTATCTGGGGATCATTAAGAGAGAATAGGAATTTAGTTCATTATTTAATGAAGTACAGATATACAGAAAACTGGAATAGAGAAGTACGTGAAAACTATTTCCCTATTACATTAGAAACACTTTTGAGTATGATTCCAACATATAAATATGAAATTATTTATTTTAAAGATTATATTCTTCCTTTTACAAAGAATAAAGTAAAAGAAGATTTCGATGTTGACCTTCATGATAATACTCATGTAAAGATTTTACTTAAGAGGAAAGATTAATGGATAGTAGAAAAGTACGAATAAAATATTTATGTGAATTACCAGAATATTTACATGCATATATTAAAAGTTTTGCCGGAAAAGTTGGAATAATTACAGAAATTATAATTGACGCAGAAAAAACAATCTACCAAATTGATTTAGGCGGTGGAGTAATAATACAAGCAGAAAAACAATTTTTTATTTTTATAAATGAAGAGGAGAATGAAAATATGGCAGCATTAACAGGATACGCAGCAGTAGCAGTAATTGAACAGGGATGTTATAACAAAGAATATTATTATGCAATTTATGCAGATGGTTATAATTATAAAGTTGGAGATAAAGTACTTGTATCAAATACTAATGATATTTGGACTATTAAAAGACTTTTAACAGTTCAGCAGGCGGCAGAAGAACATAAAGCTGCTATTACTGCAGAAGTTGTAGCTCATGTAGATAATTCAGCATATCTGAAAAGGGTTGAACAGCGCAAAGAAGCTGCGGCTATTAAAAAGGATATGGATAAAATTATCAAACAAATGGATGAGCAAATGAAATATGATATTTACGCAGAAGAAAATCCTGAGCTTAAAAAGATGCTTGAGAGATATAGAGAGCTGAAAGGTTAATATAATGAGTGATATAATAAGAATAGGTATTTGTAGTTTATGCTATTGCGGAATATTGACTTTATCTGGTGTAAAAATTGTAAATAAAAAATACTTTGCTATTTTGGCATTATTAATTATTCAAGCAGTAGTGTGGGGAACATGGGGAATGCAATCATGATTTGGATTACAGGTGATACTCATGGGGACTGGGTTCATAGATTAAATATGAACTCTTTCCCGGAACAAAAAGAAATGACAAAAGATGATTATGTAATTATTTGTGGAGATTTTGGTATTTGGAACGATACTCCGCAGCAGCGATGGAATTTAAGTTGGTTAGAAGAAAGAAATTTCACTACATTATTTGTTGATGGTAATCATGAAAATTATGATTCACTTAACACATATTCAGTGTCTGAATGGCATGGAGGTAAAGTACATTTTATTAAACCATCAGTAATACATCTTATGCGAGGACAGATCTTTAATATAGAATATAGAACATTTTTTACATTTGGTGGAGCACGAAGTCATGATATTAAAGATGGTATTCTTGAAATAGATGATCCACGAATAAAATCATGGAATAAAGATCCAGATAAGATGTATCGAATTAATCATGTATCCTGGTGGGAAGAAGAAATGCCAAATGAAAAAGAAATGGCTGAAGGAAGAGAAAATTTAGAATTAGCTGGGAATAAAGTTGATTTTATTATTACTCATTGTGCCCCATCATCTACTCAGGCTATATTGAGCGGTGGATATTATGAGCCGGATAAACTTACAAAGTATCTTGAGAGTATAAAATGTGGTGTAGATTATAAGACATGGATATTTGGTCATTATCATATTGATAAGTCGGTTACAAGTAAAGATATTTGTTTATTCGAACAGATTGTGAGGATTAATTAAATATGGATAATGATATAAAAGAATATTTAATGTATGTAGAAGATAATTTAATGAAGAAATATAACATCACTCAAGATTTATCTCGGAGAATAATTTCAGAATCTTATCTTCCTGATTCAATAATTAAATTTCCAGAGAAATGCTTACATGAAGATATAGAGACAGTTACTGATATTATTTATCATGATTATTTAGAGGGAGTATGATGAATCGAGTAGAAAATTTATTATTAGATTATGGATACGATGGAGTTGTATATTTTACAAACCCTTCATATGAAAGAGCTTTTCTTGGAGTATCAACAGATGATAGAGCAATTTATGATTTTGATCTTATGGTCGAATCACTTATGGAAGAAGAAGGAATGACAGAAGAAGACGCTGCAGAGTGGATAGATTATAATTGCTCTTATTATTTTGATGGATGTCCAATTATTATGCATAGATTGGAGTAGAATATGAATTATTTTATTAGAGGTGAATTAATTGCCAAAACGTAACCAAGGATATTTTAGAGAACAAAGATTAAGAAGTATTGAAAGACGTAAAGAGATTATTAGACAAAATGGTAGTTGTATTAGACCTTTTGAACCTTTAAATGATCCTAATTTTAAAGAAGGAACACTTGCTAAAGGACATAATGGATATTGCGGTAATGCCGGAAGAGCAGTTAAAACAAATAGACGTAAAGGACATACTACATACCGACATAAGGGTGCATATGGTCCGGCAAATAATTATTCAAGACATGATAAGCAGCAGGTTGAAGATGGAGTACAGCAAATTAAAGAATGGGAGAATGAAGATGGAAAAAGAGAAAAAGAAAGTTTTGATTGTAATTGATATGCAGAATGATTTTGTTTATGGACCACTTGGAACACCAGAAGCACAAGCTATTGTTCCTAATGTGATGGAAAAAATTGCCGATTATAAAAGAAATAACTGGCCTATATTATATACGAGAGATACACATTATGAAGATTATCTGGATACACAGGAAGGAAAGAAACTTCCGGTACTACATTGTATCCGGGATACAGAAGGATGGCAAATCATTCCTGAGATTAATCCATATGAAAATTGTTTTATTTTTGATAAGAACACATTTGGGAAATATAACTGGGAATTAGAAACTTGGCTTGATGGTAAATATGCAAGATATGATATTGAAATCATTGGTGTTTGCTTAGATATTTGTGTAATTTCAAATGCTCTTATTCTTAAAGCAACTTTTCCAGAAAATGAAATTACAGTAGATGCTAGATGCTGTGCGGGATCAACGCCTGAAAAACATAAAGCAGCATTAGAAGTAATGAAGAGCTGTCAGATTAATGTGATTGGAGAGTTAGGAGAATTAAATAAATGATAAAAGTAAATAATGAATTAATCAAACCAGAATATTTTCCGGACGGTACCATGAAATTAAAATATGAACGTGATCATGAAAGCGGGAGGTTTGGATACTTTGATATAAAATGGCTTTATGATAATGAAGAAGAAATGATATTGCTTTATTATCTCGTAAATCAAATACGTAATAATATTTCTAAACCAACCATTAATTTATTCATGCCATATATTCCAAATGCAAGATTTGATAGAACAAAAAATAAAGAAGAAGTGTTTACATTAAAATTTTTCTCTAATTTTATTAATGATTTGCATTTCGATCAAGTAATAGTATTTGATCCTCATTCACATGTATCGGAAGCATTGATTAATAATATTGTTATTGAACATCCGATACATACAATTGTTAAAGCAACAGAAAGAATTACTAATAATTTAAATGATTTACTTTTATTCTTTCCGGATGAAGGAAGTACAAAAAGATATCAGGAAGTAATTGAAACATTTTCAAATTTTCCATATGCATTTGGTATAAAGAATAGAGATTGGGTTACAGGTGAAATCATAGAACTATCTGTGAATGGCAAAGTTGATCAGATTAGAGGTAGAGATGCGTTTATTATTGATGATATCTGTAGCAAAGGCGGCACATTTTATCATAGCGCAAAGAAGCTGAAAGAGCTTGGAGCAAAGAATATTTATCTTTATGTAAGCCATTGTGAAAATAGTATTTATGATGGTGAATTATTAAAAGCGAGTAATAATGATTTAATCAAACGCATTTACACAACTGATAGCATTTTAACTAATCTTGAAAGTCATAAAATTGAGTTAGTAGAAGAATGGAGAAAATTATGAAACCAATCGTAAATCCTTGGATTGTATATTTCGCTCATTTATTTAGTAATATTCAAATGCTATTTACAATTCTTTTATTGGCAAGTGTAAGTGTTTTGGTTATCAGTTTTATTTCTGAATTTGATTTTATAAATTCCGATAAGATAGGTAAATTTATAAAAATATTAGTCATTATTATAAGTGTATCTGGATTGGTATTAACATTTATTCCAGATAAAGAAACCGTTTATACAATGATCGTATTAGATCAATTGACAGAAGATAATATTAATTCAATAGGGAAAACCGGTAAAGACGTAATTGATTATGTAACAGATAAAATCGAAGCTTTAGAGGAGAAAGATAATGAATAATACATTAGCAATTTTATTAAGTGATACTTATAAGCAAGTTCACCATAATATGTTCCCGGAAGGTCTTACAAAACTTGTATCTTATTGGACCCCAAGAAGATCTATGTTAAAAGAACAGAATGAGATGGTATTTTTCGGGCTACAGGCATTTATTAAAGAATATCTTATTGGAGTATTTAATGATAATTTCTTTAATCTTGTATTAGGCGAAGTTGCCGGAAGATATATAGATGCTATGGATACACAATTAAACGCAGATGATTATGATTATAATCCAATTATTGAATTATATTCTTTAGGATATCTCCCAATTCAGATTCGTGCTCTACCTGAAGGAACATTAGTACCAATGGGTGTTCCATGTATTGAAATTACAAATACTCATCCAGATTTTGCCTGGGTGGTACAGTGGATTGAATGTATCTTACAGGTTGAACTTTGGAAGCCTTGCTGTCATGCAACAATTGGTCATATGTACAGAGAGGCTGCAAACTATTGGTATAACAAAACAGTTGAAAATAATGTAAAACCTTCAATGGCAGCCTCTGATTTCGGCATGAGAGGAATGTCATGTATGACTGAAGCTGAAAGATGTTCTACGGCATGGCTGCTGTCATTTGATAAGACAAGTACTATACCAGCAATTGATTATATCGAAAAATATTATCATTCTAATTGTAAAAACCTTGGGATTGGACTTGGTGCCGTAAGTACAGAGCATAGTGTAATGGCCTCTAATTTTGCAGTTGATGGCGATGAAATTACTTTTGTAAAAAAACTTCTGACAGAATTATATCCAGACACTTCATTCAGCATGGTATCTGATACATATGATTATTGGAATATGATTAATAACATTCTTCCTGCTTGCAAAGAAGAAATCATGAATCATAATGGTAAGCTTCTTGTAAGACCAGATTCTGGAAATATGGTTGAGATTTCGGTAAAAACTATTGAGAAACTTTGGGAGATATTTGGTGGTACTACAAATAGTAAAGGCTATAAAGTACTTGATCCTCATATTGGAATTATTTATGGTGATGGCTGCAGTTTAAATAATGTGAATGAAGTTTGGAGTCAACTTGAGAGTAAGGGTTTTGCTGCAAATAATATTGTATTTGGCGTAGGAGCATTTTGTTTCTCTGCAATTGTCGAAAAAGATGGTCATATGGTAGTAGTTACTAGAGATACTTTTGGTATTGCAATGAAGGCTACATATGGTGTTGTAAATGGTAAACCAATCATGATTTATAAGGATCCGAAAACAGATACATCTCATCTTAAAAAATCTCATAAAGGCTGCTGCCTGGTGTATAAAAGATATAATTATGAGAACAAGTTAGATTGTGATGATGGATATGATGAAATTCAGTACGGTGGTATGTTACATACCGTGTATAAAGATGGAGTTCTTATGAAAGATGAGTTCTTTGAAGATATCCGGAACAGATTGAATGAGGTATAAAAATGTTTGGTAATTTATTCAAATCTGAACAAAAGACATTAATTAAAGAGGAAACATTAAAAGATAAACTATGGAATGATAATGATGTCATTTTATTTATAGCTAAACATAATGCATTATCTTTAAATAAAGATGATTATTCTTTAAATGATTTAAAAAGAATCAAAATAGCTTCTGAAATAGATAATCAAAATAAAATTAATAGACATAAATACGAGTTAAATAAAATTTTTGACACATATAAACAAATGGAGGATTTATGAGTAAAACAATAATACCAAAAGATGCAGCTTGGTTATTTCAGAATCCAGAAGATATTGCGAAAACTATGGGTGGTATTCTAAGAAATATCGAAGCACGAGATTCAAGAATCAAATATCTCGAAGAAGAAAATAAAAAGCTTAAAGATGAAGCATTTAAAGACGAAGAATTAAAAAGGATGCAAGAAAAACTTAAACGAACTTCTGATGCATTAATGAACAGTTTTCAGATATCAAAAAAAGAATGGGATAAAATTCATGAATGGAAAAAACAGCATGAAGCGGATGTGCATGGACTACATACTTTAAAAGAAAGAATATCTGCACATGGAGCTGCGGGTGGTGGTTATTCATATGAGTTTCATCCAACAAGCATTGTAACCTTTGGAAGTGTTGTATGTGATAGATGTGGAGCAAAATTTCAGTTTCAGGAAGATTAGGTGATTTATGACAATAGAAGAGATTAAAGAAAAAATTAAAACTGATCCAGCGTATGAATTTCTTCGTACAAATTCTCATCTTAGTGATAATATTTGTCTTCTATATTTAAGTGGCAGCTATGCTTATGGAACAAATGTAGAAGATAGTGATATTGATTTGAGAGGTGTTGCTTTAAATAGCAAAGAGGAAATTCTTCTTGGACAGGATTTTAGAAGCATTACAGATGGAAGTACAGATACAACAATTTATTCATTTAAGAAGATGATTAAAATGCTCTGTAGTAATACTCCAACTGCTATTGAGATATTTGGTCTTAAGTCGGAGCATATTTTATATGCTAATTCAATAGGAAAAGAATTATTAACTAAACAAGATATGTTTCTTACTAAAAGAGTTGGTCCGGCTTTTTGTGGATATATCAAAGATAGCTTAAAGCTGCTTGAATCAGAAAAATGTTTGAATGATAAAACTAAGATGGCTAAATATATGGTTCATCCAGTTAGATTATTTTGTATGATCATGGATATTTTAGAAAAACAAAAGGTAGTTACATATCGTGAATGTGAACATGAAGAACTTATGGACATCCGTAATGGTAAATGGCTTGAAGATAATAAGCCTTCTAAACCTTATATGTATTTTATGAATGATTATGACAAAATAATTAAATATCTTCTTCAAGAAAAATATCTTCCTAACGAATTAAATCAAGTTGCTATAGATGATTATGTAATATCAGTACATGAGAAAATAGTAAAAGGAGAAATTAAATGATCAACATATATAATGGAAGCATTTTAAATGCTAGAACAGATTTCATTATGCACCAGGTGAATTGTCAAGGTGTAATGGGATCCGGGGTTGCTAAAGTGCTTAGAGATTTTAATGAGGGTATTTACGATCATTATAGAGCCAGATATGAATTTCAAAAATTACATAATATTCCTCTACTTGGGAGTAATGATTATTATTGGTTAGAAAATCATAATAATCAACAATGTATTGTCTCAATGTTTGCTCAGGATAAATATGGCTATGATGGTAAACAGTACACAAATTATGAAGCCTTTAAAACTTGTTTGAGACAATTTAAAGCTGACTGGCCTGCATGGGTAGAAGATATAGATGCTGATAATAAGAAAATTTTGAGAAGAACAACAGTGTCACTTCCTTATTATATAGGATGTGGCAGAGGCGGTGGTGATTGGGAGGAAATACTTGAAATAATTACTACTGAACTTGTCGATTATGATATAGAACTGTGGAGGTTAAACGTATATGATATGCGAGGATAATATTCTTCTTCCAGATGAGAGCGATTTAATACGTAGAAATATACAATTATCAGAACGTCTTAATCATGCTTGTGATGAAATTATAAGTCTTCAAAAAGAAAACAAGAGACTTAAAGAAATTCTTGAACAACTTGATTATAATCATGTTGAGAGAAGAGTTATAGATATAAAGGTTGAATATGATTTTATGGATCCTAAGTTTAAACATATAAAACTGAAAGATTCTAAAACAATTGAGCAGAATTTATACATAGATTTGTTTAATAGGTTTAATAAAGATGAAGGGTTTAGAAAGCTTACTGTTAAATGTACTGATATAACTGATAAATTGGAGAAATTAAATGAAAAAGATAAAGATTAAATATTTAATTCTAGTTTTGGCTGTATATATTTTAGCAATATCTTTAACTGGATGCAAAAAGTGTGTTGAGAAATTTGATTCTACAGTACAGGTAGAAATTGTAAACGAATATTATAAACCGAAACAAATTAATTATTATATGGATTCAAGAGGTCGTCTCAAAAGAGAATGGGATTACGCTGAATATGAAATTATAGTCAGATATGATGGAGTTGAATATTCACTTATGGACGAATCTACATATAGAAAATATCATGGCAGAATTGGAGAAAAAGTCCAGGGTATTTTGAGAACTAAGAAATATGATGACGGATCAGTTAAAGAACGGATTATTGGATTAGGAGGAATGTAATGCGTAATTTTAATTTTAAAATTGTTACAGATATTTCAGTCATTGTATTAAGCATCATAGGTGTAGTTTTCAATTTTGTAAATTGTTTTCTAGGAGGAGAAAAAGATGCACTTATGATCGCACTTCTTTTTATACTTATTTTAATGGATAATATTGAGCTTTTAATTGTACATATGGAGGATGAATGATGAAAAAAAATACTTTAGAAAATATTGGAGCTATAACGGTTATAGTTAGCTTAATTACATTTTTGGTTATTTTACCGGCACTTACATTTGCTTTTGCTTATGTTGGTGGAATGATTATTAATTTCTTTGTTGGTGAAGGATTAGTAAAAGGTTTAAACCTTATGTTTAATACTACTAGATTTACTAGAGAGATGATCCCACTTACATGTGCAACACTTGCAACTATTGGCAGATATTTTAAATCAAGTACAACAACTAATTCTAAGGAGAAATAAGTATGGATTATTATTTTAATGCTAAAAAAGTAAAAGATGATTGTGTACAGTGGATACGAGATTATTTTAAAGAGAATGGTCCAATGTGTAATGCTGTAATTGGAATTTCTGGAGGAAAAGATTCTTCTGTAGTAGCTGCACTTTGTGTAGAAGCTCTTGGAAAAGATAGAGTAATTGGAATCATGATGCCACAGGGTAAACAGGCTGACATTGGATATTCAGTAATGCTTTGTGAATTCCTTGGAATTGATAACTTCTGTCTTAATATTGAAGAAGCTTATAAATCAATTCGAAGTCAGGTTAAAGAGACACTTAATGGACATTTTAGTCAGCAAAGTGCTATAAATATGCCACCTAGATTAAGGACAGTAGTAGTACGTACATATTGTCAGAATTTAAATGGAAGAATGGCGAATACATCGAATCTTTCAGAAGATTATGTAGGTTATTTTACCATTGATGGGGACGATCGTGGAGACTTTGCTCCACTTGCAAATCTTACAGTTGGTGAAGTAAAAGCTATTGGTAGAGAGCTTGGATTACCAGAAGAATTGATTGAGAAAACACCTATTGACGGGCTTTGCGGTAAGACAGATGAAGAGAATCTTGGATTTACATATGATGTTCTGGATAGATATATTCGTACCAGAGAAATTGATGATTTAGAAGCTAAAAAGAAGATTGATTATCTTCATGAAAAGAATGCTTTTAAATTAAAAGAGATGCCAAAATTTAAATATGTTTCTGATGAGTTTACAAAGGCAGTAGAAAAAACAGTCGAAGAATTATTAAGGAGATAAAATATAATAAATGACAATAAAAATTAAGGAGAATTTCATTAGATAGTGGCAAATTATCTGATGAAATTGAAATTATAAATTTAAAGAAAGGAAGAAACTAATATGACATCTAATATTTTAATTACATTTCTGGTGTCTCTATTAACACTATCTGGTATTAATACTAATACCGCAAATATCAATCAGAAAACTACTGATGCAACTGTAATAAATAAATCAGTAGAAGCAGCCGAAGACACTGATTACGAAGAAGATGATGAAGTTAATGATGAAACCGATGATGAAATTGCTGATGAAGATTTAATGAGCATCGAAGAAAAATATGAACATAACAAACGCAATTATACTGATGACAGTGGTAACACTTTGGTCTGGTATGACGTTCCGTATTGCGATAATCATGACTTTGAAGTTCTTGGTGATGAAACAGAAACCATGTATATTTGTAAAAAATGTGGTTATTCATATTCCGAATTCCATGAAAATAATCAGGACGAATCAGAAGATGAACAGGATAATATGGAAGATGACTTCGAAGGTTCTGATGATGAAAATGATAACGAAAACGATGTAGAAAATAACGTAGAAAATAACTAAATATTTGTTTAAATAAGGAGAAAAATCACATTTAATGTTTGACAAAATAAAGGAGTTTTTCATTAAATAATGCCAAATTATTTAATGAAATATAAGGGAATATATCGGTTAAAAGCACATGTTGATCAGTCTACAAATGATTATCCAAGAAATTTAAACGGAATGATTGATAGTGATGATATCTACATAAAATGTGCTTTTAACAGCCAAATTTACTCTTATGGAAGAGGAATTCTGGTAGCATATATTCCGTCAATTGGCAGAGGCCACAACATATTAAAAGCACTTGGAGAACGCTTATGTGGGTTTGATATTTCAACTATTAAGATTGATTATAAACCACTTTATGATGCTCTTATAAGTGAAGGAACAATTAAAAATATCATGGAGAATGATGAAGAAATAGAGTTTAGATTTCATGCTAAGAACATTGATTTGATCGCTGAATATCTCAAACCTTTGACTGCAGGAGCATCAATTTCACCATTCTCAACTAAGAACTTACCTAAGTCAGATTACAGTATTCCTGTAGATGAATTATCACTATATAAGAATTTAACATATGGTATTCCTAAAGAGGATATAATACTTATCTCACAGATTACAAGACGATTTATTAACGATAAAATTGCTAAAAGTAAGCAATATAGATCAAAGAATATTCGTTCAGAAATGAGAAAATCAATGCTAAAAGGTAAGGAATTTATTCATTATTCTGGATTCTGGAATCAGTATATTGAATATCTAAAAAAGGAGTTAAATAAATGAATAAATATGAATGTATCAATAATATAGCAGCATGGATTTGCACAACAGTTAGTATTCTTTGTGGTCTGTATTTAACTAAATCTGCTAATTGTTTATGGGCGTTTTGGATCCCTTTAATTTATACATCAATGTGAGGATAAGTATATGGCATATGATGATTACAGTTATTGTGAAGAATGTATGATGTATGGAGATAACATATATATAGATGAATATGGTAATGAATATATCAGATGTTATGATTGCTATGAGAACCCGGATAACTATGATGATGGATATTACATAGGTGATTAGGATGATTAAGATTAGTGATTTGATTATAGATGAAATTATAAGTTTGAAATAAAAGGAGAGATTAAACATGGCAAGTAGAGTAGCAAAATTTGAAAAAGTATCAAAAGATAGATTTGTACAGGATTGGCAGCATGAATTTATGGGAAGTGAAGAATGGGCCAGAGTAGTTTATGATCGTATTAAAATACCACAGAGAGCAACTAAATTCTCTGCTGGATACGATTTCTATTCACCTCTTGATTTTACATTGCAGCCTGGTAATACGATTAAAATCCCTACTGGAATTAGATGTGGAATGAATACTGATTGGGTATTAATGATCTATCCAAGAAGTGGACTTGGATCTAAATATCAGTTAGGAATTTGCAATACGATTCCTGTAATAGATGCCGATTATTACTTCTCAGATAACGAAGGACATATTTTTATTAAGCTTGTGAATCGTGGAGACAAACCAGTACATATTAAAGCTGGAGAAGCTTTTGCTCAGGGCATTTTTATGCAGTACGGTATTACTGAAGATGATCATGTTGAAGCAGAACGTAATGGTGGATTTGGTAGTACAGATAAGAAAGAATAAAATATTACAGATGTCCGATAATAACGAGGTATAAATATGAAGAATAGAGAGAAATTCGCTAAAGAAATTTTGGATATTGCTTGTAGTGGTAGGAGTATAGCAGTAACAAAAGAAAATAAAATCGTTTATTGTAGTGATATATTATGTAAATCATGCATGTTTGATAGTTGTGGTAAATATATTGGACGTTCACAGGCATGCCTCGATCGATTACGTGAATGGTCTGAATCAGAATACGTAGAAAAACCTACGATCACATCAAAAGAAAAGGCATTTCTTGGTTTGATTTTATCTAAATGGAAATATTTAGCAAGAAGTGAAGATAAAAGTTTATGTGCTTTTGATTCACTACCAATTAAAAGAAAAGATGGTTGGTATATCGAAAATATATCAATGTGTGATAATTGTTATATTTCTAAAAAACTATTTGGTGATATGTTTGATTTCATAAAATGGGAAGATGAAAAACCTTGGAGTATTGAAGATTTGAAGAGATTAGATGTGAAAAATGAATAAATAGTAAGAACGAAAGTAGAGAATAACAGATGAAAGTACAGATTGAAACAGGAGAACAGGCCAGAAAGTTAGTAACTTTAGCCTGCAATAAGAAGTATGCGGATTATGATGTTGATTGTTCATATGGTAGATATATCATTGATATGAAGTCTATTATGGGAATGCTATCACTTGCATGGCCCAAAGAAGTTGATATTGAGATTCATGCTGATCAGGATATCCAGGATGAGTTTTATAAGGATGTGAGTGATATTGTGTGATAGAACGGAATTATTACAGAATACTTATTTAACACCAAAAGACATTCAAGAACATTTACAGATTGGTAGAGATAAAGCTTATGCCTTATGTGCATTAAAAGGTTTTCCAGCAATTAAAATAGGTTCATCTTACAGAGTAGATCCGATTAAGTATAATGCCTGGCTGGACAAACAGTCAGGAACACATATATATATATAAGAAGAAGCAGAGTTAATCCTCTGCTTCTTTTTTGTTATTATTAAAAATTGAAATTGCATTTGATTTCTGCTCAGGAATAATATGGATGTATATATTATATGTAGTTTGTATATCTTTATGCCCCATAAGCTCACTGACAACTTTTATATCTACTCCATTACGAATAAGCTCTGATCCGAAACTATGCCTTAAATCATGCGCTGTAGCAGCTTTATTTGAGCAATCACCAATTTCAAGAAGATTAGCGAGAGTCCGGTTTACATTACGTCTTTGTATAGGTGTGCCAACGGTACTTACAAATACAAGATCGTTATCAGAATGAGGATAGTTGTTATAGAAAAACATTACAATATCATATGCTATATCTGATAATGGTACATAACGCTGGCTAGATTTTCTCTTAGGAGTTGTATGGTCCAGAATATACTTGTTGCCACTTTTATTACGATTTTTTATCTCTGGAGCATTTTCCGTAATAAATATAGTACGGTCTTTAAGATTTACGTTTTTCCACTTAAGAGCAATAAGTTCACTGATTCTCAGACCAGTGTGAAGTAAGAAGACAATTACTTTGGAATTGTTTCCATATTTATAGTATTCTTTTGTTTTCATCTTCATGTCAGCAAAATTCTCTAGTTTCTTACGATCTTCTGTGGTTAAGAATATCGGCTCTCGTGTTTTCTTTGTAACTTGCTCTTCAATAGGAAGCTTTACTTCTTCAAGAGGATTATTGAGAATATATTTCTTACGCTTTGCAAAATTGAATATCTGATTAAGAAGGGCTTTGTTCTTACGAATACTGTTCATCGGGAGCCATTCAGCCCAGTTATCAATATAAGACTGAACATGTTCATCTGTAATTGTATGCATCTGCATTGTGTTAATAGTATATCCATTGTCATACTTAAGAACATTCTGTACAAAATACTCATAGCCATCATAAGTAGTATTCTTGACTTGCTTCTTTTTAGATTTCAGCCATTCTTCAGCCACATCATCTAAAGTCTTTTGTTCTTTTGGTAGTTCTTTATTCTCATCTTTCCATTTCATGTATTTTAGCTTTGCAGCTTTCTCAGTTTTACCGTAAAAATCTTTTCCTTCAGGGGATCTGAATCTCTTGTAAGTAATACCATTAATCTTTTTTGTTCCCCATGAGCCTTCACCATTACGTCTTTTTGCCATAATAATACCTCCCTGAGTTGTTGGTTAATCAGTATCAACTTAGTTCTAAAATTACTTACCCTTAAATTTACCATAATTTTACCATAACTAGAATCGAAAAACAAGAATAAATCAGGTCAAATCAGAACGAATGTTTGTGGTATTTTTCAACACTTTTTGCAACAAAAAAGCCCTGAAACCCGCATAAATAGGGGATTTCAAGGCTTTTTAGAGTTAAAAAAAAGAAAGCTGAAAATGGGACTCGAACCCACGACCCCTTCATTACGAGATATAGAATCGCATATCTGGAAAGTCTTAAAATATAAGTAAAAATCAATGTTCATAAAAAATTTACCATAATTTTTACCATAACTGAAACTTTAAAATTTAGGCAAGAAGTTTGATTATGCTTCTTGCCTTTTTCAAATGTGGTATTTTATGAAAACTAAAATAGCACAGGATAGATTGGAGATGCCAGAATCCTGTGCTAGTTTGTAATTAGGTTGTTGTCGATCATTACAACAATATAATTATTACATCTTTAATTGCTAATGTCAACATAAAAAGTGAAAAAAGGGATACCACTATTAAGTGATATCCCTAATTATTAACTGTATAAGTTAATGAGTATCATTTGTATATACAGCCTCTCTACGAAGCGTATATTGGCCTAGAATTAATTCTAATGTGCTTACCCTAAGAAGTACACACTAAATAGTATAAAGTCGATTCTGGCTCAAATTTCATCCTTCTTAGGCTCTGTATATCCAAGTGCTTGCTTACTATCAGTAATACCGTCAGTTGTCGGGTCAGTTACAACACCAAGAATTGTCAGTACTGCAAATACAGCATTAACAACAGCTAAAAGCTTGTTGCCCATATCACCCAGATCAATAGTAATTCCGAATACAGCAGCCACAACCTGAATCAGTAGTAGCACTGCTGGAATGAGTGCAATCCAGAATGCTTTATTTTTAATTCTTACAGTCCAGTTAATATTTCTCATATTAAATTCCTCCTTTTTGTGAATAGATACTTCCGTCAGGATAATGAATTTCCAGAGATTCAACTTCTGGAAGGAGTTTCTCATGGTAGACATCATTTCCTCCACTAGCTTCATAAAGTTTACCCATTTCCATAAATGTCTTTAATCCGTCCGGAGTAACATATCCTTGATTTGTAAAATCTTTATGCATACGCCATAATGAACTTCTAAATGAAGCAACGGTACGATCATTTTGTGTATCAATAAACGAACTCATCATTTGAGATAAATCCGATATTTGAGTACTTAATCCTTCTTGATTTTTCTTTAGTTCATTTCTAATCTGAATACTTTGTTCATGATAGCCTTTCTGTTTTTGGTATAGCTTATCATCACGATTATCCAATTCTTTGGTCAAATCTTTAACCGCTTGTTCAAGGGTTTCAATACGTTTTTCTTGTGCTTTTTTATATAGACTTGATTTGGTTTCAATACCCCAAATCTCTATCAGTTTGTTAATTCCTACTTTACCCAACGTGAACAAGACTACCACATAAATAGCAACTAGAAGTGCATTATATTCACCGAAAGCATGTATCTGTTTTATAGCTTCAATACCATCATTCATAACACACTCCCTTAAGCCTTATCAACATGTCCAGAAAAGATATAGCCATAGATTTTTCCACCAATACAGATGTAGTACCAATTATTACCAGAAGCAGATTTTATTGTGTCACAAACATCAACAAGATTACCTTTGTTCAGTGTTGGGTAAGATGTTAATTGAGCATATTTTTTACCTGGATTTTTACGTACAGGCGCATTGTTTTTATTTACTTTACCAACAAATTTGCGAACTTTAGATGGAGCTTTAGATGCAGTGGCTGTATTTCTTTTGCTCTGAGCAGCAATTACAGCATTAAGTTTTGCAATAGTATTTTTACCTGCAACACCGTCAACTTCGAGTTCTTTTTTGTATTTTGTCTGGAACGATTTGATAGCTTTTAACGTATTATCACCATAAATTCCATCAACATCAAGCTTATATCCAACCTTGTTAAGCTTAGTCTGAAGTGTTTTTACAGCATCACCTTTGTCACCAACAGTAAGATAATTCTTTGTATTTGTAGGAGTTGTTGGAATAGAAGTAGAAGAATTTCCAGATACAATAGATGTTACAAGAGAGTAGTTAGGAGTACAGAATTTAGTTCCTGGAAGCTTTGAATTGTAATAAGATTTGGCACATACACCACCGCCATTTGCTACAATACCAGAAGCTCCAGATGTATTTCCTTCGATTGTCCAGAACTGATCACCTTTAACTTTTGTTACTAATCCGGTGTGTGCAAAAGTACCATTTCGGTAGAATATAACAATGTCTCCAACTTTCGGATTTGCGTTTTTAGTAAATAGAGTTCCGAGTGTTGGACAATATACATAAGGCCAATGTTTAAGTAATTTCTTAGCCATTGCAAGACCAAATGTTTTCATGAATATCCACGAAATAAAACATGCACACCATGCCTGTCCCTGATATGCAGGATAAACATCTCTCCAGTATTTTGTATAATTGTTATATCCAGCATTGGCTGTTTTACTATTTAATTGAGCATTTGATTTTTTCTCAAGATAGCCGATTTCATTTTGAGCTACTTTAATAACAGCATTAATTGCCTGTTCTTTTGTTATTTTATTTGTCATAGTATTATTTCCTTTATTTGTGTTACTTGAAGTGGAAGAAGTGGTAGAATTACCAGTAGAAATTTTAGAATAATCTTTATAGAAGACATTTCTATCGACTTTATTTGGGATTCCAGGAATGGTGCATTGACTTGAGTATTGCCAACCTATAACACCATTAGATGCAGAAACTCTTAATCTTTCCTGTAAATCGCCTGTATCATTTGCTGGGTATCTTGCAACCCAGCAGTCGTATTTTTTGGCATCTGCCGGAAGTTTATCTTTAAACCAAGAATAACTGCAATAAATACCAAATTTATATCCTGCTTTAATAACAATATCCTTGAAAACATTGATCATTTTCATCATTAAATCTTTCGGTAGATTCACTTGACATTTGTCTTCAATATCTAAGAAAATAGGATACTGTAAAGTTCTTTTATTAAGTGTTTTGATTACAGCATTGGCTTCTGCTTTTATCTGATCAATAGTAGTAGCATAGCTGTATTTGTAGACTCCAACTGGAATTTTATATTTTATACATCCGGCATAATTGGATTCGAATTTTGAATCAACTTTATTTCCTTTTTCAGTGATTCTAATAATTGTAAAGCCCATACCATAATCAGAAACTTTCTTCCAGTCAATATTGCCTTGATAAGAGGAAACATCAATACCTTTAATTTCCATATAGATCCCTCCTTTTAGATTTGTTTACATTGACAAACATACGTTTGCTTTATATAATATTTATAATGAAATTTTGAGATTCGAACTTGATAGCTTTAAGCTATAGAAATAGAAGATTAAAAAAGATTAAAAAGTTAGAAAGGTTAGAATTATGATAAATAATACGTACAATTATATCCCCATTCCCGTGATCGCTTCATTTAATACTTCCGGAGACTTTATGCCAATTTGGTTTCGTTATAACGACTGCGTATATGACGTAGCAGTAAGCTCACATAAAGAATCCTATGGTTCCAGAACTTTTGAATGTGAAATTGTAAAAGCATCAAATGAAGATGAAGGAAGTTATATGATTGGAAAGAAAATAGAGATTATATACCATGAAGGTAATCATATTTGGGGAATCGTAAAGAATAGTTCTTTATAGTTCATCCTACACGCATCCACATATAGACATTTAAATATGGAGGCATATTGTTATGAGCAGTTCCTGAACCTGTTGAACCGGTAAAACCTGTTATAGTATGAGCATGTGCTCCCTGTGTATCAGTTCTTCCACACCAATCACTCATATAACCAGAATTAGCAGATGGTACACTAGGATTTGATGAACCTGTTGTGTTCTTAGCCTCTATTTTTTTTGTTTCAATTTGAATTTGGTGAGTATGACCACCTGCTGAAGCGGCTTGTAAAGTTCCGACGTCATGGTTATGAGAAGGAATATTACTTGTATTTAAAGCAACAGTACTTGCACCACCTGTACCTCCAATAGCATTTCCTGAATATAGAAAACGATCATTAATACGTTCCCATGTGCCAAATCCAAAATAGTGATTCACTTCATCAGGAGTTGTTAAAGAAGGTGCATTTAACGTATTTCCATTTACTTTTTTATTTGTCCATGTAAAAATGTAACCAATTGGTACAAGTTTTTCAGAAATATTCTTTGATACATCGATATTTTTAGTTATTTTATCATTCAGTGCTTTACCCTGGCTTGCAGCTAATGGAAGTGTATCAGAAGTAGAGTCGAGGTTACTTACACACTTTCCTTCTAAGAATGTATAGAAGTTTTTAAAACTTTGCAATAATTGTTCTTTCATAGATGTAATTGCCATTTAATCACCTCTTATTCATTTTCTATTTTGTTTTCTTCATTTTCTTTAGTATCAGGATTACTACTTGTAAGAGATTCTAGGAATTTCTGAATAACTAACTTAGACTGTTCCATGATCATATTATAAGTTTCAAGATATTTACCTGTAAGTTCATTTCCATACAATACAGCTTCAACAGCAAGTTTATCATCTAATGACTCAATATACATTTTGAGCTGATTTGTATAAGTCTGATGATGTGTAAGATTTGTCATTTCATTTACGTACAATGTAGTAATTTCTTCAGGAGTAAACAATCTGCAGTTTTCACCATCTGCATGATATGGCATACTCATCTGAGTAGCTATTGAGAGCTGAAGAGCACTAATAAGATTTGACTGATCCTCTGGCTTATATGAGAATAATTGCATTTCTCCGTCCACTTCCATATAAGCACCATGAACAATATTAAAATTACAAGCTTTAGAAATTTCTTCTATTTTTGTATTCTTGATTTCTTCTAATGTAGGTTCTGCTGGCTTTTCTGGTTCAGATGGAGTAGAAATATCTGGTTCTTCCGGAGCTACATAAATACTTTCATCATTACTAAGCCAGAGAGTATTAGTTTCCTCATCTTTTTTATATACTGTATTAAAACTATGATATTCAGCACATACAGTTTCTGATCTTGTAAGAATAAGGATAACATTAAAAATAGACATATCTTCAAGGAGAGAAGTCATGTCTACTTTTTCATCAAGTCTTATTGTCATAACATTTCCATATATTGAAATGTCATCAAATTCATATTTCTCATCATTTGTGAGCTGAATTTTTTCTTTTGGATTTTGAGATTCAATCTCTTGAGTAGCAGAGAATGGATCTTTATTTGTTTCGTTCTTATCAATTGGTCCAGCTGGATCGAGTGGTTCTACAGGTTCTACTTTTTCTTCAGGGATCACTGATTCAGTCTGATCAATTTTATCTTTATCGATTATTCCTGTATCTTCGTTATACATAAAATTCCTCCTTTATGTGGAATTTATTTTAATTTGAGATTCGAATTGAGATATGTTTTAGATGTTTAAGATATGAATTAGGAATTAAGAATTAAGCAATTCTCTGCCAGATGTATACACCTTTATATGGTGGCATAATACTAAATGCGGAACCTGATCCATTTGAACCAGTAGTAGAAGCATTAGTAGAAACATTATGTCCATGTGTGCCTTGAGAATCAGTATCACCAAATCTCCAATCAGACGTATTATTACCACCACCATTTGCTCTTGCAGAGCCACCGGATTTTGTTGCACAGTTATTAGTATATTTAGCTCTAACGTTATGAGCATGCGCTCCATTATTAGCAGCCCAACCACTTAATGCAGGAATACTATGAGTATGTGACGGCATATTTCCAACGCCCAAAGAAACAGTGGACGCTCCACCTTGAGAATTTGGATTACCATAAAGGAATGTGTCACCTACATACTGCCAAGTACCAAATCCGAAATAATCATGAACAGCTTGAGCACTTGTTAAAGCTGGTGCACCAGATAAAGTTTCATTGAAGTTTGTAAGTTTTCTATTGTTCCAAATAAAGATATAACCAATAGGAACAAGTTTGTCTAATTTATCTTTTAGTATTTTACCTTGAGCAGCACTCAAACTCTGATCAGTAGAATCAGATGTCAAATTATTTACACATGGCCTCCAAGTATTAGTATCCGTAAATACTGCTCCAACAGGTACATTGGCATTAACTGTATGTCCATTAACAGTTGACGCATTACCTCCATTTGCAGGCAAAGAAGAAGGTCTACCGCTAATTTCTGACCAACTATAACTTGGCTTACTACTAGCTTTTGCCCAAGAATAAACATCACTCGCTGGCATTGAAGAAGGCCTACCAGAAACATTTCCCCAGGCAACTGAATTTGCACTACCAGCAGAATCTGCATATCCTGCACTAGAAACTTTGCTATCTGTAAATGCAATGGTTTTCCATGCAGTTTTTGAGCCATTAACATTTCTTCTGAATTTAATAATGTCAGAATCAAATCTATAAGCCATTTCTTGCCAATAACCATTATTATAACCAGAATGTTGAGTTCTTACTACAGACCACCATGCTGAGTCAGGGCAAATAGTTGTATTTTCACTATATTGGAACATAAATAATCCATTGGTTGATTTATCTTCTGTAGGGTTGCAAGCAGTTTTGATTGCATAATTTGCGTAGCTTGCGCCATTAGCCCAATTTGCAGAACCGCCTGCTGAACTAGATCCCGCATAATTATGTGTATGAGAACTTGGAGTAAAAGTACTTGGCTTTCCAGTAATCTCCCCCCAAGAATAACTTGGTTTTGAACTTGCTTTAGCCCAACTATATACGTCACTTGCAGGCAAAGAACCTGGTTTTCCTGATACATTGCTCCAAGCTACAGAGTTAGCTGATCCTGCGGAAGTTGCGTACTTAACACTTGCATTTCCAATATCAGAGATATTTGAAATTGTATGGCTATGACTAGCTTGTGCGAACTGCGTTTTGTTTACAGCTCTTAATTCATTTCCATTCCAAGCCGCAAGCCATGTATAGTCAGCGTAATTCATACCTGCTTTTGAATATGCAAACGTTGTATGCGAACTACCATTTACATCTAACACATATGAATGTGTATGTGATGATGCAGCTTTTCCATCTAAAGCACTCTGTAATCCGCTTACTTGTGCAATAGTATGTGTGTGACTTGCGGAAGCTTTAGAATCGAGAATCGTTTGAAGATTTGATATTTGTGCTATTGTATGAGTGTGAGATGAAGCAGCATAATTTCCCTTTACTTGATATACAGAATCAGCTTTACCCTTAATATAAGACCAAAGAGCAGAGTGTAATCTTCTAGTATAAGTTGTAGTTGATGTGCCACCACCTGCATATTGAGCAATATAATAATCATCATCTGTTGGAGTAGAAGTTCCTTCATCCAGAGTGTTAATCATTGTGTTTAAATTATGACTATGACTCGTATCTGATTTACCGGCAAGTTTTGTATTCATTTCACTTTCCGTATAATAACGGTCATCATGAGTATGTCCTGTGTTGGATTTACCATCCAGTTTTGAATTAATTTCAGATTCAGTATAGTATCTATCATCGTGAGTGTGAGCAGAAGGAACAAACGTACTCGGTTTTCCTGTTACACCGCTCCAAGGTACTGAAGTAGCAGATCCGGCTGTATAAATTGTATAACCAGCTTCTGATGAAAGTTTAGTATCATCAATAACCAGATACATCTTTGCATTAGCGTCTGTTCCAACTTTAACAGTATCACCATTCTGAACATCAGAAGTTGTAAGTTTGAATCTTGCCGCATCGTCAGTAACAATTTTGCATCTTTCTAATGCTCCAGCTGGAAGATGATCAATTCCAATTACCCCAGTAATTTTATCAGCACTAAGAGATGTAATATCTCCACTACCATGAGTGTGGGCTGATGGTGCATAAGTGGTTGGTGGATTTTTAACTCCAGACCAATCTACAGAAGATGCTGTACCTGCACTTCCGGCAGAAGTGGCATATTTTACTGATTTATCTTTGTCTGCTGTATTATCTACATTTCCAAGTCCAACTTCAGCTTTTGTATATGTAGGTTTTGTTGAAGCTTTTGCCCATGCCGGAACGTCTGAAGCGGGCATACTTGTAGGAAAATCAGTAATATCAGCTTTTTTATGTGTATGTGAAGAGTCAGCTTTTCCTGCCAACTTAGAATTCATTTCTGTTTCAGTGAAATAACGATCGTCATGATTATGATCTTCTGGTGGGAAAGTAGTAGGCTTTCCAGTAAGATTTGCCCAAGTCTGTACATCAAGGGCTTTATATGTTTTAGACGTATCATCCCAATAATAAGAAGCGTTTACTGTAGTATCTATGTAAATAATATTTTGTTCTCCCGTTTTTGGGAAGACCGAAAGTGATGCGTAAGGTTTTACGTCTTGATCATCTTTTACATATTCTTTAATGTATCCGATGAGTTCTGTCAAACCAGAGTCATTCAAAAATTGTTGTTTCATTTACCCATCGTATCCTTTCTAAATATAAAATACACCAAGATCGGAAGAGCACACGTCTGAACT